TGGTATTGCGTTTAGTAATAAGAGGTGGTTGCATTTCTTTATGCTCTTTGTTCCTGTTATGGGTCTTTGGACAAGTTCCATCGGTATTATTGGTCTTGCTCTCAACCTTCGTGCTTATGACTTTGTATCCCAAGAACTCAGAGCAGCAGAAGATCCAGAGTTCGAGACCTTCTACACGAAGAACATTCTCTTGAATGAGGGTCTTCGTAATTGGATGGCAACTGTTGATCAACCACATGAAAACTTTGTGTTCCCTGAGGAAGTTCTTCCTAGAGGTAATGCACTGTGAATGGATTTGAAGTATTCTTTTATTTCGTTTGCTTTGCTATTATTGCAGGTGGTGCCTTTGCGATGATGTGGGGGAACATTCAATCAATCAATAAGATGATGGATGAACCTCCTAAACCAAAACATCCAGAAGCACCTGATCCTGGTGACGAAGTAATGTATGTGGATTTATCTAGAGAAAGACTTGAGAAACTTTATGAAGATCCATAATTGACAAACTAAATATTTTCTGCTATTCTAGGAGTCCAAAAGGACTCCTTTTTTTATGAACAAATTCTATCTCTTTTCTAAAAAATCTTGTGGACCTTGTGCTCTTGTAGACAAGTATTTTAATTCAATCAAGCAAGATACCAGCATCATTGAAAAAGTAGATCTGGAAGACTTTGGTAATGATGCTATTCCTCAAGAGAATCTAGACCTTGCAAAGCGATATGGTATCACTGCCACACCAGTTCTGGTCATTGTTAAAAGTGACGATGATGACTGCGTGCTTGAGGAACATGTTGGTGGATTAAATATCACACAGAACATTCGCCGTTGTCTTGAAAAATACACTTATAATGATTAATTTCAGAATTAAGTTAGGGAATCCAGATATACTTTGATAAAAATATGGATTTTTTATATCACTTAAAAAATGAATACCTAGATAGGGTAGTCGAGTAAACTAATATGAAGTTTTTCTTTGCACTACTAACTATGTTATTTCTTGCTACACCTGCTTGGGCTGTAGATGTTATGATGGGTGCAGATGGTAACTTGGTTTTTGAACCAGCAGAGGTTACCATTACTGCAGGAGAGTCAGTTCATTTTGTAAATAATATGCTTCCACCACATAATGTAATTGTGGAAGATCATCCAGAATTGGGTCATGAAGCTCTAGCAATGTTACCGGGTGAAGACTTTGAAGTTGCATTTTCTGAAACAGGTGACTATACTTATTGGTGTGGTCCCCATAAAGGAGCAGGAATGATTGGCATAGTTCACGTCGAATGAATCCTAACGAAAAAAGAGAGTTTTATAAACAACTCCGAGAACGAATTAAGCAACTTAGAATGCAACACTTGTTTGAAGAGCCTTGTCCACTTTATGAACCAGAGTGGGAAGAAGACCACTATTGGGACTGTAGACTAACCTACGACTACGAAGAAGATGAAGAAATTCAATGAAATTGTTTTAAACATAACAGTTACGATCATTGATTACCTCTATAGAGGCAGACATTTTCAACGATTTTGGGTTCTTGAAGAAATTGCCAGAGCACCTTACTTTGCTTTTTTAAGTGTTCTACATTTAAGAGAGTCTTTAGGTTTGCGTGGTCCAGAACATCTATACTTGATGAAAGAACACTTCGCACAAACTGTCAATGAAACAGAACACTTAGAATATATGGAAAGTCGAGATGGTAATCGGTATTGGATTGACCGATTTTTTGCTAGGCATCTCGTACTCATTTATTATTGGGTCAATGTGGTTTATTATTGGGTGGCTCCTAAGTCTGCATATCACTTGTCTTATGAAGTAGAAATTCATGCCTCTGTGACTTATGCAAAATATCTTGCACTTGAAGATCCAGATAATCAAGACATAGTTAGAATTATGAATGATGAAATCCAACACTCTCAAGAATTAAAAGAAGCAATGGAGATGATTCGATGACAACGTTTTTTATAATTCTTCTCGTTTCATTATTAGTTGGTGGTATGCAACTAACATGGCCCACTAAGTATCATAAGTAAATGTCTAAACAAAAAGATTGGATATGGGAAGGAGGTCCAATAGAACCTCCTCATAGAATTACTAAACAAGAAGTTCAGGAGATGATCGATGATGCCATACGAAAACATAATCGTAATGCTTCAATTATCAGCATGTGTGTTGGTTGGGTTGTTCTTGCACTTTTTGCTGAAGGTCTCCTTCGACTTATCGGAGTAATTGACCCTATATTCCCATGGCTCAAGATAAACTTATAGAGTGGGTAGGAATTGTTACTGCAATTTTATTTGGATTGACTATGATATGTCAAGGCCACTTTATATTCCATCAGAAACATGGATACTCCCGAAAAGAAACAGAAAACCAAGAAGCAAGAGACCGAATTAGACGACAAGTCGAAAAGGTCATTAGAGATCGAAAAAATGATTCATCCACATGATGATGAACCAGATCCGACTGCTTATATGGGCAATTATAACTTTCCACAAATGTTATTTGCATTCTGTCTAGGATTTGTTACCATGTTTGTATTGTTTGCTGATGAACTAAATGATTTTAAGGGATGTCCCTTTCCAGAATATTTTCAAGAAGAGGTAAAAGGATGAGTAGATTTAAAGACTTTACAGAAGAAGAACATCGAATGCTTGCAGAAGCACTTTGGAAAAAACAGAGATCATTCATCGCAGGTGATAGAATGTTTAAATTATACGAAAAACTTCTTAATGAAGTTCTAGATCAAATTGATTATGTTCCTGGGAGGGTACTATGAAAGTAGGATTGATTGGATTAGGTCGTATGGGTGAGGGAATGTCTCGCCGCATGATTAAAGCAGGTATCGAAGTACATGGGTATCGTAACAATGTTAAAAAAGCTGAAGAACAATATGAAAAGGGTTATATTAGTGGATATACCACTTCTTTGGAAAGCCTTGTTCAAGTAGTACACACTGGTACGGGTGTATTTACTGATACTGTGAGATCTCCTGGAGTCTTTATGATGGTAGTACCAGCAGAAACAGTAGAGGACACACTCAATGAGTTATTACAGTTTTGTGTGGAAGGAGATATTATTATTGATCATGGCAATAGCAATTTTAAGGACTCTCGCAGACGGGCAGACAGGTTATCTAAACTTGGGATGTCGTATCTTGACTGCGGTACTAGTGGTGGTGTTTACGGTTTGGAGCGTGGATACTGTCTTATGGTTGGTGGTGCAAATTTTGCAGTATCCGCCTGCTCTCCAATCTTTAGGGCACTCGCACCAGGTATCAGTGGAGCTCCAAGAACCGATCCTTTCGGTTATGAGACCTCTGCTGAGCATGGTTGGCTCCATTGTGGACCTCCAGGTGCTGGTCACTTCGTAAAAATGGTTCATAATGGAATCGAATACGGAATCATGCAAGCATACGCAGAGGGATTTAATATCCTACATGAAGCAAATGCTGGATCACAATACGTTAAAGAGGGAGATGCTGAAGTTGCTCCAATGGATAACCCAGAGGACTATCAGTATGATATTGACTGTTCTGAAGTGGCTGAGTTATGGCGTCGTGGTAGTGTGGTTGGGTCTTGGTTGCTCGATCTTACCGCTAATGTATTACGCAGGGATAGAGAGCTTAGCAAGTTCGATGGGGGAGTATCAGACAGTGGTGAGGGTCGTTGGACTGTTCACGCTGCTGTGGATCTTGGCGTACCCTCTCCTGTTATCAGCAGTGCGTTGTGGTCACGTTTTGAGTCACGCCGTTTGGGTGCTTTCGCAGCCAAGGTTTTAAATGGAATGAGAGCAATGTTTGGGGGGCATGAAGTACGATGAAGTATCAGTTAACTCTGATATTATGCTTTACACCATTGATGATCATCTACATAGTGATGAAGTTATCCGTATGGATTTCTGCCGTAAATGCTGAACAGGATTATGTCAGAAAAGAACCATTACGAAAACGAGGACCCTTTGTGGAAAATGCATATGCAGATGTTGACGAAAAGGAAGAAGAATATGGAGATCGCACAGACTATAAATGAAGTGCTTTTTAGGTATTATTCTGATAAAGGTGAACCTGTTCCTAACTGGAGGATTCGTAAAGATCCTGATTGGTGGATAGAATACTTACAATCTCTAAAAAAAGATGACTTTAGCTAATGCTCTCGCATGGATTTCGATACCCTTTGTACTATCCACAGTATATTTCGGGATACGAAAAGGTGAAAATGACTACTACGAAACTGACAAATACAATGGAAACGGAACCGCTCACTAAAGGTATAGTAATTTTCGGTGCAACCGGAGATCTATGCAAAAAGAAATTAATTCCCGCATTATATAAACTTTGGGAGAAAAAACTTCTTCCAAGTTCTTTTGTAATTACGGGTGCATCTAGGAGAGATCCTGGTAGAGATGTTTGGTTAGAAACTTTGGGTGATTATCCTCAAGATTTTGTTGATCTTCTTGATTATGTTTCATGTGATTTAGATGATATAGAAAGTTTAAATCATCTTCCAGAAACAGATGATACAACTTATTTCTTATCCGTTCCACCAGAGAGGTATGAAAATGCCATCACCAACCTCAAAGAATCAGGACTCCTCGACAACCCGGAAACCTCCCGTGTTGTTATTGAAAAACCCTTTGGGTACGATTTTAAATCTGCTAATCATTTACAGTCAGTGGTGGGCAGACATCTACGCGAGAAACAAGTTTATCGCATTGACCATTATCTTGGTAAAGATACTGTCAATAATATTCTTGCTACCCGTTTTGGTAATATACTTCTTGAACCACTTTGGAACAGGGAGTATATAGAAGAAGTTCAGATCTTTGCAACTGAAACTATTGGTTGTGAAGGTCGTTCACAATACTATGAAGGTGCAGGTGTAGTTAGAGACATGTTGCAGAATCATATGCTTCAGGTTCTTGCATTGATTGCGATGGAGGCACCTTGTAGAATGGATGCAAAAGAAATTCGTAGAGAAAAAGTTAAAGTTTTATCTGCCACTCGTTTAGGTGTAAAATTAATCTGTGGACAATATGACACATACAAATCTGAAGAGGGCGTTGATCCTCGGAGTCACACTCCTACCTTCGTTGCTGGTGATCTTTATATTGATAACTGGCGTTGGAAGGGAGTTCCTTTTCACTTCATGACAGGAAAGAAAATGCCTTATGGGTGTGTAGAAGTTGTGATTAAACTTAAAGCACCACCTCTCGGATTATTTGAGGGAGAGATTCCAGGTCGCATTGTTATGAGACTTCAACCTCATGCACATCTTGATATTCAAATTGATGTGAAGTCTCCTGGACTTGGTGATTCTGTTGAATTAGCAACCCTGACTCATCGATATCCTGATTGGCTTGGTGTTGATGGATATGAAAAACTTCTTTATGATGCTATTGAAGATGATCAATCTCACTTTGTTCACTCAGAAGAAGTATTAGAATCATGGAGAATTGTTAATGAGTTACTTTGCACCGGAGAATCTTGTCCAATTAGAACTGTCCCCTATATCTATCTTGGTGGATGGGGTCCGCAACATAAAGTGGATCAGATTACAAAATGGGATTATCCTGCATGATTGACAAGCACACTTAAAGGTTGTATAATATAAAAGAGGTTTATTCAAAATAATGAAAATTTTTCTAGATACTGCAGACACTGAAGTTATCACAAAGCATTTTGAAACTGGTCTCATTGATGGAGTAACTACTAATCCATCACTTATCATGAAGTCTGGACGCAACCCTGATGATGTATATCAGGAACTGAAAGATCTCGGTGTTCGTGACATCAGTATGGAAGTCATGGGAACTGCTGACGATATGATTACTGAAGGTATGCGATTGTTCAAAAAGTTTGAACACTGCAGCACCATTAAGGTTCCTCTTACGCGTGATGGTTTAATCGCCTGTCGTCAACTTTACACTAATGGTGCAAATGTTAACGTAACTTTGATCTTCTCTGCCGCACAAGCAATTCTTGCTGCTAATGCAGGTGCTCGGTACGTTTCTCCTTTTGTAGGAAGACTTGATGATCAGTCTGTTGCTGGTCTTGAGGTAGTTCGTTCCATTGCTGATATGTATCGTATTCATGGTTGTCCTACTCAGGTTCTTGCAGCATCAATCCGTAGTGTTCAACGTGCTGTGCGTTCTTGGTATAATGGTGCCAGTATTGTAACAATGCCACCAAAAATCTTTGAACAGATGTATGATCATATTCTAACGGACAAAGGTCTCGAAATCTTTGATCGTGATGCTGCCCAAATTAAACCGAACCTATGATTCATCCAGAAATAGCAGAAATCGCACTCCCAACTGGTGCTGAACTAATTGATGAAGTTTTCTATGTATGGGAAACTCGTTTTGGTCTCCACTCCACAATGACTGTAGAAGGTCGTAAAATGCTTACTGGACTTGATAGAAAAGCTGTCATTGATATGACTCGATGGCATCTTAAGTGCGAGCAAGATGGCACTTTAGATCAGTATACAAGAGTGGTAAATAGTGGAGTAGTCGGTGGAAAACTGTGAACTAAGATGAATAACAAGCAACGAGACGCATTGGGACTTTTCATTGAAAGTGTCCACAAACCCGATCATGAATTGAGACAGTGTGCTCATAATCAAAAATGTTACTACGAACTTCTTGAGTGGAGATCAAAAGTATTAGAATATCTAAAATCTCAATACAACTAATAAATATCCTTGTGAACATAACATATTATGGACTACAAACCTTACTCACCAGAATGGCATCGTAAAAGATACCTAAAGGAAGCAATTGACAAGTATCTTGACGATTATGTTGAGAATGATATTATTGTACGAGATATTCTGGACATTGTTTGTGATCGTCAAGAACGAGCACATGCAGAGTATCATAAACTTGAAGATCTAGAATTAAAATTGCGGGACTAATATGCTATCAACCCAATACAGACTCCGACTGGAATTCATCTGTAAAAAGATCGCAAACAAAGAAGAGGTAAAACTAGAGGATATGATCTGGGCAGAAAAACTTGCCAAGGCACATACCACTGCTAGAGACTGGTTAAACAAAGCACGTCGTCAAGCTGCTCAAGATATTCAAGAGGGTAGTGTAGATGATTTTATGAACAAGATGGGATTAGGAGATCCTGATCCGTCTAATTATAAAACAGGGTTTGATGGTGCAGAAGATATCAAAGATTGGTTTAAAAGAGATAAACCCGATGATTGGAGGCAACGTGATTGATGGCCAGAACTAATCGCAATCTACCTTATGACGGATCTCCTATGAGGAAGATTCGTAGTAAGAATGAAAAGTCTCAACTTGAAGACATTCTTAATAATCCCGAACTCAAAGATTTACCTGTTAGTAAAGTAAATCGAATGATGTCTCGTCGTGGTGAAAGTGGTAGACTACCCGATGCATGGGATGACCTTACAGTTTCTGCTTATTATGAAATGGATTGGAGGCAACATGATTGAAGATCCCCGTGCAGAATACGAAGAAAAATGGAAAGTGGCAACAAATAAGGTGATTGTTGAAAATCTTATTGAAAAGATTGAAGAACTTTTAAATGGTAAAGCAACCTATCATATTTGTTGTGATAGAACCACTCAACATGAAAAGATAGTAATCGAATATAACCACAAAAAGAAATGACAGAAACAGTAGTAATTTACAGCAACGGTAGTCAGGAGTGTGAACGAATGGCAATGCTTCTTAGGTCACTTGAGGGTCAATTTCTAGAATATAAATTAAATAGTCACTTTACACAGAAAGGATTTGAAGCAGAATTTGGTAAAGATGCTGAATATCCACAAATTAATATTGGATATACACATGTTGGTGGTATGAAACAAACCTTACAGTTCATGAAAGATAAAGGACTTTTCTAATGGGAATGTTTGATCAAATTCGCAACGATTATAAACCTCTTGGTCCAGAGTTTCAAGGAGTTCTGCAAACAAAAGACCTTGATAATTTAATGGATTGGTATTATATTGATCCATCTGGAAAACTATCTTTAGTGGAATATTCAGGCACTCAGGACTTTGTTCCTAGAGAGTGCAATGATAGAATGTTCCCACTTATGAATTGGAAACCAAACGGAAACCATGGAAGAGTGATGGCTTGCACTCTTACTGATACTGTGGTAGTATATCCAGAGAAATGGGATGGGGATTGGACCCAAACACCTGAATGCTGTATCCACTTCGTGGATGGTAGGATTCAGAACTTTTATCATGGAAAACATTTTCAAATTGGCAGTACAGGTCGCAAAGCAATCTCCTTCAAAAAAGAAGGTGGGTGCTGTTCTACTGAAGAAAAACAGGGTGATTGCGACTGCGGTAAATCTTGAGACTAAGACTCATCCCGTTCAAGCATTTTGGGCAGAAAAAGTAGGTCGTCCTGAAAAAATCTTTCTTCATGCTGAATTAAATGCTTTGATTAAAGCAAAAGATAAAGCAGATAAGATTGTAGTCGCAAGACTTGGAGGACTTAATTATACTGAACTAAGAATGTCTAAACCTTGTCCAGTTTGCTCTGCATATCTTCGTGAGTGTGGGGTTCAGCATATCTACTATAGTGTGACTAACAACAAATTTACTTACGAATACTGGGAGAAAGACTAATGGAAGACTTTTATGTTTATTCAAAAGACGAGTGTATATTTTGTAGGCAAATAAGACAAGTTTTTCTTTTGAAAGGTATTTCATTTCAAGAAATGAAACTTGATAAGGACTTTGATTTAGAAACTTTTAAGGAAAAATTTAAAAGTTCAAAGTCTAAATCTTTCCCACAAATTCTCCACGGTGAAAAATATGTTGGAGGATTTATTGATACAATCAAATATTTAAAAGAAGAAAAAATTATCTAAATAATTGCAATCATCAAAGGAGGTCGATTCATTATACTTTTAGGATGAGTAGTTTATAGGAAAGAAAAAAATGATTGCAGCAACGTTAACATTCTCTGCTCTATTCTCTATTGGAGCATTGATAATTGGATTCATGGCAGGTTGGTTCGTTAACACGTATTACACGGATTATATCGAACAGATAACTACTCCACAACTCCACCCGGAAATGTATGATGAAGAAGGTAATTTGTTACATACACAATTACTTTCGGTTCGTTTTGAAAACGAATCTCTACTTGATTTTTATGAAGATGACGACGACTAATTAATTCTGTTTACCATGGCTAAAAAATTACCTAGTAATCCCCTAATCAGTGAAGTGCTACAAGCTGCTTCTAGTGCAAAAACAAAAAAAGAAAAGATCAAAATCCTACAAGAGTACAAAAACGATGCTCTACTAGCAATTTTGATTTGGAACTTTGATGAAACTGCAAAGAGTGCTCTACCTGAGGGTGATGTTCCATACACACCTTCAGATGCACCTGCTGGAACAAACTATCATACTCGACTTGTAGTTGAGCATAAGAAACTGTTTCACTTTATTCGTGGTGCATCAGATCTAAATCAAAACCGTAAGGAAATGATGTTCATTAATATGCTAGAGTCACTTCATGCTGACGAAGCAGAAGTTCTAGTTCTTACTAAAGATGGAAAACTCTCTAGTAAGTATAGAATCACTCTACCAACTGTTAAAGAAGCATTTCCAGAAGTTACTTGGGGGAATAGAGGTTGATATGGGAAGTTTTTCAGTATTATTTCCAGATTGTGACCCTTCGCAAGCAGATGACACTAGTTTACCAACTAATGCATATTTGGTCGAATATATTCAAGGTGAAACTTCACATTACGATATCGTGATGTCCAGTAAAAAAGTAGATATATTTGACCATTACTATGATAAGTATAGAAAAGATCTTTTGAATATCACTCAAACAGAGGGTAGGATTCGTCCTAACCTTTATGGAGAGAGCAAAAAGAAAAAGGGAAAGTGATTTCCCAAAAAGGGGGAAAAAAATTCCCCAAAATTTTTGCTCAAAAAGGTCGATTAAAAATTGTATTATATAATACACTAATACTTGACTAAATAAGACAGATGGTCTAATATAGACCTATCGTTCATCCAATGCTATCACTCTTATTGGCATTGACCTTAGCCAACCACGATCCGTCACCCTACGGGTGGCATATGACTTGTGAAAGGTTCTTACAAAGACGATTAGAGATCCAGGCAGATCCAAACCTTGACTTTAGGTCGAAGTTGAATCTAATAAGGTATCTAAAATCAAAAGTAGAAGGTGAATGTAAAGGAGTGTATACATAGGACGCAAGTAAGTCGCGGAACGGAGCGTTCATCCCATGTTTGAATTACTCTTATATTCAACACTTAGTTGTACTCAAGCCGATGCTATTATGTTTCGGATTACTACAAATAAGCATTTAGATGATGAACTCAAACTTGAGTTAATTGAGACCGTAAAGGACTCAGCACCAGAATGTGATTATTACTGGGACGCAAACGACTGAAGGAACGGGGCCTAAAAATCCAACTACTTCAGGAGTAAACAAATGAACACACTTACTATCATCAAAAAGCAGATTGAAAAGCAATCTGCAATTCACGATGCACAAATTTCTCACACTGCCTATCGTGGTGTTAAGTATAATGTAAACTGTGCAGAGCAACAGGATCTTCATGGAACCTATTGCTATCGTGGTCGCACCTATACTAAGTGATCACAATGGAAGCATTACAAATAGTCGGACTCACGTCTCTAGGTTGTGCAGCATTTATTGGATTACTTTACGGTGAACTAATTCTCCTCAATAAAGTCTAGGAGGACAAATGCTGAAGATCAAAATTGAATATGATCTTCCAGTATATGATCCAGAAAAACACGATCCGAATAAAACTTTTGCGTTTTTAACTTATCGTGGTGTACATTATGCTAAGTGGGTTTATTTAAAACCTCTTAGCAAGAAAAACTGGAAAATAAGTAATTAAGAGGGTCTTGACGACCCTCTTTTTTATTGCTATAATACCTTTGTAACCAGTCCCTACCATGTACGAAGAACTTAATTGTTTTGAGGAAGCACTCAAGCATTTTGGCACAAGAGTTGAAGTCATTTGTGCTCTAGAGTTATCAAACCGCATTTCTTCTGAAGATGCTTATAAGATGATTAAAGATGAAATGAAAGAAGTAAAGAAATGTCGTAAGCAATTTAAAAACGAAAAAGACTGCTGAGATGCCTACTAAACAAAATCTGTTTCCCTATGAAACATTTCCTATTCGACTTGAGCATAAAGAAGGAAAAGATACAAAAATTTGCCGATTTCAGCACTTTGATCATTTCCAAAAATATATGTTGCGATATGGTTTAAACCCTAAGGATTGCAAGATTGATTTTGCTCCAGGAACGGATATAGATATTAGCAAGATCTCAAAAGAACAAAAAGGAAAGGACCAAAAGACCAAAAAACTATTTTCTAATTTGGAGACATTTTTTAATGGAAAGGGACAAACTAAAACTAATCGTAAGAAATCTCAAACTTCTCGTCGAAAGTCTTGAATCAGAAATCTTTTCTGATGTAGATAGTTACCTCCCGGATAAATCAGAAAATTTTGATGATGAAGTAACTGGACTTCCAATGGATTCCTCTGAAAACTTTGATGAAATGTATGATGATTGGGAATATGATTGGTCTGATAATGAATTAACATATAGAGATACAAATGATGATGATGGTGACGGACTGTGATACTTCCCATTTTATTCGCAGCTGTTGTTGGATTTCCAGCATATCCCACTTGCCATCCAGCAACTGCTGCCTGGGACTATGCACAGTTACAACGTCTTGGTGCTAGTGATGAAGTAGCATGGCAGTTAGGAGTTGTTCCATATCATGATGGCACTCCAGAGTGTCAAAAGAGGGTGGAGTACAGCATTGACTTCAATAAGAGGACATGGAGATGAACGGATTTAATAGGAGGACTTAAAGATGAGTAAAGAATACAAAAAAATATTAGATTATATTAAACATGCTTTGGCACACCCTCACCTTTATGAGGAAAGTGAGTTAGAATATCTTCGTAAAACGAAGAAAGAAATGAAATCACAAATGAAGTACAACAAGATTTTTGGAGAATGACTGTAAGACTGATTCAAGCAACACCTAATCCTGAAGAGAACATGGCATATGTTGCCCGTGTTTCTAATCCTAACAACCAGGAAAATCCTAACTATGCAGGATTGCTAAAATATTGTATTAAGCACAACCACTGGAGTGTGTTTGAGCAAGCATATATGACTCTTGAGATCGAGACCAATCGTGGAATCGCAGCTCAAATACTGCGCCACCGTTCATTTACATATCAAGAATTTTCACAACGTTATGCTGATTCTTCCCTACTCTCGGAGACGATCCCTCTACCTGAACTACGGAGTCAAGACACCAAGAATCGTCAGAATTCTATTGATAATGTTGACCCGTTTGTCAAACAAGAACTTGAAATTGCGATGAGAAAGCATTTTGATTCTGCAATGGACATCTATAAGCATATGCTTGAAATGGGAATTGCAAAGGAATGTGCTCGCTTTGTGCTTCCCCTCGCAACACCTACAAGAATCTACATGACCGGTTCATGTCGATCATGGATCCATTATATCCAGTTGCGTTCTGCTAACGGAACACAGAAGGAGCATATGGATGTTGCACTTGCTTGTAGAGATATTTTCTGTGAACAATATCCTACGGTTGCAGAAGCACTTGAGTGGACTAAATAATTTCATACACTATTTTTTAATATGGCAACTTACCCCGTCGTTAATACCAAAACTGGTGAGACAAAAGAAGTGAAAATGAGTGTTCATGAATGGGATCAGTGGAAAGAAGATAATCCAGACTGGTCCCGAGACTATTCTGACCCATCAACAATGCCCGGTGTGGGTGAGGTTGGTGAGTGGAGGGATAAGCTCGTCGCAAAAAATCCTGGATGGAATACTGTCCTGGAGAATGCATCAAAAGTCCGAGGTTCTAAAGTAAGAAAGATTTAATCTATGCCAAGAAATAGAAAGAACGGAAACAACTCTCCAATTGGAGTTGGAATGACTGCTAAGCAAATGAGACGCAGAAAACCTATCAATGCAGATTTGATGGTTGACATTAATCCACTTACGGATAATCAAAAAAAGTTTTTCGATTCTTATAAGAAAGGGCAAAATTTATTTGCATACGGATGTGCAGGCACAGGTAAAACATTCATCGCACTATATCTTGCATTGAAAGAAGTTCTTGATGATAGAACTCCATATGATAAAATTTACATTGTAAGATCTCTTGTTTCTACCAGAGAAATTGGATTTCTTCCTGGAGACCATGAAGATAAGGCAGCACTCTATCAGATTCCTTATAAGAATATGGTAAAATACATGTTTGAAATGCCTACAGATTCTGACTTTGAACTTCTTTATGGCAACTTAAAAGCACAAGAAACTATTAGTTTCTGGTCTACATCCTTTATTCGTGGTACAACTCTCGATAATGCAATTGTCATTGTTGATGAATGCCAAAACTTGAATTTTCACGAACTTGATAGTATAATTACAAGGATAGGTGACGATTCTAAAATCTGTTTTTGTGGTGATGCCACACAGACGGATCTAACCAAAACTTATGAAAAGAATGGTATTCTTGATTTCAAGAAAATCCTCCACTCTATGAACGAGTTTGACATTGTTGAATTTGGTCTTGATGATATTGTACGTTCTGGTCTAGTTAAATCTTACCTATTTGCTAAAAACGAATTACAATTATAATGTTTGAACACGTTGAACTAGATCTCAGTCCTCTCGAAAGAGAAACCATTGATGGAGTTCGTTATTACAAAATACCAGATAATCATAGTCTCCTCAAATTAGTTTCTATTACTTCGGTGATCAGTCACTACAATAAGGAGACTTTTGCTAAGTGGAGAGAAAAAGTTGGTGATGACAAAGCCAATGAAATCACCAGAAAAGCAACTAGTAGGGGCACGGACTTTCATACTCTTGCTGAACATCTTCTTAATAATGATGAACTTCCATCAGGATCAGTTCAACCACTTTCTGAATTCTTATATCTTATTGCAAAAGATGAACTAAAGAATATCAATAAAATTTATGGTCTAGAAAAAGCACTTTATAGTAAAGAGTTGGGAATTGCAGGAACTGTAGATTGTATTGCAGAATATAATAATGAGTTAGCAATCATTGACTTTAAGACAAGTAAAAAACCCAAACCCAGAGAGTGGGTTGAAGGTTATTTTGTACAATGTGCAGCATACGCTTGCATGTTATATGAGATGACTGGTATAATTGTAAAGAAATTCGTCATCCTTATGGCTTGTGAAGACGGAGACTGTGTTGTCTATGAAGAATATGATAAAGCAACATACATCAAAAAATTGTCCCAATACATCACTAAATTTGTAAATGATAAACTTAATTACTATGAAAAAAACGTTTGAAGAAATTTCATCAGAGAAATTTATATCCCCAGCAAAGTTTTCGGAAGAAATCGAAAACATTGTCAAACGAAATCCAGAGTTTAACTATATCGAAGCAATAGTATCTTTCTGTGAAGAGAAGGGTATTGAAGTTGATGCCATCTCCAAATTAATTACAAAACCTTTGAAAGAAAAGATCAAGAGAGATGCAATCGAGCTAAATTATATGAAAAAAACATCGAGAGCAAAATTGCCTTTATGAAAGTGACACCCTTTGAAGTTTATCAAACATATTTGTCATTCAAAAATCATTTTACCAAAGAGAAGTATGATTACTTCAAATATTCTGGTAAAACTAATGCATCTATCACATCATTTAATAAACGTCGTGATAGATATTTCTTTGAAAAGATGTCACGACAAAAAAGTGATATTGAAATAAAAGAATATTTTCTATCAAACTTTATCACCGAAGATCCATCAAAGATTTGGATTAAAGAAATTATTCAAAACGGTGAAAATAGATATACTGATTGGAAAAAGAAAAATCAATCATTATCATATATCTTTAGTGAAGAAGTGACTTCAGTTTTTGAAACTAAAAACTTTGATGCCATGTTCTCCACTAAAAAAGGACACCCAGTAGTATTCAAAAAATATTTGGGTGGGGAATTATCTATTGAAACAATGGTAATTCTTGATAAAATACTAGGGTTCAGAAATGATTTTGATTCTAAACTTACAGATCCTGTGTGGATATCCGTAAGTTTAATTTTAAAGAAGTACGAACCCTTTCTAAATATTGATGTATTTCACTTTAAAAAAATATTGAAGGAGATTATTAAAAATGGCACTTGAAAACAATGAAGTTTTGCAAAATCTTATCCAACAACGCAAAGATTTGACAGAACAACTTGATTCTACTCGCATTACTTTAATTAAAGTCGAAGGTGCGATCGATGTTTTACAGCAAATTGAAAAATCTAAAGAAGAACCCTCAGATTCCGTAACACCAGAAGTAGTAGAAACAGATGAGTAATTTCTTTGACTCTGAAATGGTCAGTACAGAAATTGAAAGAATTTCCGAACTACAGGAAGTTCTTTATCATAAACTTCCAGAATTTCCTGAACTTGATAAGGAAGAAAAACTGGAATTAATTGCTATGTTAGAAGAACTTTTAGATAAGCAAAAAATTCTTTATACAAGATTATCTCTATCTGATGATCCTGCAGCAATTAAAATGAAAAATCATCTTGATTTACAAAAAACTATGTTAGGTGTTCCGCAAGATGTCTCTCCAAATCAAATTTTCGATCAAATGAAAACGGTCATTGATAGATACTTAGATTTTATCGACAGAGAATAATAGGGATAGCAACCCCTCTAAAAGTTCTGTTTACCCTATTAGGAGAAACAGATGGCAAACTCACCAGTCGATAAGAGTAAAGAATTTATCAAGTCGGGGATGACCCTGATCACTGACCAAGCATCAGATCGACACTTGAAACGGGTTAAGAAAAAAACCAAATAAATATCAGGACGGTACTGAAAAACTCTTGACAGTGCCGTCCTTTTTCGTTATACTATCCAAGTAATCCAATTTACACAGGCCAAATCCAAATGTCTTTTTCCGATCTAAAGAAACAATCCAAACTCGGTTCCCTCACCCAGAAACTGGTGAAGGAAGTCGAAAAACTAAACAGTAATCCTAACTCTGATGACCGTCTCTGGAAACCCCAAGTAGACAAGTCCGGTAACGGTTACTCTGTCATTCGTTTCCTCCCTGCCGTCGAAGGTGAAGAACTTCCTTGGGCAAAGGTATACAACCATGCTTTCCAAGGTTCCGGTGGTTGGTTGATTGAGAACTGCCTCACTTCTGTCGGTGGTAAGTGTCCCGTTTGTGAGTCCAACAGTGAACTGTGGAACTCTGGTACTGATGCAAACAAAGAACTTGCTCGTACTCGTAAACGTAAACTCTCCTACTACGCAAACATCTATGTCGTAAAGGATCCTGCCAATCCTGAGAATGAAGGTCGTGTATTCCTTTATAAGTTTGGCAAGAAGATCTTTGACAAGATCATGGGTGCTATGCAACCTGAGTTTGAAGATGAAACTCCTATCAACCCCTTCGACTTCTGGGAAGGTGCTGACTTCAAACTGAAGATCAAGAAGGTTGCAGGTTATTGGAACTATGATTCCTCTGAGTTCGCACGTCAGGCACCTTTGCTGGACGACGATGATGCTATGGAAGCAATCTGGAAGAAGCAGTATGCTCTTGCACCTTTCCTTGATGCAGGTGAGTTCAAGACTTACGAAGAACTAAAGACTCGTCTAGACTATGTTCTTGGTAACAAGGGCACTCCCCGTTTCCAAGATCAGGAGACTGTAGAGGAGGAAGAGCAGTTCCGTCGTGAGAACCGTGGAGAGGCAGTACCTATGCCACAGTCGATGCGTAATGAACTAGATTCACTCAGTGATGGACGTGACTTCAATAGTTCTGATATTACCCCCACTGATGATGAAGATGATACTCTAAGTTATTTCCAAAAACTTGCTGAAAGCTGATGGATGTATTTTTTATCGCACTATACCTTTTTGGCATAGTGCTTTTTTTTACTTGGGGTCTAGGAGAAGATTCTAAAGATTAGGATTAGATACTAATTTAATTCCTCTGTTTATAAATTGGGAAGATCTTCCATATCTTAAGGAATTGAATTCTTCTGATAATTTTTCAGCATATTGAGATCGTAAAAGAACGATGTTTCTCTTAGCATCGTTCTTTTTTCTTTCTATATCTAAAAAAAGTACCGGTTTAATGGGAGATGTAGTGGAGTTTGTTATGGGATTGGTAAAGGTAAAAGTAGAGTCAACTCTCAGTCCTGCAGGTAATAATAGTCTTCCTTGACTATCTCTAATTTCTGTTGTTTCATAATATGCAATATCAGTATAACTTTGTTCTTTATATTTGTTATCAAGATATTCATAGAATTTGAAATCTTCTATGGGCCACTCATTATAGACATCAATAATATTATTTGATAGTAAAACTATCCAATCAAGTCTAGGATTTCCATAAATTTTATCGGCAACATTATCAGGTCTTTCATTACCTTTGATTTTGTATTTTGTATTGAAAGATAAGTTCTGAAAAATATCTTCTCTTATTTTCAATCGAACAAAAAAGTTCTTGACATCATCTAAGTCAAATAAAGAATTTGACTTAGGATTTAGTGATGGGTATTTTAAATTGGGAAGGGAGCTTAAGTAATTAGCCATTAGAATCCTACGTCGTCTACATCCATTTTCTCTGGAACAGAGAGGAACTCTGGGGGTTCTTCATAATCATCATAGAATATAGGTGTGAGTTCAGTAAATGATAAAGCCATACTCACACTGACTGGTTGAGAGTCATCTTGATATGTAGCATAACCATTTGGAGCATAGTTGATACCAACACCTTGACATGCACATATCTTAAACTTATTTAATCCTTTAATATGATCCTCTAGACCTTTTCTATATGACACTCTGAATACATTAGGACTTTTTAAGAAAAAAGCAGAATTACTGCTTCCTAAAACAGATTTCTTTGGTGCAGATCCTTGCTTGAAAAATCTGATAATTTTTCTAACCTCTTTTGCTTCAGTATTATTTCTAGGAGCAAATTGAAAAGCAAAACTGAACTGCCTTAGATTTTGTCCACTGAATAATAATTCTAGATTTTTATTGGTTACTCTTCCAGATGATCTAGTCAGGATTTCTTCAGGACTAACTCCAAATCCAATTGCATTCGTAGCAGAAGAAATAAGTTGCCTTCTCAGGATGTCTCCAAATACAGGATTGTTTAATACATTTCCCATTTCTTTTAGTCCACCTGAAGCCACTTCTCCAATTTTTGACATTGCTGCTCCCACTCCCTCACTCGCTCCGGTGTTTATGACATCTCCAACAGCATTTGCAACACCCATACTAGCTGCTACTGCTGCAGCTTGTCCTGGTCCAATTCTAGAATCATTCCAACTTACTGTGTTTTGATCTCCAATCCCATTAGGTATTGGGAGTCTTACAGATCCAAGTAATACTTCAATGGGTTCAACTTTCTGAATACCAGTAAATGTATCTGAAAAACTTTGACTAAAGAGAGCAGATGTTGGTGGTTTATATGAAAATTGTTCGATATAAAGATTATCTTGTCCTTCAGAATATTGAGCATCAATTGGATAAACTAGAGCACCAAAATTTCTATCCTTAGTTGTTTCGTTATAATCTCCTCCATCACCCTCAAATATTGGAAGAATACCGGGACCATTGCCAACATTTGGGGATGAATTACCATTAACATTATTATCAGTTTCAGTATTAGCACTACTTTGCTTAGTATTATTCAAAAACTGATTTGTTTCTTCTGCAGTAGAAAAATTTAAGTCTGATGTTAGAACATTAGTTGCAAATGGAACATTATTTTGAGTCTTAAAAATTTCGTCTGCTAATCCTTGATTTTGATTATTACTAAAATATTCTGATGGAGATATCGTTTCACCATTGCTCGCATTATAAATCGCAGTAAGACCACCACTCTCTTGATTCAGAGCACCAAAATATCCATTTATGGTATTTGTATTTTTATAAGCCATTCGGTTAACTTCTCCAGATTTTTCTGCTTATGATGGTGTCTCCACTTGCATCTACGAACTGTTCAACAGGCAAAACGGAGACTCCTTCATAGTTTGTAGGAGTTACTCTATTGAATGACGATTGTATTTGACTGAACAAGTATCTATGTATAGTCTTATTTGGCACAATAATGCCATCTCCTTTATTTATCAATGATTTTGCATATCCAGGTCGAATAGTTGGGGATAAGTAATGTAAATTTGCACCAAGAAATGAGGATTCCTCTACTTCTATCACATATACTAATGGATATAAGTCATGGTAAGGATATTTTTCAGGATATGCAGCAGAATATGAAAAGAAATACATCTCTCCAGGTTCTACTCCACCCCTTTCTTCAGATTCATCGTCCGGAGTATCATCATCTTCATTAAAAGTTTGTTGTAGATATTCGATCAATTTAGAACGATACCACTCTTTACTTCTATTTTTACCTAATGCATCTTTTTGTATTTGCTCAAAGACTGGTCCAGATACACTACTAGAAAATCCTTTACTCATATACCTAGTTCCTTTTCTGTGAGAATCTTAAAGTCCCATAGACGATCTTCACAAAATTCTTCAGCAGCTCTCCACTTTGCTTGATTGACACCATAAGTAACAACCTCATTCATCCAAGTTTTTGTTTTTCGTTTTGGACTCATGTTAGGTTTCTTAGTTTGCTTTAGTGGTTTTATTTCAATCAAACTTTTTTGAATATTTCCTTGTCTATTTCTATACTTAATATAGAAGTCTGGAAAATAACGATGAACTCTATTATCCTTTGGTGAGACATAAGGTATCCATAACTCTTCACTACCCCACTCTAAAATATTTTCATTCTTATCACAGTAATTCATGAACTTAAGTTCCCAGAGAGATCTATAAACAATATTTGATGGATCACCCTTATACTTTAAATAGTTGGATGGTCTAAATTTCCCCGAATAACTCATACATAGTATAGTAGTCTTATGTAAAAAATATTTAGGGATGAGTCAGTACATACCTTTTTTAAATTATAATGTTGCCGATATCCTGACTCTTTTTGGAGAACCCTCTTTATCTACTTTTTACATGGTATTTCTACCTGTGGGTGAAGTAGGTTCTAATTTAGCTAACGCATTCAAAGAAGCAGAATTATATAATACATCAAAAGATGGATATAGACTTGAGGAAAAAATGTCCTTACTATGTTCTGATGCAACTCTTCCAGGATCTACATTTAACACTGTAGAAGTTAGAGGAAATCGTCAAGGAATCACTGAGAGAGTTGCAAATTATAAAATATATCCACCAGTAGATTTTTCATTTATGGTAGACGCTGGACACTCAGTAATTCGTCTATTTGAAACTTGGATGGGATTCATCTCTCCTTTAAATGGTGATCCAGATGATCCAACATCATATTATAAATTTAGATATCCTGATGAATATATTTTAGATTTTTATATCGTAAAATTTGAGAAAAATGAAACCGCATTTGATCCAGGTGCTTCCAATTCACTAGAAATATTTCAGCAGTCTACAAAAACAGCTTATAAGTTTAAACGTGCATATCCTGCAAATATGGCATCCATTCCGTTGTCATATGATGGATCTTCACTAATCAAGTCTAGTATTACTTTTAACTATGATCGATATTATGCCTTCGATGTCGAAAAAGATATCACACCAACATTCATTAAAGAGTTTATTGATAACATCGTAAAGGGTGGATAAATAAAAACACATAATGTTTATGATGTCATAACATGCCTTTACCAAAAATTGCTACTCCCAAGTATGAATTGGAGTTACCTTCAACTGGAGAAACTATTGAATATAGACCATTTTTAGTCAAAGAAGAAAAAATTCTTGTGCTTGCTCTGGAAAGTGGTAGTCAGAATCAAATTACTAAAGCAGTAAAAGATGTTTTGAAGAATTGCATCTCTACGAAAGGGATCAAAATTGATAAACTTCCCACCTTTGATATCGAATATCTTTTCTTAAATGTTCGTGCAAAATCCATTGGAGAGAGTGTAGATGTAGAGGTCATCTGTCCTGATGATGGTCGAACTACTGTGAAAAAGACTATCTATCTTGATGAAATTGAAGTTAAAAAGAGTGATGATCACAATCCAGTGATTGAAGTTGGAAATGGATATTTTGTAAAGATGAAATATCCCTCACTAGATCAATTTATTGAAAATAACTTTGAAGTTGAAGACAATAAAACTGATGAAAATTTTAAGAAATCTTTGAGTTTGATTGCATCTTGTATTGATTCTGTATACAATCAGGATGAAGCATGGGATCCCTCTGATTGTACAAAGAAAGAACTAACTGACTTTATCGAGTCACTGAATAGCACACAGTTTAAGAAAATTGAAAAGTTCTTTGAAACTGTTCCTAAGTTAGCACACACATTTAAGATTACAAATCCCGAAACTAAGGTTGAAAGTGAGGTAACAATTGAGGGATTAGCAAGTTTTTTCGCATAACGATAGGTCATAATGACCTAGTTAATTATTATAGAATAAATTTTGCTTTGGTGCAGTTCCATAAATATTCTTTGACAGAGCTTGAGGACATGATGCCTTGGGAAAGAGAAATTTATATTTCTATGCTTCAACAGCATCTTGAAGAAGAACGATTAAAGCATCAGCATAAACATGGTATCACCTAAAATTGGACCCAGTTTTTTCGGAAAGAATTACGAAAGATACGTCAGTGAACTAACCACTGAGGGTACAATTGCTGGTGAGAAGTTAACACCAGAAGAAAGAAAAGAAGGGTTTAAAAAGAAAGGTGATAAAATTAATTTCAAGAATTTCTTAGAAAAAGTTCTTGAAAGGTTACCTCCTGATGCTCAGAAAAAAATAACTGAAGGTGAGATTAATCGTGTCAATTTTGACAGATATGGAAAGAAGATATCTGTTGATGATTTAAGGCAAGACTCATCTGTAAATATAGGATCAGAAAATAGAAACACTGGTTTAGAAACTAGTGGATTAGTTGCCCCAAGATCTCTGCTTATAAATCCAGAACAATTACTTGATCTTGATGAAGTAGTATTAGATCCAGAAAAAGTATCTACTGCTATAGTAAAATCAACAGATCCAGAAAAAGTATCTACTGCTATAGTAAAATCAACAGATTCTGATAAACTATCATCAGAATTAGTAAAAACTATTGACTATGAAAAGATAGTAAATGAATTAGTAAAGACTAATACGATATCAAATGTAATAGAGTCTAAATCTATAGAACTCTATAAAGATAAAAATGGAGAATATAGATCTATAGTAGATCCAGAAATAAAGGAAGTTGTTGTAGAATCCTTAGATGAAAATATTCCAGATGAACTAGATGACTTAATAAAAAGTGTTCGTGAAGAAAGAATCAAACCTAAAAAAGATGATAAAATATTTGCAAACATAAAGGAGACCAATAAAAATCTTTTAGAAACAAATAAAGCACTTTATGGACTTATCAAATCTCTAGAAAAAGAGATGGTTGAAGATAGAAAGAAAGCATTTAAAGAAAAGGATAGACTTAGAAAGGAACAAAGGAAAGCAACACTTGCATCCTCTGGAGTTGTTCGTTCAGGTAGTTCATCCACAATGAGAAGACCTAGAGTCAGTGGCACTGGATTATTTGATAATCCATTATTCAAATTCTTAGGATTATCAGCACTTGCAGGATTAGTAGAATTTATTCCTAGAATTATTGAATTTGTTGAAACTTTACCAGAAAGAATAAACAAATTCTTTACTGAAGATATTCCTGAGTTTATAGGAAAGAAGTTTGAAGAATTTAAGAGTTTTGTTGGTGGATTCTTCACAGATAGATTCAACGAAGTCAAACAATTTTTTGAAGATATTTACACTGGAATTGACGAATTTACTGGTGGTAGACTCACTGAATTTATAGAGGGAATCAAAGGTCTTGGACCCATGATTGTTGAGAAATCGCAAGAGTTCTATAAGACAATTGATGACTGGACAGGTGGTAGAATATCTGGTGCTTTTGATTGGATTGGGAAGAATGTAATTGATCCATTAGGTGCGTTCTTCAAAGAAAAGATAGATTATGTTGGAACAAAGGCAGGAGAACTCTGGTCAAACTTTAGTAGCAGTTTCCTCAATTTCTTTGGTGATATTAAGTTTGAACTTCCAGAGTTTCCTGACTTAGGTGTAACTGAAGTAATATCTAATACTCTTGGACTAGAACCTGCAGTAGAAGGACCAGATCTAACACAAGATTTAGTTGCTGTTGGTGGCACAACTGCAGCAAATATTGCTCCTATGTCTGGTGCAACAGGAATGGCAGTAGAAGGAATGGATGCATCACAAGTTGCAAACCAGATTCCGAACATGAATGTTGGTGGAAAATCAGTCCAGTTAGGAACAGGATTATCCCAGGGTGGAACTGGAGAAGATGTTCAAAAACAAATCAGTGGACTGAAAGAAGGTGGTGCAAAAGGTGTTCAGGTATTAGGAACTGGTGATGCTGAGAAAGATGCGACATTACAAGAAATCGTTGCTCAGAATAAAGACTTTGCTACATTCTTACCAGCAGTAAAATCTGACACTGGTGGAATTGATTATAATGCCACTGCAGCTGCAGGCACTCAACAAATTCAAGATAATATTGCGATGCGTACAAGTGGACCTGGAGATCCAAATTCTGCACAATCTAAAACTGCTAGAGAAGTAGTTGCTTCGATGGGATTTACTCAACCAGATTTTGATACTTTTAAAGGTGTAGTAGCACAAATAGAGTCTGGTGGTAAGTATGATATTAAAGGTGGTTCTGGTGATCATTATGATGGAAGATATCAGTTAGGTGCAGAAGCAAAAACAGATGCTGCAAGATATCTTGGTGTTCCTGACCCTGGACATACTCCAGAGTCTAGACAAAGATTTAGAGAAGATTCTGAGATGCAGGAGAGATTCTTTGCTGCATTTACAAAAGCAAATCATACTTACTTGATGGGTAATCCTGAATATCGTGATGCAAGTCCAAGAAGAAAATTACAGATTCTTGGTTATGCACATAATCAAGGTATGGGTGGTGCTGAGAAATGGATGACCACAGGTGAAGTTGGTGCTGATGGGTTTGGAACAAAAGGAACAAAGTACACTGATGAAATCAGAAAAGCATTTGCAAGTACAGCACCTCAGCAGAGACAACCTCAGAGATCTGCACAACCAGTTTCTGCAGCACTTACTGGAACTCTTGATAAGATTGATTCTGGTCAAATGGCACATACCACATCTGGAACTAGAAAACCATCTGTAGTATCAACATCAGCAGTTATTCCAAATCGAGATTCTATCTCAGTTACTTCTAGAAGAGGAATGAGAGATCATCCAGTTGCTGGTGGACAAAAAATGCACCAGGGAACTGATATATCTGCACCATCTGGAACCCCACTATATGCTTTCACTGATGGTGTAATTACTGATCGTGGACATGATAATGGATATGGAAATTACATGGCATGGAAAGATTCTTTTGGATCTGAGCATTTCTATGCACACATGACACAAATGTCCGCTAATATAGGTGATAGTGTGAAAGCAGGAACTATTATCGGAAAATCTGGTGGTGGTGCTAATGACCCTGGAAGAGGCACGTCCACTGGACCACACTTACATTGGGAATATGGTCCTGTCGGAGAAACAGGTAGGAATGGTGCTGGACTGGTAGATCCTTTAGATAAGTTTGATTACATGATGCCTTTTGGTGCAAAGAAAATTATTGGGTCACCAGAACCAACCCCAACACCTGCTCCTAAACCAACATCAATTACTGCAGTACCTTCACAAACACAAGCAGCAGCAGACGCCGTTTCTAGAACTCCCTCCAGAGCATCTAGATCCAGAGTTAGTAATATAAATCTACCTGCAGAAGTGAGAAATAATCCTGTTATCGCAGGATCTACTGGTGGACAAAGTTCATCAACTGAAAACTATGTCCCTAGAGTTTCTACTAGGACTAGTAGTGACATTTATCAAATTAACACTAGATCTCTCTTTAATATCGTAGGATAATGTCATTAGGATCAATTAAAAGAAAAATAAACGCAAAGACATTATTAGGTCAATCCTCAGTTTTACGAGAGAACAGTGAGGTATTAAAAAAAGGTGTCAAAAAGTTAGCAGTAATATTAACTGAAAGAAAGAAGATTAGTCCATCAACATTGATGGCAACAAAAAAACCCGAAGTTGTAGAACAGAAAAGAATTGGTCCAGGTGAATATGATAAACCTGAGGGTGGTGGATTTCCCCTTGGTCCTTTGTTGGCAGGACTCGGTGCATTAGGTGCTGCAGTAGGACTTGCCGCACTGGATCCAAAAATGTTTTTAAGGAGATTTGCAAGAGCATCTCTTAAAGCACTTAAAAATCTTATCGAGAGGTTACTAAAAACATTTAAAGGTGTTATAGAATCTATAGGGAAAGTATTTAAAAAAATATTTAATGCAATTGCAGAGAATGTAAAGAAACTAAAGAATCTCATAGACGATAAACTTCTAAAACCATTACGAGAAGCATTTGAGAATGCTATTAATAGTAAGTGGTTTGCGAAGTTGCGAGGATTTTTTGATGATATTGCAGAATCTGTAAAAACTTTTATTAAGAATTCAGCAGAGAGATTTAAAACATTTGCTGATGATATTTTCAAAAGAGTAAAAACTTTTACTGATGATGTTATTGAAGGTGCAATAATAGCATTCAAAAAAATTCTTGATGATATTGCTGACAAGATATTAAAACCACTCAAATCTGTAGTGCTTGAATTTGTTGAACGCACTAAGAACTTTTTGAAGGATGGTGTAAAAAATATTGGACAAACAATTGCCGAAAGAGCAGGTAAAGAAAGTTTTGGTGAAGTAATCGAAGTTGTAAGTGATACATTATTAAAGAATTTTGATAATACTGTAGATGGTATTATTGGTTTTGTAAAAAAACCTGTTGATGCTCTACAAGGATCTCTTAAAGCATTAGGTGATGCTGGAATTGGTATAGTTAAAGTTAGAAGTCTTCCAGGTTTTGAAATAGTAGAAAATACTGTTGCTAATATATCAAAATCTCTTGACGGTATAGGTAGAAATGTAAAGTCTGCTGTAAGAGATATCCCTAAACAAGTTGGTGAATTAGTTACTGATATAAAAGCAGGAAATACTCCTGTCCAAAAAGCATTTGGATTTGTTGCACAACAATTCGATCCCGAAGTAATGGTATCGAGATTCGGTAAAGGATTAGATTTTATTAAGGGAGTAGGATCTCAAATTGGTGGTGCAGTATCTACTATGAAGGAGGGATTATCTCAATTAAACATTGTAGAGCAAGCATCAAAATTTAAAAATGATATGGTTGCTAATGTGGGTGGATTCATTGGTGATTTAAAAACTTCCGTAACTAATAATATTCAAAATACCATTTCTGGTGTATTTGGAAAGAGTAATACTCAACAACAAATTCTAGGTCAAGCAGAATCTGCTATTCAGCAAATATCTAAAGATGCAAAACCCGGATTAAAGGCAGTTAAGGGTGCTAGTGATCAAGCCACTAAAGTATTTGATTTATTTGGTCCACTAAAGAGTGGGTGGAGAGAAGCAACAGGTAAGTTTGAGCAACTTTTTGCACTTGCTGAATTTGCAGTTTCATATGGGTCTGCAATTGATGCTCAAAAGAGAGAAGCAGAAGGAGGACCCCCTGCAAAATTTATGGGAAGTGATATAAAAGGACAGACGATGGGTGATGCTATTCTAAGTGTATTGGGTGCGTTTGGTGGTTCTGCTATCGGATCTGCATTAGGAACTCAAATTGGTGCTACCATTGGTGCTGCTGTTGGAGCACCGGTTTTTGGTGTTGGTGCTGCGGTCGGTGCAGGTGTTGGTGGATCATTATTTGGATTTTTAGGATCTGTTCTTGGTGGTATAATTGGTGAAGATATTGGTAAACTAACTTCTTCAGCAATTGCAGATAGAGTTACTATTCCCGATCCATTCTTAGAAGATAGAAATCTATTTTCTAAAGAAGGTAGAAGTGATTTAACAGTTTTAGGTATGTTTGGATTGGGAGAACCTGCTCCTACTGAAGAACAACCTCAAGGTGGATTTGGTAATCTTGCACCTAAACCAGTGAAGATGACCCGTGATTTCCAATCCATGGAAGATTACACCGAATACATTACAGATACTGAGGTTGTGATTATTACCAAAGAAAATGTGGTAAATAATGTTGTACAAACACCTATGGTTCAGCAAAGTAAAGGTGGCATGATTCCTATACCTATTGGTTCTGGTGAATCAGTGTTAGATAATTTTAGATCCAGAGCACTTTCTCAATTAGCATATACCTAATGTCCGTCAATAATACTTCTTACAATATAAAAAAATTTGATGTTGGTGATTATGATATTTCTCCTAACATTGCTCATATTAAGTACTATGAGAGTGTTCTTTCACCTGCAATTATTTTTGAAGTAATTATTGCTGAAAGTGAAGGTCTATTGAGTGGATCTAGAGGTGGTGGTGGATTACTTGGTGGTGAAGAATGTTTGATTGATATTTCCACATCTAGCACTGGAAATGAGGAAGCAAGTAAATTTACATTCTTAGAAAAAGAAAAATTATATCTTAGGCAAATTCTTAATGCAGATCCTAGTTCTCAGAATAATGTTTATACATTAATCATTACAACTGCAGGAGCACTGATTAACGAAACTAGCAGATGTACAATGAGATATGAAGGTAAAATTTCTGATATTGTTGCAACAATTGCAGGAAATAGTTTTGCATCTTCAAGTGACGTAAATATTGAAATAGAAGAGACTGAAAATACATATGCATTCATCGGTAATGCAAGAAAACCTTTCCATACAATTACATGGTTAGCAAAGAAATCTATTCCCTCTGGTAGTTTCGGCAATAAAAATACAGAAGGTTCTGCAGGATTTTTCTTTTATGAAGATCGTGATGGATATAAGTTTAGAAGTGTTGATAGTCTTTGTACTCCTCCTGATACAGATGTTATTCCACTATTTGAACAATCAGAATTAAGTGAACCAAATAAAGATAATAGATATAGAATTCTAAGTGCTAGTTTTGATTCCAACACTGATCTGCTTGAAAATCTACGACTAGGAATGTACTCCAACGTAAACTATTTTTGGAATGCGTTTGATCAAACAACACAATGCTATCAATACAATTTACAGGATAATTACGGCACTAATATAAAAACTTTAGAGAGCACTGCATCTCCATATTCAGTTCCTTTGGGACTAGAAGAGTCACCATCGAGAATTATGTTCTCTATTTTAGATACTGGATGTTTGGAAAAAACTGGATTTATTGAAAACCAAGAATATTATATTCAAAATCAACCTAAATATCAGGCGCAGGCTGTTGTTAGGTATAACTTAATTTTTTCACAAACAGTAACAATTACTATTCCTATCAATACAACATTAAGAATTGGAAATGTTATCAAATGCAATTTTTTGCAGACAGGTGCTGATGGAAGAGATAAACTAAGAAGTGGTAATTATTTGATTGCTGAAATATCACATCAATTTTCAGATAATGCTGCATATACTGGACTAAAATTAATTAGAGATTCCTATTCGGAGGTATAAACCAATGGAAAACATCGAAGCACACATCAAAAAAGATAAAGAGATCCTACAAGATCCAACAACGTCTCCTCAAGCACGTCGTCACGTAGAGGAAGAATTACATGAATTAGAAGTTTATGTAAAAAATCACAAGGAAGAGATTGAAGCAGGAGATCATCATGATCCCTCACCTCTTGAACTTTATTGTGAGGTGGAACCAGGTGCTCCTGAATGTAAGGTACATGACAATTGATAACAAATGATTTCTAACGATTATCTTCAAAGCAATTACTTAGGAAGAGATGGATTTACGTGGTGGGTTGGTCAAATTGCTGATCCCGACAAATCTGGGTGGGGTAATGCTAAAGAATCTCAAAATAAGAGAAGATTTGATCCTGACATACAAGACCTCCCTGAGCATGAAGTTTATGAAAGAAGATGTAAGGTTAGAATTTTTGGATATCACACAATTTCAGATAAAGATGGGTATGTTCTCAAGGATTCTGATCTTCCTTGGGCACATATCCTAGTTCCCTCAGGTATGGGAAGTGGTATTCATGGTCTTGGAATTACACATGAATACCAGGGTGGGGAAAATGTTTTGGGATTTTTCTTAGATGGGGATGATGCCCAACAACCAGTAATCATTGGTAGTTTTGCTAGAGGACTACAGACGGGTGATGTAAAAAACACACCACCATCAGAAAAAAAAGATGAGTCTGATTGCACCATAAAACCATTTAAACCAGTTCTTAACACTGGAGAAATGAGACATCAGCATCTATTTAAGGATCCGAAACTGAAAAATAGTCCTACAGGAAAAGATTACGAGGATGCAAACACTGGACAGAAGAAAACTGCTAATCAATCTGATGGTCAGTCAACTATGGATGCCATTGCTGGTGGAAATAGTGATGAAACCGGAGACAAAGCAGCTGCTAAATTAGTTGCCCCTGTTAATGTTACAAGACCCGGAGTTGGAAAGGGTGATGATGATGACGATTCAGTGAGTAGTTTACTGGGAGAAATGGAAGGACACTTGAATTCTGCTATAAAAACTTTACAAGCTGTTCAAAAATATAAAGAAGTTTATTTTGATTCTACTGTAAATACAATTAATTCTTTAGGAAATCAAATTGGTGGACAGGTAAAAGCAATTGCAGGATTAATTAGAAAAGTACTTGAAATTGTAAAAGGTGAACTGGTTGATCTGTTTAATATTGCCTTTACTGAGGCACAAGTGCTTTTACCAGAAACATTTAAACCTATCTTAGGATTAACTTTTAATGAATTGATAGAGGTTGTTCTTTGTGTATTTGATCAATTCCTTGAATTAGGAGTATTTGATAAAATTTTTGATATAATTTCTAAAAATATTTTAGGCAATATCCTAGATGCTCTTCTTTGTGCAGTTGAAAATATATTAACAGAAATTTTAAATGAATTCTTACAACCAATTTTTGATGCTATTAAAGGAACTTTAAAAGCATTAGGTACTTTGTTAGGCACAGTTGGAAATTTTATGGGTGAAGCAATTAGTAAAGCTTTCAGTATTTTTGAAAATATTTTATCTTTCTTTAAATGTGCTCCCTCAAGATTTCGAGGTCCTGAATCAGCTGGATGGGAATTATCAGGTCCAAGTAAAATAGAAAAAAATAATTTTGCTAATATTTTAGGTAATATTAAAATTCCTGAAATCCCACTACCACCTGGATTAGATGAATCAAAGAGAGAATCTTTAAAATGTGACGCTAATATCGCATACTTATTCCCACCAAAAGTGGAATTTAGTTTTGGAAATGCGCTAGGTCAAGCTTTTGTTAGTGATGGAAAAGTTATTGGAATTTTCTTAGTAGAACCCGGAAAAGGATATTCTCCACTTACACCACCAGCAATTTCAATTAAACAACCTGGAAACTATGGAACTGGTGGCGGAGCAAAAGCTATTGCTATTGTTGGTCCTGATGGAAGTATTGAAAATGTGTGTCTAACGAGTCCAGGAACTGGTTATGTATCAACACCAGAAGTTGCCGCAACTTCTATTTCATCGTTAGAGGAAGAAGATTTTGGATTATTGCCTTTACCAAAAACTTCCGATCAAGTTGATGCCATTCCATATTTAAAAGACATCTATATTAAGTTTCCCGGTTCTGGATATAAAGATACCGACACCGTTTTAATTAATAATGAAGATCCCTCAAAATATGGACTTAAGTTGGAAATGGATACTGGACCAACTGGTTTCATTTCAGAAATAAATATTCAAAACAATAATAATACACCACCCGTATTTAGAAATTTACCACAGATATCCATATTATCTGATACTGGATCTGGTGCTATAGCAGTAGGATGTTTAGGATTTATGATTGTAGAAACTCAGAAAAAAGATGATTCAGGTAATATTGTAGCAACCACTGCTGATGGACAAACCATAGCAGTGAATGCTAGTGACATCAAAACTTCAGTCAACTGCTTCTTACAATAATGACAGAGAAAAATATACATACAGAGACTCACGAACTCTATAGAGTTGAAAGTGGAGTCAAGGCAGATAGTCCAGATTTAGGTGAATGTTATTATAAAGTAACTTGTGGTGATACTAGTGGATTTGCATTTTACCAAGATGGAGAGCATATTCTTAATGCTAGAAAAGTTTCAATTGAAAAAGTAGGAACCGATGTTGCAGAAGTTGGAAAACGACATAATGATACAAAGACCTTTGCCCCTTCAAAAATAATTCTTGCAGAAAGTGGTGACATTTATTTTGAAGCAAGGGGTGGTGATATTATTATGAAAGGAAACAATATCATTATGCACGCTAATGGATCTGAAAATGATGAAGGTCATGTATTCATCAGTGCCACTAATAGATTAATTGCTGAAGGATCGAATGTAGATATGAGAGCTTTTTCTGGAAGTTTTAAAATTACTTCAAAGACGGGTTTGGCAGTAAAAGGTGGAACCACTTTAATAGGTGGATCTAGTATTGATATTCAAGAAGGATTGGGAGTTAGTCCTACAGCTTTCGTATCAAGTATTATCACTGGTAAAATATTTACACCAACAAAGTTTCTGAAAATATTCCAAAATTTCTTAGTAGGTAAAAAGTAAAATGGCAAGAGTTAACGAATTACAAACACCAAAATTAGTTGTAGGATTAGATGTAATACCTAATATCGCACATTCTGGTCAGGCATACATAAATGGACCTTTGGTTGTAGGAGCACCAATTTTACCTACAGCTGCATTAGCAATCAATTTACCAACGGTCCCCTCTTTAGGTGCTTATTCGGCACAGCAAAATGCAATTGGATTGAAAATTATTTCACCAACCACAGGATTTATTGTCACTGCTCCTGCAAGCATTATCAATGGAATCTTAACAACTAATGGTATAAAAGTTGTCAATGGAACTAAAACAACCAATGGACTAGACACAAAAAATGGTCTGAGTGTCAAGAACGATGTTGCCATTGGTAATGGTAAGAAGATTGAAAATAGTGGTCAAATCACAAATGGAGGTACAGTTCTCAATGGTGGAGCTGTTATCAATGGAGGATTAGTTGTAAATGGTATAATTACTGGAACTACAACTGGAAATAAGGTCAGTTTTGATATTCCACACGCAACAAAAAAAGGAAAAAGAATTAGACATATTGTCGCAGAAGGTCCAGAAGCAGGAATTTATATTCGTGGAAAGTTGAAAGGAAACGTCATAGATTTGCCAGAATATTGGAATGGACTTGTAGATCCCGAAACAATTACCGTAACTTTAACTGCTTTTGGAAGACCACAAAATTTATATGTAAAAGACATTCCATATGGAAGACAAATCATTATTGCAAATGAAGATGGAACTATGCCAGATTGTCATTATGAAGTGTGGGTTGCTAGATGGTTAGATAAAGATAATCACGAAGATAAATTACATGTTGTTTACGATGGTGAATGCTATGATGATTATCCGGGAAATAATGATGTATTTTGGAAACTAACCGACACTCCAATACCCACCAAAAGAACTGGCACACCCCCTGTAGACACCGACCCCGAAACCTGATATAATACATAGGTACACAACTCCAATTCAATGGAAGACATTTTTCAATCTACTGGTTCTGACGACGAGTATCTGGTTCGTTTTGTAGTCAACCCCATGCGTAAATGCTTTGATCTTTACGGCAGTGAAGGTAGTCATCAAACTGTTGAGTGTGATACTGAAAAATTCATGGACATTCTGAGATTCACCCGTGATATTTTGGAAGAGCAGGGAAGTTGTGAAATGGTTTATGTAAATCCTCTTTGATGTAATCGGATACTAGATTTCTTCTGTCTAAATACATTAGAAGAAAAATTTAGTATTCAGATAAATGCCTCTCAGTAGACTAGAGAACTTTATAAAGAACGTCGAAGGTACTATTCTTTATGTAAATCCAACCGATCAAGATGCTACTGATAGTATCGAAAATCAGGGTAATTCTTTAACTAGACCCTTCAAGACGATTCAAAGAGCTTTAATAGAAGCTGCTAGGTTTTCTTTTGTCGCTGGGAAAGATAATGATAAGTTCGACAAGACAACCATTCTGGTTTATCCAGGAACTCATAAGATTGATAATCGTCCTGGATTAAGTATTGATAATAATGGTGGAACCGCACAATATAAGGATAGATTTGGTAATATAGCATCTTTTGGTGAATTAACTGCATCATCAAACTTTGATATTGAGGACTCTGCTAACGTACTACATTACTTTAACTCTGTTAGTGGTGGTGTAATTATTCCTAGGGGTACATCTCTAGTTGGTATGGATCTTAGAAAAACTAAGATTTCTCCATTATTTGTACCTGATCCTCAAAATAGTGAGATTGATAGAGCTGCCATCTTTAAAGTAACTGGTGGATGTTATTTTTGGCAGTTTAGTATCTTTGATGGAGATCCAAACGGAACTGTATATAAAAATTATTCAAATACAAGATTCACACCCAACTATTCTCACCACAAACTAACTTGTTTTGAGTATGCTGATGGAAATAACACTATTGAGTTGGGTGCAGTAACTGGAGGTTCTGCAGTCTCAAATAATCAGACAGATTTAGATAGTTACTACTTTAAAGTATCTAATGCTTATGGTTCAAGTTCGGGAAGAGCAATACCTTCTTGGCCTACAAATGAAGTTCTACAACCAAAATTAGCAGAGAATCAAATCGTTGGTGCTGTACAAGCAGATGCGATTGGTATTACTAGTGTATTTTCTACTAATAACACTGATTACACATTCAGTGGTGCTGTTGGAAAGAATGTCGTTGTTACAACAACTATCGCCCATAATCTAAATGTCGGAACTCCTATTATTGTTTCTGGCATTACAACAAATTCTAGCGCCCCTTCAAGTGATCCTACATTTAATGCTGAGGGTGGTACTGTGGTAGCAGAAGTGCTCTCACCAACTCAGTTTGCTTTTGTAGCATCTGAAGACACTGTAGTCACTAATCCTCATCTATCTGGAGACGAAACCGTACAGGTAGAACCTGATACTGTAACTGGTGCATCACCATATATCTTTAATCTCAGTCTCAGATCGGTTTATGGTGTCAATGGACTACATGCTGACGGATCTAAAGCAACTGGATTTAAATCCATGGTTCTCGCTCAGTTTACGGGAATCGGCCTTCAGAAGGATGATAACGCCTTCTTACTTTATAATAGTACCACAGGAACATATAACGATACTACAACAGTTGCTGATAGTGAAAAACCATTACATATCAACTCAAAGGCAATTTATAAACCAGAATATGAGACCACTCACGTAAAGGTAAGTAATGGTGCTGTCCTCCAATGTGTTTCTATTTTCGCAATTGGTTTTGCCAATCACTTCCTTGCTGCTAGTGGCGGAGACCAAAGTATTACCAACTCAAACTCAAATTTTGGCGCAAAAGCTCTAATTGCTAGAGGATTTAGAGATGCTGCTTTTGCAAGAGATAATAGTGGTTATATTACTCATATCATTCCACCAAAGAATGTAGTTAAAGAGGAAGAATCTAGTTTCTGGGTTCCTTTAGATGTTGGTCTAACTACGTCACACACTGTTGGAACTGGTAGTTCTGACAGATTATATACTTTTGGATATAGTGATGAAGATGTTCCACCAACTCATATTATTGATCAATTCAGAATTGGTTCCAGAGTTGCAGATCAATTAAAATTAGAAGTTAGTAATGTAACTCAAACTGCAAATATTGTGATGGAAGGTAGTACTATTGCTACTAGTCAGAAAATTTCATTTGTTGCCAAAAATACTGCAGGAACTGCAAATAGTATTACTGAATCTACAGGATCTATTTTTGGATTAACGGGATCTCATGAATTTGCAGATGGGGAAACTGTAAGAATTCTATCGGATGATGGCATTATTCCTGATGGTATTGAACTAGATCAGAAGTATTTTGTTATCAAGACTGGTCTAAATGCAGATCAAATCAAACTTGCAAAAACTTTCAACGAAGCAGTTTCTAGTAATACAAGTGCTATTGAAAATGTAAATACCACTGGTGGATCACTTAGAATTATTAGTGCGGTTTCCGATAAATTCCCAGGGGATCCAGGACATCCAATTCAGTATGATACGACAAAAAATAACTGGTACATTAATGTTAAGGGTGATGCTACTAATAAAATTTATAAAGCAATTGAGAATTCAACCACTAAGGTAACAAGTAAATCTTTCATTAGCAGGAAGTCTGATAATAGAAACTTAGATGATAGAATTTATAAAATTAGATATGTAATTCCTAAGGAATTCCTAAACGCAAAACCACCTGCTGCAGGATATGTTCTTCAAGAATCTAGCAGCACCATTGTAGAAAATACAAGTGAGTATTCTGCAAGTATTGCAAATCTAACTGATTTTAGAAATTTAAAAGTTATTCATGATATTGATTACAGTTCATCTTTGGGAATTGCGACTGTTACTTCAGAAATTCCTCATAGAATAACTTCCGGTGCAAAGGTTAAACTTAATAAAGTTTCAAGTTCTAATAATACTACAGCAGCTGATAAAAAAGGATTCAATGGAATTTTTGATGTTCAGAGTGTTGTAGATAGCAAAACATTTACTATTAATGTTCCTACTGTAAGAGATCCAGGAAATTTCTTAAGTAATAGACCTGCTGCAATAACAGATAGAGATGAAAACCATCCTAACTTTTCTATTAATCAATATTCGGAAGTTTATTACATCTATAGGGTAAATGAAATATCTGAATATCAAGAAAATATTCAAGATGGTGTATATCATTTAACTTGTCTATTGGGTAGTGTTAATCCAACTTCAAGTTTCTTTGCTGATCGAGGTTTCTCTCAGAATGTAGTTAATCTCTATCCTATGCTTGATAGAGATAATTATACTATGGACCCCTCTGCTTCACTATCAATTGCATCTAATAAGAGAGTTAGTGAAGTTGAAACTGGTGACTTAACTCAAAGTATTACTAAAGAATTTGTTAACTCACTACTTGTTAACAACAGATATGGTTTCAATATTACAGATCTAACTTACGATCAAACCACTGGCATTACGACAGCTACCACTGATGTTCAGCACAACTTAAATAATTTAATTCAAGTTAGTATTGCTAACTCTGGTAGTGGATTTGGATTCTCTGGTATTTCAACAACGATCTACAATGCAAAACTAACTGGTGGAACTGGTGAAGGTGCTACAATTAGATTTACCACTAACACTGGTGGAAACTTCAGTTTAACATCCCCAGTCATTGTTGATGGTGGTTCTGGATACTCTGTTGGTGATACACTAACTGTTTCTAATGTTGGCATTCCTACATTCTCTGGTGGTGGTGTAAATTATTCTACCGCAACTTTAACGGTAACTAGTATAAACCAAGCAACTGAGAACTCAATTCAGATTGAAGACGCTATTGATCATGGTGAAAAATCTAATGAGTTTAACGGGGTATTCAGAATTCTTAGTGTTCCTTCATCCAAAAAGGTTTCATTCTTACTCCCCCCTTCAAATAGTGGAATCGGAACTCATAAGAAGAATGGTAAGTTTATTCTTGCTGGATCACTTTCTACAATTACCAGCATTGAATATACTGATCCATCTACAGGAATTGTAACAGTTACTTGTGGCACTGCTCATGGACTTAATATTGGTAATGCTTTCAAGATTGATTATAATGATGAGTCTTCACTAACAAGTTCTATTTACAATGGCAACTTTATTGTAAATGAAAGAGTTGGAATTAACACTTTCACATTTAAAATTGGAATGGGAGTTGCGACAGCAACACCCCCCACTAACGTAGGACACATTCTTCCTACAGGATATACTGCTCAAGAAGCAGATAGTGATTCAAGTAGAGAAAACATTGCAAGGAGAATGAACTCCTTCTATGTTGGTATTTCGACTACAATTAATTCTGGAATAACAACTTCTTCTACAACAGTAACTCTGTCAAATGCTGATGGATTTGAAAAAGGTGATTATGTTGAAATTGGATCTGAAATTGTTCGAGTTAAAAATGCATTCTCTAGTAATCAAGCAGATATCTTAAGAGGTTTATTCGGAACTAGAGTCACATCTATTCCCGCAGGAACCCTTGCCAAGAAAATTAGACCAATTCCAGTTGAGGGAAGAAGATACTCTATTCTTCGTGCTTCTGGTCATACTTTTGAATATGTTGGTTTTGGACCAGGCAACTATTCTAATGCATTACCTCAGAGACAAGACAGAATTCTTGATAAAACGGATCAACTTCTATCACAATCTGAAAAAACTGATGGTGGTGTAGTCGTTTACACTGGTATGAATGATAGTGGTGATTTCTATGTTGGTAATAGAAGACTCAGTTCTAATACTGGACAAGAAGAAACCATTGGAATTCCAGTACCTAGATTTGTTGGTGATGATGGAGATGACACTAGACTCAGTGTTGTCTTTGATGACGTAACCGTCAAAGAGTTCATCAAGGTTGAAGGTGGAGCAGGAAACGTTATTACCTCTGAGTTTAATGGTCCTGTTGTATTCAACAATAAAGTTAATTTCAATTCTGATCAGGGATCTGACTTCAAATTCATCACTCTAAAAGGAACTGATCCTGATAATACAAGAAGAAAGTATAGTGTAGGGATGGGAACACCCCTAGCAGATGCTGATAACAGTGTTGGTGATGTTGTATTCAAGAATGACCCCGTTCCTGGTGGATATGCTGGATGGATTTTTGCAGGAGAGGAAGGAAGTGAGAATAATAAGTGGAGAAAGTTTGGACTGATTGCACCCGAAGATGCTGAGCAAGATACTGATACTGATAGCAATATCAACTCTCCTCTTGGAAACTTCACTATTCTACCATCAAAAATTGGTATTAACACCAATCAACCACAAAGTGTAATTGAAGTTAAGGACGGACTTACTAGACTTGACAGATTATATGTTGCAGGTATTGCTACATTCCAAGATTCAGTAACTCTTACAAATGTAACTCTTGATGATCTAACAATTAATGACAGACTATCAGTTTCTGGAACGGTTAGTATTGATGCTCCTGGTGGTTACGTTCTATCTGGAAATAGTCAGATCACAGGACTTACTACACATACTGGTGATTATGATTTAGTTGGTGGATTACAAGTAGAGAATAGTGCTTCTGTTGGAGGAACTCTAACAGTTTCTGGAAATACTGATCTAAATCGCAATTTACAAGTTTCTGGTAATACAAGTCTTCTTGGTGCTTTAAGTGTATCTGGAATCACAACACTAGGTGATAAGTTAAATGTATCTGGATCACTATGTGTTAATGGAAGTTCTCTTCTATCTGGTGCAGTCCAAGCAAAAACTACTCTAAGTGTTGGTCAAAACCTAAATGTTGGTAATAATGCATCTGTTGGTGGAACTCTAAAAGTAACTGGAGACACATCATTAGATGGTGGATTGAATGTATCTGCAGCAACTGTTCTCAAAGCAGGTCTAACAGTTTCTGGAAATACAGACCTTAATAAAGATCTCACAGTTAGTGGAAGCACTTCTCTCAACGGATCTCTAAGAGTTCTTGGAAATACTTCTTTAGATAATTCATTAACAGTTAGTGGTCCTACTACAATCAAGAATACACTAACACTTTCTGGAAGTGCAGACTTTAATAACAACTTACAAGTTTCTGGTAATGCATCTATTGGTGGAAACTTAAATGTTGATACAAATGCAGAGATTGCCGGAACACTTTGTGTTGGTGGTCAAACTCAACTCAAAGGTGACGTATGTGTCGGTGAAAGTTTAGTAGTTAATAATGGTGCAGTTATTGGTCAACAATTAACTGTTTCTAGTTCTTCTAATTTAATAGGAGAAGTAGTTGCAAGGAGTTACTTAGCTGTTTGTGGAAACTTAAGTGTTGGTGGAGATACAAATCTTAAGGGAGATTTTACAGTTTCTGGAGAGGCAGACTTTAATGATAACTTACAGGTTGCTGGTAATCTGTCTGTTGGTGGAAACACAAATCTCGATGGAGCTCTATCAGTCTCCGGAAATACAACTCTTAGTGGAACGTTAAGTGTTAGACAGAGTTCAGTATTGAAAAACCCTGTAACAGTATGTGGACCTGGAGACTTAAAAATTGTTGGTACTGCCGCAAATGTACTCATTGAAGATCTTGATTTTAATCAACCAAGAATAGAATTTAAGGGTAAAGTTGTAGAAACTAGAAGAGTCAGAGCATATATTGAACCCTCAGAAGGTGGTTCTGCTTCTGCTAATGCTCAGGGACTATCAATCTTCACTGGTGGTCAACTTAAGGAAGCATTTACTGTATCTGGAAACCATACAATCAAAGTACCGGATCCAGATATTGCCAATTATCCAACTCCCGTATTTAGAATTGATGGTCCCAGTGGAGACACTGATATTAATGGATCCTTACAGGTATCTGGAAACGCAAGTTTTGGTGGTGATATATCTGTAAGTGGTTTACAAGTTTTCAGTAATCTAAGTGTTGGTGGTAACTTAAGTGTTAAAGGAAAAACATATCTCAGTGGAAGTTTAAGTGTTAAAGGAACAACATACCTTTCTGGTGATGTTACTGCAAAGTCTAATGTAAGTGTTGAAGACAATCTAGCTGTTGGTGGAATCACAATCCTCCAGAGCATCTTACAGGTTAGGGGAGATGCAAGTTTTGCTACCAACGTAAGTGTTGGTGGTAATACATTTATTGGTGGAAATGCCTCAGTTGGTGGAACATTATGTGTTGAAGGTCAAGCATTCTTTAACAGTGATATTAATATTTCTGGAAATAGTTTATTCACCGGAAGAATAGATGTTTCTGGTGATGCAATGCTCAACAGAAGTAGTGGTATCACTACAACCAGACAATTAGATGTAAATGGCAATGTACAGGCAAGTGGACTAGTTTGTGCTGGAACATTGAGAGTTATTGGCACCACATCTCTCGGTAATCTTGATGTTAATGGCACTGCTTCATTCGCATCATCTGTTCAAATTGCAGGTAATACCTCAGTTGGTGGAGTTCTAAGAGTTCCTGGAACTGCTTCTATAGGAACGTTAAAGTCAAGTACTTTAAGTGCCCAAGGTCAAGCATTTGTAAATGAAAACTTGACAGTTACTCAAAATACTGATCTAAATGGAAATCTAACTGTATCTGGAACAACCACTCTTTCTGGTGCAGTTCAAGCAAAAGGTAATTTAAGTGTTGGTGGAAGCACTTCTCTCAACGGAACTTTAACAGTTCTTGGAAATACTTCTTTAGATGGTTCATTAACAGTTAGTGGTAATACTCAACTCAAATCTAATGCATCTGTTAGTGGAAACTTATCTGTTGTTGGTGATACATCTTTAGATGGAGATACTTTCATCTCTGGACAATTGAGAGTTGATCAAACTTTACAGGTTCAAGGTAATACTTCTCTTGATAAAGATTTGTATGTTAGTGGAAATGCAACTATTGCAAGAGCAATTGTTACTGGTAACTTAAGTGTTGGTGGAACCTTTAGTGCTGCTGGTAGTGCTAATATTGCTGGTGATGTAACAGTAAGTAGTTTAAGAACTCAAGGAAGACTGCAATCACAAGGAACTCTGTCTGTTGTAGGACAGACACAAATTCAAGGTCAGATTTCCGCTGCTGGTCAAATAAGATCTGCTGGCAGTATTATTGCTACACAAACTTTAAGAGCAACTGGCAACTTATGTGCTGATGGTAATGCTTTTATTAGTGGAACATTACAAGTTACTGGTGCGTCTGAGTTCCAAGCAAAACTCAGTGCTAATACTATTAGTGCTTCTGGACAAGTAATCGTCGATCAACAGGTTCAGGCAGATGGCAGTGGATTATTTGGTCAAACTGTAAGAGCAGGTGGTTCTTTATGTGCCCAAGGTCAAGCATTTGTAAATGAAAACTTGAGAGTTACTCAAAATACTCAACTCAAAGGCAATGCTTCTGTTGGTGGAACATTAAAAGTTGATGGAACTACATGCTTAAGTGGAGGTGCCACTATTTCTAGTGCATTACAACTAAAAAGTGAACTAGATTTCATTGGTGCTGTCGATAAGTATATTGACTTTATGTTGGTATCCAGTAATGCTTCTACATTTACTGCCAATTTTAGAAGTATGAATCACGGAGGCCAGGGATTTCATAATCATTTAGTTTTTAATCGTGGTGCTGCTGTTGATTTATATCATAACAATAATCTAAAAGCAGCAACTAGAAGCACTGGTTTCTATGTTTCTGGAACATTATGTGCCCTTGGACTTGATGTTTGTGGAAATGGTAGAGTTACCGGTAATCTATCTGTTGGTGGAATCTTTAGAGTTGCTGGAGCTACATCTTTACAAGGAAATCTGGATGTTAACGGAACTCTTCAAGTTGCAGATGAATCTAATTTCCAATCAAAAATTAGCACTAATAATATTAGTTCTTCTGGACAAGTAAGAGTTGATGGTCAAATTAGTGCCGGTGGTTCTATTCTTGCTGGTCAAACTTTAAGAGCAAGTGGTAACTTATGTGCCGATAGTAATGCATTTATTGGTGGAGCACTACAAGTTACTCAAGGCACTACACTTCAAGGTAATGCAACTGTTGGTGGAACCCTTAGAGTTGCTGGACTTACATCATTACAAGGTGGTGTTGTAATTGATACATCCATGGATGTTCAGACTACAATGAATGCAAATGCCATTAGTATGTCTGGTACATTGACAATAGGTCAACAGGCAAATCCAAATATTCAACTAGAGTCAAGCGCCTCTGGAGGACCATTTATTGACTTTGCTCGTTTTAAACAAGGACAATTACAAGATCGTGGTGCAAGAATAAGACTTACTGGTGATAATGAACTTTCAATTCAAGATACCACTTCTGTTAAAATTGATGGTCAAACCTTTATTTCAGGTAAATTAAAATCAACTGGAGAATTACAAACGGCAGGTTCTTTATGTGTTGCTCAATCAGCACAGGTTAAGGGTAACTTATCTGTAGGTGGAGCACTAAAAGTTGCTGCTGGTGTGTCATTACAAGGTGGTCTTGCAGTTACTGGAACATCATCTTTCAAAGGTAAAATACATGCAGATAGTATTAGTACGTCTGGTACATTTACTGTATGTGGTACTGCTCTTATAAAAAATGCTGCAACTGTATGTGGACCTCTAAAGACTACAACTATTTGTCATAGAGGAGCATCTGCTTTTGATCAATCAGGTAATGCTGATTTCTTCGCAATCCGTGCTTTTGGTAGGATTGCTTCTAATGGTACCGTCCTGGCTGGTGCAAACTTCACCGCATCGAAGCAGACGTGTGGTAATTATTCAATAAACTTCCAGAAAGGTATTGGAAATCAAAAACCAACAGTTGTTCTTACCACCAGTGGTAGTAGCTCAGTTGCAAGAATAATAGCATACAGTAATGTAGGTGGACAAGGATTCCAGTGTCACATTATTTCTGGTGATGGTGTTAGAAAGAGCTCTGGATTCTCATTCATGGCATTAGGATAAACCCTTGACAAACTCTCTGAACTTATGTAGAATAACTCTGCTAGGGTTCAGAGAAGTATGTTAAATACTAAAGAGATAATGGTAATTATAAATTATTAAAAGATGTCTAAAGAACAGATTTCATATAATTTTTCTTCAACTGAAGTCATTAAAGAAGAAATAGAGGTTCATAATTTAACTATTGAATCTATTGATAAAGAATTACCTAAGTCTCAGGCAAAAGGTGAAGCTTTCACTAAATTAATTGCAGTTGTTGATCAAGAATTATTTTCAAAAGTATCTAGAGTTAATGAATTAGTAGATGAGATCAAAGGATTTCATGAAGCAAGATTAGCAGGAACTGGAAGTATAGGTGATTTAAATGCGATTCTTGAGACATATCAAACTAATGTTGTAGGTCTAGGTCTTTTAACTCCTTTTAATGATCCGTTATTTAACCCGAATACAAGTAATACTGGCAATAATTATTTAAATAGTAATCTTAATAAGGCAGCATGGTTCTCCAATATTGGAATTTCTTCAGTAGTTGTAGGACATACTACTACTGCAAATAAAAGTACTAGAGGTGTATTTGAACCTGTATATAGTCCAGAATTTGAGTATAGGTATAGAATTCAAGAACCTTGTAATATTGAATTAAATGAGGAAGATCATTGGGATGGAGCAACATATGAATTTAAGATTGTAGAAAGAGAACCAGGAACTTATAAACAATCAGCTGATGGAGGTATTAGGGCAGAATATGTTCCAAAATTAATTTGTCCAATTGATGAAAGACCAAATGGTGCTGGTGAAATAACCATTAACAAAATTAATATTAGAATTTATGGATATGATTTAGAAGGAGAAAATCCTGTTGAAATAGTAGAATCAGATCTGAGTGAAGATACCGTAGGAATTGGAACTCTTAATATTATAGAAGATGTTAAAAATGTCTACGATGTTGGTATTAATACTAATAATAGTATTAGTTTTTCATTTGATGGACAAACATTTAGTGGAAATATTACTGAAGGAAGTTCAAATTATAATGCTTATATAAAACCTAGACTGGATGAAATTGATGATCTAAGAAAAGAAATTCAAGACCTCAATATTGACATCAATAAGATGAAGGATATGAGGATTAAGACGGATTTATATACTTGGTCACTTGCTTTTTCAAAAAACGATACTAACGATCAAAAAAATAAAAAATTTAATACTATAGGAACTTTTAATAAGTTTCAAGACAAATATAAAGAAGTTTTAAATTTTCCTGAACCAAAGAATGAGGAAATTACGAGAGGAAAAACTTTTGCAGAATTAACTGAAGAAGAAAAGGGTGAATTATCTGAAACTTATGGACTTGGTATTCCAAAAAATATTAAACCAAAAGTTGGTGAAGATAATCAACCAATTACAAACCCTGTAACTGGTAAAAAAGTATATATTTCAGATGACGGATTTAATACAAATTATGATGAGAAAAAATTAAAGAGATTTCTTAAAAAAAATCCTAGTGCAACTTTATTTAATGATTTTACTATCACTGAATCAGGTTCAATTGTTGTAATTGATTCTACTGGAACTGCAACGACTTTTACTGGAATTACTACTCAAATCAATAGAGTGACTTCTGGTGGAATGAATTCTGGTAATGTTGGTTCTGGAGTGTCTATTGTTCCTCAGGATTTTAATCTTCCTACAGGCATACCTACAAGTAATGTTTTACCATCTCCAGCATCAGAAGTAGGACTTGCTGTAACTTTTTCTGGATCTATTGGTGTTGCTACACTTGCATGGCAAGAAGGATATTTTGATGAAGTAACTGCTAACGTATTTGTTGGTGCTGCCACATCAATTAGAGCTGCTTCTATTGATAATAGTCTTGATGAAGATCTTCCATTGTTAATTACTGTTGGTGCAAGCACCGATACTAGAGCTGATATAACACCAGTAGTTAATCATAAACTTACATTTAATCCCTTTTCAGGTGAGTTAAGTGTAGGTATTATCTCTGCAACTGAACTTATTGTTGAAACTGGTGTCATTGGTATTGCAACCGCTGCTAATGTTGAAGACGGTGGTAGTGATACTGATGGCATCTTACTATTCACTGATTTTATTGGAAATGCTGCAAATGTTCTTGGTGATTCCGGAATCAGAGTCAACCCATCTCGTAACGAGATTATTGCAAGTCGTTTTACTGGTATTGTTTCTGCAACTGATGTTACTGCAGGTGTTGCAACACTCAGTGAGTTGGGAGTTGCTGGTATTATAACTGCTGCTGAAAGTGAAATAGCTTTCTTTCAAACTCAATATTTCGCAAGGTCTTGGCCATATCATGATTGGACTAATTCTCAGAAAGGAGTTACTCTTCGGACTCCAGGTCAAAATATAATAATTCAAGCCGGTGGTGCTCAGACAACTAGGAGTTATGTTTCTCTTACTAATGGTGGTGGTGTTTGGATCGGTGGTGGTTATCAAGATCCTGAAGGAGTTAATATCAATGCTGGTTCTGGTGATGTAAAAATAACTGGTGGTGATGTCGGTATTGGTTCTACACAACCAACAGCAAAACTTGATGTAGATGGAACATTAAATGTATCCGGTGTTTCTACATTCACAGGTTCTATAAGTCTTCCCGATAGTTCTGGAGACACAGTTGGTAGAGCATTATTTGGTGATAATGATGACTTAAGAATTTATCATGATGGTAATAACAGTATCATTCAAGAGGTTGGTGCTGGAGATTTAAGACTTGCTGGTAATGTTGTTAAACTTAATAATTCAAATAATACTGCCACCATGGTTAAGGCTACTGATGGTGGATCAGTAGAACTCAATTATAATAATTCTAAGAAACTTGAAACCGATGATTCTGGTATTGATGTAACAGGTCATATTGAGGCTGATACCTTAAATGTATCTGGTGTAACAACAGTTGGAACTATTGGTGCGGGAACTGGTGATATTACCACACTTAATAGCACTACTATTAGCAACTCAGGTCATCTAGAATCTGGATTTATTGATGTTGGAATTGTTACTGCCAACACTGGAATTATAACCAGTGGTTATGTTGAACAACTATCAGTTGAAGAGCAGATATTTACTACTGATGGTAATACTGATATCAACTCAACGTTTGATCAAATAACAATTAGTTCTGATGCTCAGGGAAGGTCATTTACTGACTCTGATCAAGTAATTTATGTTGCAGGATCTCCTGGAATTGGTGGATTGACTAATGGTCAATTCTATTATGTTCAGACAGTAGGAATCAATACAATTAAGTTGTACTCTGATTCAGCACTTTCTAGTTTAGTAGAGGTAACACCATCTGGTTCTGATGGTGTTCATACTTTCAGAAAAACTGAAGTTGGTATTGGAACAATCGAGAAGTTTTATTCAACTTCCGCAGAGATTAAAGATGTCAATGTAACTGGAGTTGCAACTGTAGCATTCTCTACAACTACTGATGCTTATATTGGATTCTCTACTATCAATAATTTACAGATTAGAGGTCCGGTTGTAGCAGATCTATTTGATATTTCTAACTTTGTATATGACAATAATACTGGAATATCTACAATCACAGTTGCTAGTGATATTACTTTCAGTGCAGGAGATAGAGTGACTCTATCTGGAATAGCATTTACTTGTCCTGATGGTTCTGGCATAACCACAACTGTTTTTCCAGATGGAACACAAGGATTTGAATATCTAGTCAACACTAAACTTACTAATAGAATATTTACTACTAATGTGGGAATATCTACTATCATTCATACTTATGATAGTGGTGGTCAAGTTACTTTTGGTCTCAATAACTCATATCAATTCCCTAACACTGATGGTGCTGCTGGTCAGATTCTAAAAACGGATGGATCCGGAACATTAACATTTGAAGCACCGGATACATTCGGTGGAAATAGAATTTATGTATCAGCAAGTCTTGGAAATGATATTAATGATGGTAAGAGTGCTCCTGTAAAAACTATTAAGAAAGCAGCACAACTTGCGGCAGCAGAAAGTTATCTGTATCCTGTAACTATTATGGTTGCTGGTGGAAATTATGTAGAAGATAATCCTATTATTCTTGCTGATGATGTTGCTGTTGTTGGTGATAACTTAAGAAGAGTTGTAGTTAGACCAAAGAACAAACTAAGAGATTGCTTTAGAATTAGAAACGGTTGTTATGTAACAGGTGTTGTATTTAAAGATAATGTTACTTTCCCTGCCGGTGCCGGTGTAAGACATGATATCTTGGATCAAGCAGGAAATTATGCAAAAATTCTTGTCAACGGTGAAACTGGAACAGCAACAACTTACAGAACCTTTATCAATCCAGTTGTTACTCCCGTTGTATCTTCTGCTAGTACTGTTGGTATTTGTAGTAGAATTGACGACTTAATTAAACTTACAAAAGATTCGTTAACTGATGAGAAAACTAGTTTACCAACTAGATCTGCAGGTAATACTGATCAAGAGTTTACAGATGCTGGTAATTTAATTATTGCTAATATTGGTGCATCTGCTGGAGTTGCAAGTGTGGCATATATTCCAGGAAATGCTGTTGGTTGGTCAACTGCTGGTGGTGGTGGAAACTTCACATTATCTGATACTCAGATCACTGAATTTGAGGAAGAAGTTCATAATATTGTATTTGGTATTGCTGATGACTTAAGATATGGTGGAACTTTTGGAAATGAATATACTCTTAAAAAGATTAGAGATCTTGTAGTTGGAACTCCCTCTTTTGCGTTTGATTACATCGTATCTTTTGATGATCCTCTTGATACTACTACGAGTAGGGATGGATATGTTGGATTGTCATCAGATAAACCAAGAATTACACAATCTCCTTACATTCAAAACTGCTCTATTATTTCATTCTTAGGTGCAAATGGATGTAATGTTGACGGTAGTAAAATTATTCAAGAAAACGAACCTATCGTAGAGGAAGAGGCAGAAGTTCCTTTTGTTGGTGATGTTCCTGATCAAGGAAAATCAATGGTTGCAAATGCCTTCACCGCAGTTACATTTGGTGGCATTGGTTGGAAAGTATCCAATGCTGGATATGCACAGATTGTTTCTTGTTTCCAAATCTTCTGTCAAATTGGTTCTTATGCACAATCTGGTGGATATCTATCAATCACCAACTCTGCAACCAACTTTGGATTATATGCTCTAAGAGCATCTGGATTTAGAGCACAAGCATTTGAGTTTGATAAGGGATTTATATTCTCTGATGGAACAAGTGGTGCAAATCAAACACTAAGAGTTGGTGGATTGAAAAGAGCTGAGCAAGATTTATATGTCTTAAGATTTATTAATGATGATACTGGTGTTGATCAAACAGAAAACTTTAAAACTGCAGGAATTACAACATCATTATCAAGTTCTGGAATTAATACTATAACTGATCGAATTGATATCAGTGGAGTTTCTGCATCATTATCAGATTCTGATGGATTACTTTACATTGCACCATCCAATGAAAAGCAAATAGGTGGACTTGTAAATGATACTACTTATTACATTAAAAAGATTGGTACAGGAACTACTGCAACACTACACTTTGATGATGAATTAAGAAATCAGATTGATTTAACAGAAGTTCCTGCAGGTATTCATACTTTTACTAAAGTTGCTGAAGAATTTATTGCGAGTGAAATTATTGAGAGAAGCACCACCTATCAGAATCTTACATTAGCAGATCCCATAGGAGTTGGTGTTACTTTTGTTCCTGGAACATCTATTTCTCAAGTTAGATCTGATAATGCAGTTGCTGTAGGATTTGCTGTTACTTGGACATCTAGTGTTCTCACTGTAAGTGTAGAGAACTCGATTGATGCCGATAATGCAACTGCTAGAGTGTTATTCCAAACAACAGCTACAGCTGCCGCAGGTAGTGGTGATGGAAAAGTTAATGATGAAAATGACGTAAAAACAAGTATCAATGCTGTAGAAAGTAGAAGTGACTTACATACAATTAACTTTAAAGTAGATTCTACAATCACAGGTAATCCTATCATAGGAATTACTGGACTTCCAAAACTATATCAGTGTCATTTGCATAGACCATCTATTGTTAATTCTTCCGCACACACTTGGGAATATGCAGGATCTGGTATTGATTATAATGCTCTTCCTCAAAACGGTGGAATTGCCAATGCTGAATTTGAACAATATAACGAAAATGGTGGACAAGTATTTACTTCTGGAACTAATGAACTTGGTGACTTTAAGGTTGGTAAGTCAATTACTGCATTCAACAGAACTGGTAACATTGATTTCCAAAATAAAGTCACAATTGGTCAATTAGATTCACTTGAACTATCACTATCTGGTGGTGTCAAAATTACAGAAATTTCTATAAGTAGAGAACTTGGGAATGATGAAATCGGTGGACCATCTGATGCTAGATTGGCAACACAAGCTGCCACTTATGGATATCTAACTGGACATTTAGGACCTTTCATTGATCAAAATAAATCAACTGCACCAATTCCTTCTGCTGTTCCACAATTAAATTCTCAGGGTCTATTAGATCCTGGAATGATTCCTGCTCAAATCAGATTTAACAATGTATTTGAAACAAATGTTAGTGGTGGTAGAACAGATTTATGTAATGATATTCCTGCAATCGAAGTATTAAAATCTGATATTGTCACTGAAGAATTTGTTGGTGCTGGTGAGACAACAACCACCACTTCTAACTTTACAATGACTTTCGAGAATGAAAGTCAATTCTTAGTTCTTAGTTCAGATACTGATGATTTTGCCTTTGATAATGGAGATATTGTAACTGCATCTCAAAATGGAGCTACCGGAATTGTAACTACACCCACACATATCTCTTACGGAAGTACTGGACTGGTTAAAGGTGTTATTAATACAATTAGTGTCAGTGCTGGTGGAACTGGATATAATGTTGCTGGAATTTATAGTGGTGTAAACTTAATTTCTACAACAGGAATTGGAACATCTGCTATTGCTGATGTTACTGTTAATTCTCTAGGAGAAGTTGAAAATATTAATATCAGAAGGGGTGGTAGATTTTATGCATCTGGAGATACATTTATTGTAGATCCTCAAGCGATTGGTGGAGTAGATGTTGGATTTACAACATTTACTGCTAGTGTTACCAATGTTGATACTAGATTATACGTAGATCTCATTGGAGATAAATCTCAATTCTTCGCAACTCAAAGTGTTCCTGATTTTATCTCTGATGGAACTGTATCTGCAGGATCAACTGACTTTTCAACTGTTTATACTGAAACTTTCTTACCAACTTCTGTTGGTGTTGGTGGTAGTATTTTCTTTAGTGAAAATGCAATTTTAATTGATACAGACACATACGACTTTGATGACGGAGATCCAGTTCTCTATACTGTCACTGGAGGAACTGTATTAGGACAACTTGAGAACAACAAAACTTATTTTGTTAAAAAAGTTGGTGTAAATTCTATCAGATTATCTACAACATATGATGGCAATAACATTGTCACTTTAGATGCATCCGGAACCGGAACACATCAACTAAAGAGACTAGGTGTTAGTACTGCTACGGATTTTATTGTATTCAAAGATCATGGATTTACTCTAGGAAAATCTTTAAAATATACCTCAGGTGATGGTCCTGCAGGTATTTCTACAGGAAGTTATTATTTTGTTGGATCTGTAGTGACTAATGGATTCACATTACATGATGTGAGACAAGATGCTCTCAATTCTATTAATGGATCTACAGTTAATGCTAGAGATTTAACCACTGTTGGTAGTGGAATTGGAACTTTTGATGAGCAAAATGTCACATTTGTAAGCACCATTAACACTTCTTCTAATAACAAAAATAATTTCAGTATTCTAGTTTCGTCTGCAGATATTGATGCTTCTAATGTTATTAGTGGTGTACTTGAAGCTGATAGATTGGCAATAAATGGAACTCCAAGCAATACAACATTTTTAAGGGGTGATAGCACTTGGGCTGGTGCTGTTCAAAGTATTGCTGTTGGTGTAGGAACAACATCTGCAATTAATGTCTTCCCTGGCACTCCATCAGTAAGTATTGTTGGAAGTGGAATTAACACATATTATGGTAATTTAAGACTAGATGTTCAGGGTGTTTCAACTGATACTGCATTAATTGGAGCAGATGAATATTCTACACTTGGTGTTGTTAGATTGAGATGGAAAGATGGTTCTGATACAGGACCATTTAAAGTGACTAATGATGATTTCTTAGTTGATTTACAGAGCACTGTTAGTGGAACAAATGATAATAGCATTGATGCTTACAGATTCCAAGGTCAAACTCTTGCTGATGTTGTTAATTTATCAACTCAATCTGTAAACGGTAACAGCAGAGGAACTTTAACTACATTAAATGGTGGAACTGGTGCAGCAAATAATGCTGCAACTACTGGTCAGATGCTGGTTTGTAATACTGCTGGAGAGTTTAATACATCTTCTGCACCAACATTAAATGGTAAACTCGGTATTGGATTCTTTAGTGCCACTGCTTCCGATATTAAAGGAACATTAGATATTGATCAATTAGCATCTCATGATACTACATCAACAACTACAACCACAACAACACAAACCTCTATCTTTAGTTTTGATAAATCCGTATTCAGAACTGCAAAAGTTTTAATTTCCATAACTGATGCAGATGGATCTAATTATCACTCCACTGAAATGCTTGTAATTCATGATGGAACTGATGCATATAAGACCGAATATGGTTCTATTTTTACCTCACAATTAGCAACATTTGCTGTTGATGTGAGTGGAACAAATGTAAGAATTCTTGCAACTCCTGCATCTTCAAACTCAATCACATTCAAGGTTTATGCCAGTGGTTTAATACGAGTTTGATCTAAATAGTAATACAATAAAGAAAGACACAAGGGGGGATAGTGAACTCCTATGGCAAATAGAGATTTTAAGGTACGCCACGGTTTAAATGTTTGTGGGAACTCCAGTTTAGGAGGAGACGTTGCGATATCTGGAAATTTAGATATAGGAGGTAATCTATCACTGGAGAGTGCAGATCTCAGTGGTGATTTACAAGTATCTGGTGCTGCATCTTTTGGATCATTAAAGGTTGCTGGAACAACATCACTGCAAGGTGGTCTTATAGTTGATACATCTCTAGATGTTCAAACTACATTACAAGCAGATGCTATAAGTGCTAGTGGTCAGTTACAAGTTGATGGAACTACATCTCTTAAGGATACACTAACTGTTAGTGGACTTACATCATTACAAGGTGGTCTTGTAGTTGATACATCTATGGATGTTCAATCCACATTACAGGCAAATACTATTAGTTCTTCTGGTCAGTTAATAGTACAGCAACAAGCACTTATTGCAGGTCAAACTTCTGTTGGTGGAACTTTAAAAGTTACGGGAGAGTCTCAGGTTGCCACTATTAGTTCTTCTGGTCAGTTAATAGTACAGCAACAAGCACTTATTACAGGTCAAACTTCTGTTGGTGGAAATTTAAAAGTTACTGGTGCCACAACATTATGTTCAACATTAGAAGTACAGGGTACAACTACTCTTTCCGGTGATGTTCAAGCAAAGGGCAATTTAAGTGTTGGTGGTGATTTAATTGTTTCTGGAGCACTTCAAGTTGGTGGTTCCGGAGGATCTGGTTTTAGTGTTGATAGTCCTGCAACTTTTGGAAATACTGTAACGATATCTGGTACAACTACTCTTTGCTCTGATTTGAGTATTGGGGGAGGAGGAAAAATCACAATATCTAGTAATACAACTCCTCATATTCAACTAAAAGGTGATGGTCCTCACAAACTTAGATTTCACGATGCTGGAACTACATCACAATCAAAAGCATTAGACTTAGTTTATAGGACAAATCCAAATACTTTAGGATTTGAAAAAGCATCTGATGAAACAAAGATATGGGAAACTGATGTTGATGATTTAAAAACTACTTTTCATGAACAAGTACTTATATCAGGAACTATTTGTGCCGGAACTGCTATCATTGCAGGAGCTTTGCAAGTATCTGGAGGTGCAGACTTTCATTCAACTCTTCAAGTCTCTGGAAATGCAAGTGTTGGTGGAAATTTTTCAACTAATACCTTAAGTGTCGGTGGTTCAACTATCCTTTCTGGTGCTGTTCAAGCAAAAAGTGATATCAGTGTCGGTGGTTCAACTATCCTTTCTGGTGATGTTCAAGCAAAAAGTGATATCAGTGTTGGTGGAAAACTTGTAGTCGGTGGAAGTACAATATGTGGATCTGCTATTTTAGCTTCTAATGTTTCAACTCAATTTTTACAAGTTTCTAGCAATACACGTATCGGTGGAGTATTACAAGTTACTGGATCAATTTCTGCCCCTGGTGGCATTCATGCAGCTGGTGGTGATATTCAAACATCTGGAACTATTTCTGGAACTCAACTTAAGTTTGTGAGTGCTAGTGGTCAGAGAATGACCGTATCTAATCTAGATTCTGTCTCCGGTAGAGTTGGAACTTTATCTGCCACTAAATTTAATTTTACTAGTGCTGGTGGTCAGAGAATGACCATATCTTCTGCTACTATAACATCACTAAATGTAAGCACAATTACTGTTAATCAGCAGGGCAACATTGCTCGAAGAATTAGTGGAACTGTCGCAAGTAATAATTCATCTTATGTAACTGCATTTACTGTAACTGGTAATAATCTGGCATCATGCATTGAAGTATTCTTTGAAGGATCTATTGCTAACGTTGTAGTTGCATGTTATGCAGAAATTGTAGTTAATCATAGTGGTGATATAAGTATTCGCACTCACCAAGGACAGTATGTAACACTAGATGTTCAAGTTATTAGTAATGGTGATGAAGATTTTGCAGTATTGGTTAAGAGAAATGGTGGAGTAGCAGGAACTGCAAACCTTAACTTTAATGTTTATCCAAAAGGTGATGAAACTGTTACTGCAACATCAACTAACCCTTATTCAGGAACAACATTTACTCATACTGGTGCAAGAGGAACAAAGATAACTGCAACTGGTGGAAATCCTCATAAATTTGAAACTGACGGTGCCATTGTTGGTGGAAAGACACTAACAGTTAGTGGACTTACATCACTACAAGGTGGTCTTGTAGTTGATACATCTATGGATGTTCAGACCTTATTACAAGCAGATACTATTAGTGCTAGTGGTAATCTTACAGTTAAAGGTAGTAGTGTTCTTTCTGGTAAAGTAACAGCAAAGTCTAATTTAAGTGTTGCTGGTTCAAGTATCCTTTCTGGTGCAGTTCAAGCAAAGAACACTTTATGTGTTGGTGGAAGTGGAACTATTGCTGGAGTATCATTTGATAAAGGTTGGGTGAGAATTGGAACTGCTGATGCTGGAATTGCAATGGATCCCAACGAGATTTACTTTGCTGGTGCTGGTAATCTTGGAACATTATCTGGTCACTTAACTCTGAATCCTGCACAAAGTATTGTCACCAGTAAAGTATTTGATTCTACTGCTAATATTCAAACCACTGCTATTATTTCAGGAACGCAACTCAGATGCACATCATTTGCAGGAACAACTGTTGATGTTACAGGAACTTTACAAGTATCTGGATCTACATCTTTAGGGTCACTAAAAGTTGCTGGAACCACATGCTTACAAAATACTACAGTTGTTAATAGTGCATTACAACTAAAAAGTGAACTAGATTTTATTGGTGGTACTAATGGAAAAATAATTGACTTTACGTTAAGTTCTAACACTACTGCAACTCTTAGAAGTCATGATGCTAATAATCAAAACTTTCATAATATGCTAATTATGCACCGTGCTGGTGCTGTTGAGTTATTCCATAATAATCAATCTAAAGCAGCAACTACAGCAGGTGGACTTGCTATTACCGGAACATTATGTGCTAGTCAAGATGTCAAAGTTGCTGGTCAATTAAGGGCAACAGGTGCTGTTTCTGTTGATGGGAGTGCTCATGTTGCTCAAGGTTTACAAGTAGGAGGAACTGCATCTATAAATGCACTAAGAGTTGCTGGAGCTACATGTGCTCAAGGACAAGCATTTGTAAATGGGTCTTTAAGAGTTACTGAAAATTTGACAGTTTCTGGTGCTACTGCCACAGTGGTTGCTCTTGATGCTAATCATGTTCAGGCATCTGGAGTTCTTTCAGGAACTCAACTCAGATGCACCAGTGCTTCTGTTGGTGGAACATTAGTAGTTGGTGGAACAGCATCTTTTAAAGGTGCTCTAAATGTTTCTGGAACATTAAGTGCTCGTAAGTATAGTTTTGAACCCTATGGTGTTGTTCCTGCCTATAGTAATAATTCCTATCAAACAATCACATATAACTCAGCAGAAAGTGCAATAGAACTATTTTCTTCTAGTGATACTGCCATTGGAATGGCATTCCCTGCATGGAAAGTTAATGTAAATCCAGGAAACAAGTGGCAGATTACGATGCAAATTCGTGCATCAGCAAATACCACTGGTGGTGTTTACATTAGAGTTTATGAATATGATGCAGAATTACCTAATGGAAAAATCGCAGTATCTCATGAAGCAAGTAACTCACTAGTCCAAGAAGATACAAGAGGAAAAGCATTATCACCAATATATGAAAATCAAAATGGAAGCACTACATGGCAGACTTTAACATTTGAATACACTCCTACTGGCAGTGCAGTTTGGGCATCTATTGTTGTCTTGAACTGGACAGGATTAGGAACAAATAGATTATATGTAAGAGAACCTCAGATCAATAGTATTCTTGAGAACGTTAATGTTGGTAGTAATGTTCAAGTTGCTGGACACGTTTCTGCTGGTGGTTATGGACATTTTGGACAAGCTTTACAAGTATCTGGATCTGCATCTTTAGGGTCACTAAAAGTTGCTGGCACTACATGTTTACAAGGTCAAGCAATTGCAGAGCAGTTACAAGTTCATGGAATAACTAGCACTGTTCAATCAATAAGAACAGCAGCACAATCACAAACTAATGCTAATGGTATTGGTGGACTTGCAATATATTCCTCATCTATATCTTGGGCTGGAATATCAATTACTGGTCCCGGTGCTACTAAAACTTTGGGTATTCATTATGGTGGACAGAATGATAATACTTTAAGATTTGGAAGATATCAAAAAGCTGCAAGTATTACTCAAGGTGGTAATTATGAAGCAAATCCAGTCATGTTTGACATGGATAATGGAGCAATTCAGACTATAGGACAGGTAAATGCACAAGGTGATTTATTCTGTAATGGACAAGTAAGAACAGCTGCTCAAGTTTCTGCTGCTGGAGATGTAAGAGCAATAGGTCAATTAAGATCAAATGCTCAAGTTTCTGTTGCAGGTGGTGTTATTGCAAAAGGAGGTTTACAAGTATCTGGAACTGGATCTTTTGGAGCATTAAAAGTTGCTGGAGTTTTATCTGCACAAGGTGGTTTAGTTATTGATAGTTCATTTAATTGTCAGATCGTAGCACAATTCAATAATATTAGTTGTTCTGATAATATAAGAGTTGATGGACAAATTAGTGCTCAAGGTTCTATTCTTGCTGGCCAAACTTTAAGAGCAGGTGGTAACTTATGTGGTCAAGGAAACACATTTTGCAATCAACTTTTAAGAGTTGGTGGAACTGCATGTTTGCAAGGTGTAGCAGTTGTTAATAGTCACATAGATTTGAAAAGTGAACTGAATTTCGTTGGTGCTACCAATAAGTATATGGACTTTATGTTGGTATCCAGTAATCAAGCTACATTTAATGCCAATTTTAGAAGTATGAATCACCAATCCCAGGTATTTCATACTCATTTAGTTTTTAATCGTGGTGCTGCTGTTGATTTATATCATAATAATAATTTAAAGGCAGCAACTAGATCCGGTGGATTCTATGTTTCTGGAACATTATCTGTTGTTCAAGATGTAAAAGCAGGAGGACAAATAAGAGCAGCAGGTGCATTATCTTGTAATGGTAGTGGTCACTTTAGTCAAGGAGTGCAAGTATGTGGAACTGTTTCTTGTAATGGATTACATGCTGCTGGTGGTAATATTCAAACAACTGGTGCTATTTCTGGTAATACTGTAGTTGGTCAAACACTTCAGTATAACACCCGTGTAAATGGAAATAACCAGGCTCAATATGACAAACTAAGAGTATGGAATAATGGTAATTATGCAATCGGCATGAATAATGCAATGACTGGTGCACATTTGAATGATTATGCGATGACATTTACCATGAATAATGAGCAGGATCGTGGTTTTGTGTTTAGACATAGTGGTATGAATAAAGCACAATATGCGATGGCAATGAATGTTTCTGGAAGAACTGCTATTGCTCACGGATTAAGAGTTGGATATGGCGTTAATTGGCAAGGTGATCCAGGAACTAATCAAATACACTCAGCAGGTGATGTTTATGCTGGTGGACAATTAAGAGCAGCAGGTGCTGTTTCTGTTAATGGAAGTGCTCATGTTGCTCAAGGTTTACAAGTAGGAGGATCCATTTCTTGTAATGGATTACATGCTGCTGGTAGTAATATTCAAACAACTGGTGCTATTTCTGGTGGTCAACTATTAACTGGTGGTCAAGTTCTTGCTGGTGGAAAGGTCAGAGGAACTCAAGTTTGTGCTCAGGCACAATGCCTTGTAAACAATCAATTAAGAGTTAGTCAGGGAACTATTCTCAATGGTACTACAAGTATTAAAACTGCAAATGGAACAACACACTGGAATGGACAAAACCAAAGAAGAAGTGTAGTATGGAGAAATGATGGTGGACACTATTACTTACTAATTACTGGACAGCAAAATAATGCAAACACATCTTGGAATAGTTGGAGACCGTTTTATGTAAGTCTTTCTAATGCATATGTCAATTTTAGAAGATTAATGATAACACAGCAGATAACCGCATGTGGTCAAATTCAATGTAAGGGAAAGGTTTCTGCTGTGTGTGGTTTTGGTGGTGGTGGTGCCGACTTTGCTGAATATTTTGAATGGGCAGATGGTAATCCAAACGTATCAGATCGTGTTGGAAGATCTGTTGTAGTTACAGGATCAAGTGGAAAGATTGGTATTGCTACTACCGGACAAACTCCATTTGGAGTTGTAACTGGAAGAGCAGCATTTGTTGGTAATACTGCTGGTCGTTGGCACCAAAGATACTTAAAAGATGAATATCTTAGAACTATTAAAGATGAAAATGGAAATGATGTTCCTAATCCTGAATTTAACTCTGCCTGCACTTATTTTACCAGAGAACAAAGAGCAGAATGGGATCCTATTGGAATGATGGGTAAAATTCCTGTTCGTGTAGGTGAACCTCTCAATCCTAATTGGATGAAACTAAGAGTTATTTCACCTACGGTTGAAGAATATCTCGTAAGGTGATATAATATAAATATCTCAAGTTGATAACTACATTACAACAATGAAAAAAGCATTAGAAACTGTTTATACATCATTTGAAACTCAATTAAAAGAGCATAAAGAAGCAATCGCAAAATTGGAGGGTGAACTCATGCAAAGACGAGAGCTTGCTCTAAAACTTGAAGGGGCTTTAGAAGGATTTGCTCTTGTAGATAAAGAATCAAAGAAACCTGAAAATATGCCGATGGTTCAATTAGATGATGAAGATGAGGAGGAAGAATCTGAAGAGGAGGATTGATAAATGAGGAGAAGATATCGCATCATATTAGAACTAGAATTGATGGAAGATAAAGAACCAGAGGCTCTTGACTGGCAAGAACTTCTACAATTAGAAGAGAATGAATATGTTGATGTGATAGATGTTGAAGAAGAAGATGATGTTTGGTGACAATCTAACTTCTGTCACAACCTCCCTTGACGGGGAGGTTTTTTTATGTTATGTTATAATCAAAACGAGATTGTATGAAACCAGCAAAGTTCAAAACTTGTCTCCGTTATCCTGGTGGAAAGAGTAAAGCACTCAAAACTTTGGGAGAATGGATTCCATCGGACTTCAAAGAGTTTCGAGATCCATTTTTAGGTGGTGGAAGTATTCCTTTGATGGTATCACAAAACTATCCAAATGTTCCTGTTTGGGTGAATGACAAATACTTCTTTTTGTTTAATTTCTGGTTGCAACTGCGTGATCAAGGAGTCCTTTTGTCAAATAAAATTAGGGAAATTAAAGAAGAAGTAAATGGTGACGATGAAGCACATCGAGATCTGTTTAATCAGTATGCAAAAGAGATGAAAGATTATGAACCTTTTATGCAAGCAGTTGCATTTTTCATCCTAAACAAGTGTTCATACTCTGGACTCACTGAAAACTCTACATTTTCAAAGACAGCATCTAGATCAAATTTTTCGATTGTTGGTGCTGAGAAACTAAAAATGTTCTCACATATTATCAAGAACTGGAAAATCACTAATGTTGATTATTCTGAGGTGATGTGTGCTCCTGGTGAAGATGTTTTTGTATTTCTAGATCCTCCATATGATATTAAAGATTTTCTTTATGGAACTGATCGCAAACTTCACTCTTCATTTTCTCATGAAAGTTTTGCTGACAATGTGGACAAATGTCCGCATCAATTCATGATTACTTACAATAAGAATGAGTGGTTAGAAACTAGATACAAAGATTATACTCTTAAAGACTGGGAACTTCGTTACTCTATGGTTCATCGTGGAGATAAAGGCACAAAAGAAAATATAAAAACGGAATTGTTAATTTCTAATTATAACGTGGACACTTTAGAAACTGCCACACTATTCTAACCACTCCCACATTTTTCCTGTATATTAAAAGAGTCAAAGAAATCAAATGCAAGGTTCTTCACAAGTTCTCCGTTCACTTCAATCACTTCAGCAATGCTATCGTGACCAAAATTTTGTTCTTACTAAAGAACAACAGGAACGATATGATGAGTTGCTGATGCTCCGTCGTGCTTTTATTCAGCACTGGAGAGAAAATAAACAAATCACAAACTGAGGTAAACTATCATGCAATGGGAAGTTCAACTTATCAAAAACGGTCGTCAATTTTCGGATTATGTTTTTGCATCAGATTTTAATGATGCCCGAGATGTTGCAATCCATCGCAATCCTGGTTCTACTTTTATCACCGCAAATGTAGTTTGATTTTTCTCTACTTTTTAATGAAACTAACTGTTACTTTTTCAGGGTATGTTCCTGAAGAATGTAATGATAATCACAGACAATATGATACTCAAAGGGGGAATCATATTGAAAGAACTTGCATCATTGAAAACACGCAAAAAATTGGTGTGCCAGTTCAATAACCTGCACAAACCTCTTGACTTTTCGGTCGAGAGGTTTTATATTATATTCATCAATCAAAGATTACTGACTTGACTATCACTCTTCGTCCGCATCAACAACGTGGCATCAATCGTATGGAAGAGTATGCCAAAGGTCAACTGATTTTCCCCACCGGAGCAGGTAAAACTCTCACGGCAATTATGGATGCCAAGAGAGTTTTTGAGACCGCAAATTCTCACAAAACCATTGTGATTGTTGCTCCTCGTATTCTCCTTGCTGAGCAACTTTGCAGTGAGTTTCTGGAGGTTATTCAACGCAAAGATGTGCATGTGATGCACGTTCACAGTGGTGAAACTTCTTACTTCAGCACCACTAAAGTCAAGGAGATTGAACTGCATGATTCTGTCTGCAAAACTGCTGGTGAGCATCAACTTATCTTCACCACTTACAACTCTCTGGGTCGCATTGTAGACGCAAAGGTTGAGGTCGATACTATCTACTTTGACGAGGCACATAATAGTGTCAAACGTAACTTTTTCCCTGCAACTGAGCACTTCAGTCAAGAGGCAAATCGTTGCTATTTCTTCACTGCAACCCGCAAAACTTCTGTCACCATTATGAAACCCGGCATGAATGATCGTGCCGTCTATGGTGATGTGATCTGCCGAGTTTCTGCACCTGAGTTGGTTGAAGGTGGTTTCATTCTTCCCCCTAAAGTTAAGGTAATTGAAATGGACAAAGTTGATCGCAAGTCCATCACTCCTCACCTTGAAAGTAACAACATTCTCACCACTATTGATGACATCAACATCAAAAAGATTCTGGTGTGTGCAAAAACTACTAAGCAACTGACTACAATTTTCCAGACAGATTTTGCCGATCAATTGGAACAACGTGGTTATTCTTATCTGTATATCACTGCCAAAACTGGTGCTGTTATCGACGGTGAGAAAGTTTCCCGTGAGAAGTTCTTTGAAACTTTGAACGCTTGGGGTAAAGATCCTAGCAAAAAGTTTGTTGTTCTTCATCGTTCAATTCTGTCCGAAGGTATCAACGTCAGTCAACTGGAAGCAGTCATCTTCATGCGTAACATGGATGTGATTGAAATGACCCAGACTGTGGGTCGTGTGCTTCGTAAAGGTGGTGAAAGTAAGACTTATGGGTTCTGTGTCGTTCCTGTTTATTCTAAGGTAGGTATCTCCACTCAACGTGGATTGCAGACAGTTATTGATACTGTCTTTGAAAAAGGTGAGATGCTTGATAGTGTTGTTCGTCGTTGATGTGCCAGTGGGGAGAACTGTCCACCATTCTCCCCAAAGCACCATAAAACATGTATATTAAAAGAGTCAAAGGAATTTAAGTCATGCACCTGATTGATTCTCTGGAAACAAAAACTGACTGGGGTAAGATTTTTGGTGTTGTAGATTCTCTCTACAATGATGCAGGATTCTCCTCCAATGCTGATAACTTTGCCCGTGCAACTGCTGTAGAGAAAGCAATCGCAAAGTTCTCAGATCTTGAACGTGTAGATAAAACTGGATATGATTTTCTCTTCGGTGATAAAAAGATTGAACTGAAAATGGGCAAGAATTTATTCTACAAACGTAAGGACATTCATGCCACTAAAAAGTTCAAAGTAAAATCTTTTCTGAGTGAGAAGAAAACTGTCGAAGATTTCCGTCAAAATAAAACTTTTGACTACATGATGGTGATTGATCTCACGGCACGTCGTGTGGTGATTGTTGAAGATGAGAAAGCACGATCTTTGTATCAAGAAGGTGCTGATGGGGCAATGATTGAACTGAAGTTGGGTGACTATTATCAGTGTGATTTGGGTGAGTTTGATGTTACTGAACCTCCCACACTTTTGTCTAGAGCTATCAACAAAGCAATCGAAGGTTATCTGGACTTCTGAGTGTGCCAGTTTATCAAAGTGTCCACCATTCTCCCCAAAGCACTCTAAAACCTGTATATTAAAAGAGTCAAAGGAACAACGACATGACCACTCAAACATTCTCCGAGTTCGTTGCAACTCAAGATGCACGGAACACCATTGAACTTAACGTCCGTAAGTATTCTTTGATGCTGTGTGATGCACTTGAACTTGATTTCAAGACCAGTCATCCTAACTCTGAACCCTACAAGTTCTACATCGAAAGTGGTCGTAAGTATCACAAAATTATCATGGAAACTGATGGTGGTTCTAGTCGTCTTGGACCTTCCCGCAGTGTTCATGCCTTTGTTGATAAGAAAACGGGTGATGTTTACAAAGCAGCATCATTCAAAGCACCTGCAAAGATTGTTCGTTATAATCTTTGCATCATGAGTGACCGTGAATGGTTGTTTGAAAATGCAGATTGGGCAGGTTCTTATCTTTACATCAAGTGAGGATCAAAAAATGATTACTTCAAAAAAACAAATGCTCCGCATTATGAAAGGTTGTGAGGGTGCAGATACTCTCACCCGTGAGCAAAAGTTCCAAGTCTTTGTCAACGTGTGCGACAACATGTTGAAGGAAGGTAGAATGTCCAAAGCAACTCACAAACGGTTCACTCACATTTGGTAATGGAACTTCCTCATGATTTCCCCCATCAACCCCCAGAAGGTTACTCCTATGAAATACAAAATCACAAAAGGAATGTGGTTGCTATTTGGTTACGGGATCACCGCAAGTATTCTTACACTAATGATGATGTTAGGACTATTTGGGGATTCTACAATGGAAAAAAAGGAGAATACTATGCCCCAATCAATGCAAAGAAAGCAGGAGATGTAGTGAACATAAATGATACGCGGAATTACACCGCAATGCAACTTAATTTCAAAGGATTAGAGGGATTTTTTATATGAAATTCCGCGGCACCGGAAACCAGTTGACAAGGTGGCACAGTGGGGGTTGAGATCCCCCCAGATCTGTGCAATGATACCATCATGAACAAAGCAAACGACATGGCAACCAAAATCTTCTCACTGACACCATCCGAACAACAGGCAAAGTGGAATGACATTATGGGTCAAATGTGTGCCTATGTTGATGATACAAATGCCGACGTAGATATGGCATATGATTGGGTATGTGAGATGCTCAACATTTCCTCCTTTGTTGACAATGAAACTGCATGGAATTCTTTCTATGATGTGTGGGAGTCCTGCGATAATCGCAACGACTTGAACACTTTCCAAATCGTTTGATAAACTACATCATGACTAAGTTTTATCTTATTCTTTTTATTGCATCATTGTCGGCACTACTAAGCGTTGAAATCATGAATGTAATTGATGCAAAAAAGATAGAAAAATTAAATGCTGAAATGCGTAAAGAGTTCAATGAAAAGCAAAAGAAAGAAATATCATTGATGAAAAAATTCTGTTTGGAATCAGATCCATCAGACTTATATCTAATTGATTTAGAAACTTTGTGTGAAGGATATTGATGAAAATTATGCAAAACAACTATCTCACTGACTACATCGAATCCAAAGGTTACACTGTTCAAGAGTGTTCCAAACCTGCTAAAAAAGAGATTCCCGCTAACATGCGGGACCGTTATTCTTCCTACGAAGAGTATAAAGAAGCACTGCACGATTTTCTCAACGGAATGTGACGGTGAACTAAGTGGCACAGTATTTTGGCACTGGGGTCAAAATCGTGTATTCTATAAGAGTCAAAGGAACACACTATGAACACGAAAGTCGCAAAGCACCTCTCAATCCCTGAGAATCGCATCAACTATTCTTTTCACTTTCTTGGTGAGTTTGGTCCTGATTTTGTAGATTACAAAAAATGTTATGATGCCATTGCAAAATGGTCTGACAAACTTGACACCTCTGAGGCACACTATTGATGCAAACAACAACAGCAACTTATCAGATTCAAGTTACAACTGACGAAGGACATTTGTCATTCTTAAAAGACATGCCCACACGTCCAAAAACACAAAAGGGGATCAAATCACAGAACAATAAGTTATCAAAATGGGTAGAAAAACAATATCCTAATTTTACTTCCTACGACATTTCTCTTCTCAACTGATGACTTATTCTGAACTTTTAGTGCAGTTGCTTCAACTTAACGCGGAACAGTTGCGGCAAGACGTTACAATCTACGACATACATAGTGATGAACATTATCCTATGAAAGAGTTTGTGTATACAACTGATGCACAAAATGTTCTAGACACTGATCACCCCATTCTTTCTTTCTGAGTTATGGCAACCCGAGCACGAATTGGTATTCAAAATGATGACGGAACTATCCGGTCTGTTTATCACCATTGGGATGGTTATCCTGACTGGTTAGGTAGAGCTTTACGTCAACATTTTAACACCGTTGATAAAGTGAACACACTAATCGATGGGGGTGATATGTCATCATGTTACACAAATTTAGGTTTCAATAATGAAACAAGGGAAACAACTGGACCACTTTACTATTCAGAACGTGGTGAAAATGTTCCTGCAAAAGTAAATACAAATTTTGATAATTATATGCAATATAATAATGCAAGTGAGGAATTTTATTACCTTTTCTTGAATGACGAATGGAAGTGTTATTTTCTTAGGGGAGAGATGTCGGGTTACCCAACTTACACTGAGCAAGTGATACCGGAGGGAGACTTATGAACCCTGATGATATACAATTAACAGGCATAGCAAAATCTTTTGAATATGAGAAACTATCCCGTGAAATTGATACAATCAATGATGCAAAAACTTTGAAGCATATGCTGAAATCTTATATTAAATTATTCCTAAAACAACAGGAAACACTAAATTCTATTTCATACATGAAAATAGATGATTAAAGTATGATAAACTATTATGTAAGTTTAAATTACTTTTATGCTCAAACATCTAGACAAAATGTCAGACGAGATGAGGCAATCTTTATCTGAAGATTGTGAGGATTATTTACTCCATCGGCACATTCCTTTGCGTTCACATTCTGCTGAGGATATTATCACTCAGGCAGTGCGTGAGGGTTATCAAATAGAGAAATTTGACCGGTTTATTAACAAACCCCCTGGACAGTGATTAAAGTGGCACACAGACCCTTGTAGGTGCTCCAAAATCGTGTATTCTATGAGAGTCAAAGGAACGGAGTTCAAACGATGCAACTGACTTCAAAGGATGGCAACATGGTTGTTGACTTCTATCCCGTCAAATTTGCAACGGGTGAGATTCACAATCGTCTGATGCTCAAAGTTGTTACTTTCATGGGTGCAACTCAATCCAAGCGTTACATCAACAAAAAAGATTTTCAGTATGAGTTTGATTCCCGCACTCATGGTTATGGTTATGAAGTAACCGACGAATCTATGATTCCGCAGTTGTTCAACTCTGCAATGTGTCTTGCTTGCTGATGTTGTACCTCCTCTCTATTGTTGTTATCATCATTTCACTTTTCTCATGACTGACTTCATTTGTGCTTACTTTGGTAAAGGTTCTGATGGTAAAGAATGGACCATCACTGCCCGTGGGTTTGCATCACTTAGGCAGGCAGAAAAGCATGGTCTTTACATGATGCCAACTGCTGGAGTTTTAGGGTTTGCTGTTATTTCAGAGAATGAAGAAGCATGGATTCTTTACACTGATTACAGTATTCTTCCCCCGAATACTTCTGTGACACAAGATCTAAACGGTTTTAATGTTACAATGGCACCTCAACTTCAGTATATCTGATTCATGTTCAATTTTACACCTGAAACCACCGAAACCACTGAAACCATGACTTCTGCATCAAATCAAATTTTCTTTGTTCCTTTATCTGAGTGTAAGAATAAAGTTATCACAATTTCTTGGAAATTTCCATATCATAAGATCACAAAAGCAGGTGAAGATTATGGGTTCTTTGTTGCCACCAAATCTCAACCTTCGGCACCTGCAATACTTAAGAATCGTACATGGGGATATAAACGTGCTCAGTACAAAGGTTTGAATGGATGGTATGTTTATGTGAAGCAATTTACAAATGGATTTATTCCTGAAGACTATGTTTATATTGAAGCATCAAAATGATTAGTTCTGCATCTTCTACTGATTGGGATGACTTTTGGAGTGGTCCCAATCCCGACAACATTCCCTCTATTTTCTCTGACAAAATGACTGCTTCCACTGTGAAAGAAAATGTGATCGATCGTGATGAACTTCAGTCTAATTTGATCAATCAAGTTTTAGATGATATGGATCTAAAGACAATGTATGCGTGTTTGTATGATTATATGAGTGAAAGTTATGACAAGTATAGTGTGGATGAACTGATCGAAGAAGTGGAGGAGTATTATCCTGATTTGCTTGAATGAGTGTTAAATAGTAAGGTTACAGTTATTATTGTTTTTTTCTAATTAAATTATGACACTTTCTGAATTGCGTTCTCAAATTGACAATGATGAAGTCTTTAGTGATTTCATTGAAGTTATTGAAGAGGAAGCAAGCAAATATGAGGTAACGGTTGATTACTATGTCGAAGAATTTATGCTATAATCTTTAACAGAGCACTATACTTTTTCCCGGAGTTTCTCATGACAATCAACAAAAAGGACAAAGATTTTATGACTGCGAGTGATGTTTATGATCTAATTGTTGAATTACGTCGTGAGGAAAGGTTCAATCGTGATGATGATTATGAGTGTGTGAATGTTGAAGAGGAGGAATATATTGCAAACTAAATATCAACATAATGATGAATTGATGGGGAGTCAGACTGGATGATTACATATGAGCAAAGTATCAAGGAAATGAAATTCCTTGCAAGTAATCGTAATTTTTTCCTTGAAGGAAAAGGTGGAATTGAATTATTTGGGTATCCATATAGTTCTTATTGGTCAATGCGATCTCAACAAAATTCGATTGAAACATATTGGCCCAATAATGTTTACGGGGTAGCAAAGAATATAAAGAAGTATATTACGGATGGAACTGGTATCGACGTGAATCAAATGTCTTTACCTGCTGTTACCCGTCATGGAATACATTTTGAGATGTTTACACATAAGGACCTACATCCTTATGAGTTTCCAGAAGGTGATCCAAACGTAGAATTCAACACAGTGTTATCGTGGCCCTCATTTATGGACCCGATTTATGAAAGAAATGTAGGTAAAGATAAAGTATTACCAACTGCTGCACCTTTTGTGTATTCTTATCATAATTGGAAGAAAGCAAGAGAAGAAGATGGAACACTGGATAAAGTAAAAAGAAAGGGAACAATCTTCTTCCCTCGTCATTCAACAACGTCTAGGACTGTTGTAACTGATTATAAGAAGATGTGGAGAGATCTAGAGAATCTCCCTGAAGAAATGAAACCGGTTAAAGTATGTGTATTCCATGCAGATGTTGATCTAGGTGTTGCTGATGATGCTATTGCTAGAGGTTATGAAACCTTCTGTTGTGGTCTTACAGTAGATCAGAACTTTCACTGGAGAATGATGGATTTATTCGCAGGTGCAAAGTATGCATGTAGTCAGAAGATTACCAGCAATGCAATGTATGCAACTCTATGTGGAGTTAATTATTTCTTATTAGATGCAAAGATGAGATATATCAATCAAGATCAATTTACTATCTTAAGAATGAAAGATGGAGAAGATCCTGAGAAAGCATTACAACATAAGAGAGAAGTAACTGAACAGTTTAGAGCAATAGATTTAGATGCATTTCCTGAACGATTGAAGACTGCTAGGAGATTATTATCAGCAGATCGTAAAGTATCACCAGAGAAGTATCTTACACAGTTGTTAGATCTTTCAGGAAAACATTATTCAGAGAGAACAGCAAAGAGATATGATCTTATTCATCCTAGTAGAGTACCTTATCCTACTTGTGTGAATCGTATGAAAATGGACGCGGAAAGATTAAAAATGACTTAAAAATACGAGTTTACTTGGATCTGAAGGATTGTTGTTCTTTGTTATACTAAACCCCTGCTTTTCTTAGTAATAATGGGGGTTTTGATGTTTTTGTTCTATGTGATACTTGTGTTATGAATTGATTAAAAAAGGTATAAAAAACATACTTTGAAATGTTGTATAAATATCGTGTTTTTTTGTCTTTAATGTACTCAGAAGGTGCTGTGAAGTTACTGTAAAGGTGCTCTGAAGTGTCTGTTTAATTATTCTCTTAATGTCTTATAAATGTGCGGAGTTCTTGTGAGTTTTGCCTGCGAGCAACCGATTGTCAACCCCCTTGACATCAGACCCGAAAAATATTATAATATCAGGGAATCGCATAAAACTCTGATGAACTCCCAGATCATTGATTACACCTATCAACTATCATTCACCCCAGAAGAATCATCATGTATTTGTGATCTTGCGATGGATTATGATCAGGGGATCTTATCAGTGTCGTTTCACAGTTCTCCCGATAAAGTATATTTTTATGATGTAAAAGACAGCAGTGTTTTTGAGTGTTTAGAAGAGGCATCTAAGGACCTGGAAAGATTTTCGATTGGTAAGATTTTCAACTATTATATCACTGATGAAAGTATTGTGCCAATCGTATAAGTGTCACACAATATAGGCACAGGGTCTCAGATCGTGTATTGTATATGAGTTGAGACAATTAACAACATGTTTGAAGAACTCTGGTCTGAGATCAATGATGCACCCGGTGAGATTTTTGACATTCCTGAGATGAAAGAATTCAACCAAGATAAGGAGGAGGAAAGCTTCGATAAGATGCTAGAATCTTCTGTGGAATTCTAAAGAGAAATCAGACGGTTCTGGAAGTGTCCACTAATCCCACACAGACCCCCAGAATCGTGTATCTTATAGGAGTGGAGGGGACAGCACCCCGACACACTACAAACCCTCTCAAATCGTCTCTCATGCGTAAGATCGAACAGCAGATGAACAACGCAGTTTCCAACAACAAAGATTGGCAATCTGCTAACACTTCTGTTCACTTTGATCCTGAAACTGGTGTCTCTGTGATTCGTCTCCATGGCAATAAGATTGCTGAGGTTGGTGACACTTGGATGCAAATCTGGGATGGTGGTTGGCAATCTAACACCACAAAGTCCCGTCTGAATGCACTACTTTCTGCCTTCGGAATTGATGGTGAGAAAGTATTTCAAAAGGACTTTCAGTGGTTCCTGATGCAAGATGGGGGAGCAATTCCTTTCTTCTCCGGTATGCGTCTTGCCTGATGTTTGCTGCCTTAAGTAAGAAACGTTCTTTTCTTCTTCAAACAATGTTCAAGACCATCTGTAAAACTTGCACTCTTATTCTCATTGCCTCTCTTCTCTGGAATAGCAATGATGCCCGAACTTTCACTGCTGACGTTCTCACTGATGCAGCAGAGATTGTCCGACCCGAATCTGAAGCATCTCTGAAGATTATCTTCTGATTCTTATCACTCACTGTTCACCCCTTAATTAACAACAACTCTAATGCAACTCACTGACACTGCCAAGCAACAACTTCAACTGCAATTCTTTGTATCTTATCTGAACACCTTCGGTGATACTGGTAATGATATTCTGACTGCCCTGGATGACATCGCATCTGGTGAGGTTGTATGGTTTGACCCTGAGACTATCTGAGGTTCACTGATACTAACCCCTTCGGGGGTTAGTGTTACTTACAGCAGTTATTATTGTTATATTAAAAACAATGGGTCCCCCTAAGCTATAAACGACCCAAATCGACCTTTAAATATCTTTCTCTTTAAAAATTTTTTTATGAGAAATTTCTCCACAAATAGTTGGTTCACAATAAAGGTTTGCTGTCTCTTGATAGTATAACACAACCTCTTCATATTTGCAAGGGGGCACAGAGATTGCTAGGTCTCTAGAATTAAATGGTCGTTGATTATTTTCAGAGATACTCATAGTTTGTTTTAAACCCAACAGAGTCATTCTACAGGTGAAAACGGAAAGTGTCAAGCCTTGACTTTAAAAAAATTTCCCAGTAAAATTTTATGTCAAAAGGTTTAATGTTAAATATGTCGTTCGAGTTACTCTCACAAATGGACAGCAACAACTGGTTTCATGTATATGACAAAAGAACTAAAGAATGCATTTACCACTGCTTGACAACAGATCAATTAGAGGTTAAAATCGTAGAGAATCTAGTTAGGTTCAGTGATCATGAAATTGAAAAAGTAACAAACAATAGTTGTATCAACATTGACACATCCCAATAAATACACAGGAGTTGAATTTTAAACAATGGCTAAAGGATTTACAGTAAAGGCAGCAAAACCTAAAAGTTCTGATAATGGACTTACTGAAGAAGAACTTGTACAGAAAGGTAGAGAAGTTCTTAAAGGAAAGACTGTAGTATTTTGTCTACCTGGACGAGGAGTTTCTTATGTCTATCTGAAGAACTTTGTACAGTTATGTTTTGATCTTGTACAGAATCAGACACAGATTCAGATTTCACAAGACTATAGTTCAATGGTAAACTTTGCAAGATGTAAGTGTCTTGGTGCAAATGTATTACGTGGACCCGATCAAATTCCTTGGGATGGAAAACTAAATTACGATTTCCAACTATGGATTGATAGTGACATTGTGTTTAACACAAACAAGTTGTATCGTATCGCAGCACTTGACAAGGACATTGCATGTGGGTGGTATATGACCGAAGATGGTCGTACTACCAGTGTTGCCCATTGGTTGGAGGAAGACGATTTCCGTAACAATGGTGGTGTGATGAATCATGAGACTGGAGAGTCCATGAGCAAACGTAAGAAACCTTTTACAGTTGATTACACTGGTTTTGGATGGACACTGATCAAGAAGGGTGTCTTTGAGAATGAGGGAATGAAGTATCCCTGGTTTGCTCCCAAGATGCAAGTATTTGAATCAGGAGAGGTCCAAGACATGTGTGGAGAGGATGTAAGTTTTTGTCTTGATGCTATTGAGAGTGGTTTTGAGATTTGGTGTGATCCTCAGTGTCGTGTAGGGCACGAAAAATCTCGGGTTATCTGATGAACTATGAAATTCGGATTCGTGGTCGTCAGATTTACTCGGGCGACTCGGAGAATGATTTTTTAGATGTACTTGAAGAATTAGCAGAAGAGTACTACAATACTGGAGATCCTTCTCCAGAGGACATTGAAACTAACATTACGGAGTAACTAATTATGGCAATGCGCGCACTTAAGAAGGGTGATATTCAAATTGAATCCCTTCCCAAAAAAACTCGTCAAGGTAGTGGTAAGCACACCAAGTATGCTGCCACCAGTCGTAACGGTAAAAAGAAACCATATAGAGGTCAAGGACGATGAAGAGTGGAAAGGTATGGGGTATCACCCAATTAGTACACTCCAATAGTTCCTTTGAGTTTCATCGTATTGAAGCAAAAGCAGGTGGACAATGTTCCAAGCATAAACATAAGCATAAGTGGAATGGTTTCTTTGTAGAGAGTGGGTCACTTAAGGTTCGTATTTGGAAAGAAACTTCTTCATTACTAGCTGGTGATTCAACACACGTAGATGAGACTGAATTAGGTCCAGGAGACTTTCTAATGGTTAAACCGACCGAATACCACCAGTTTGAAGCAATAGAGGATACGGTGGCATTTGAACTGTATTGGGCAGAGTTTAATCATGATGATATTGTTCGTGAAGATCATGGACGAATGAAGTCTAATTTTATTTCTTATCAGATTCCTGAATACAGTGGTGATTATGATCTGAGTGCAGGATGTTTAACTCTGAGTGGTATGAGCATCTCCACATTTGGTAATAATAATTTTGATGTATAGATAGTATAACTATCTTAATATTATGAGTTGTCTTATCGCCAATTTGCCTGCCGTTGAGGTTTGGGTTCGCAAAGAATATTTAACTGACCATCAATCTGGTCATGGAGAGTTTGTAAAGGGCGTCTGGGTATCAGTTAAGTCGATACCTGGACGTGCTTTTTATTTTGAGACATACTTACCAGAGTATGCAGCAATGTATGATAAGCTACCTATCAGTGCTTTTGTATCATCACCAGAGACTCCAAGTCCTGATATGCCATTGAATAACCTACAGTTCTGGAACTGTATGGATTATGGTGTAGTAGCAGTTACAAAGCAGTTTATTGGTTCAATGACCTACGAGTGTCACACTAGAGATTTCGGAGCACAGAGGGGCACCTACGTGTGTACCATAGATAATTACCATCGTGATCCAGACTCTGTTGACTATGCTACGAGTGAGAATCCTGCAGAGCATAAATCTCATAACCTAGTTGAACTTGATAATGGACAATTCTGTCTATATCCAAATAATAGAACTAGAATCTTTGATAATAGTTTGACACCCAAGAATCCAAAGACTCCAGATTTCAAGGTATCCACTCAATATTATCAAGTTGAAGCAGGTTATGATTTTGATGGATTGGGAACAGAAGAGAACTATTTCTGGAAAACTGCGAAAGAAAGAGAAGAAACTAGTGATCCACAATTACTAACTGAAGAGTATGCTGATTGGAATATCTCAGATACCTAATAAATACATTAGTAAAACTGTAGATATGAATGCCAGTTCCATATCCGACAAAACAATTTAAAGATATTAGTCTCAGTTTTAAAAAACATCCTGTGACTAAAGATATCTTGGTGTTAAAAGATAATGATGCGATAAAAAAATCGGTAATGAATATTGTCAGAACTGCCATTGGTGATAGATTTTATGAACCAGCCCTTGGAACACGGATTGGAGGTCTACTATTTTCATTGAGCACCAATTCATATGATCAATCTTTATTAAAATCTGAAATATCTACTGCACTTCAGAATTGGGAACCTAGAGTTAGTGTAAACGGAATTGATGTTACTCTACAAACTAGGTCATCGGAAAATTCTTTTTTCAATGATGAAAACAGTGTTGAGGTGGTTATTGATTATGAGATTATTGGCCAACCAAATATTCCACAACAAATTCAGTTTGTTTTAGAGAGATAAAATGTCAGCAACTCAGTATTTAAGTTTAGATTTTGATCAAATAAAAGATTCGATCAAGAGTCATCTAAGAGCAAACTCAAATTTTACGGATTATGATTTTGAGGGATCAAATCTTTCAATCTTAATTGATATACTTGCATATAATACTTTTATTAACTCATACAACACCAACATGGTGGCAAATGAGGCATTTTTAGAAACTGCTAGTTTGAGAGAAAATGTTATAACTCATGCCGAAAATATTGGATATGTTCCTAGGTCTTCTAGAGCATCTAGAGCAAAGATAAGTTTTAGTATAGTTTTTCCAAATGATACAACTGCATCTTTTTTAACTCTTAAAAAAGGTCCAGTTGCAGTTTCAAATATTGTTAATTCTAACTACGTGTTTTCAGTAGTTGATGATATAACAGCACCGGTTAAAAATTTGGTGGCAGCATTTAATGAAATAGAAATAATTGAAGGTAGTGTAGTTGAGCAATCATTTACAGTAGATACTTCATTATCTAATCAAAAGTTTCAGTTAAATAATCCAAAAATTGATACTACAACTATCAGAGTCAAAGTAAAAGAATCTGCAACATCTCAAATTTATACTGATTTCAGATTAGTTGAGAATATCATCGGTGAATCTTCTTCAGAACCAATCTTCATTATTAAGGAATCTAAGGATGAAACATATGAACTCATCTTTGGTGATGGATTTATCGGTAAAAAACTTGAAAATGGCAATGTTATTGAGGTATCTTACATAGTTTGTAATGAAGATGAAACTAACGGGTTCCAAAATTTTATTTTTAACGGAAGACTTGTAGATAGTAACTTGTCATTTATTTCACCCGCAGGCATTAATATAACGGTGAATCAATCATCAATAGGTGGATCTAAGTTAGAATCAATAAAATCTATTAAAAATTATGCAAGTCGATATCTTGCGACTCAAAATAGAGCAGTGACAACTGCAGATTATGAAACATTAATACCAAAATTGTTTTCAAAAGCGGAATCTGCAGTGGCATATGGAGGAGAAACACTAACCCCTCCTCAATACGGAAAAGTTTTTGTATCAATAAAACCAGATAATTCATCATTCCTCTCTTTGTTTGATAAAACATTTATTAAAAATGAATTAAAAAAATATTCTCCGGTTGGTATTGATGTAATAATTGAAGATCTAAAATATCTTTACATTGAACTGGATGTAAATGCATATTTTGCGACAAATTTAACATCATCTGCTAGTGATATCAAATCAAAAATATTTACAATGATGTCGGCATTTGCAGATAGTGAGGATTTGACACGATTTGGGGGAAGATTTAAATATTCAAATTTTGTAAGTGCAGTGGATGATACTGATGTTGCTATTACATCAAACGTAACTAACGTTATTTTAAGAAGAGATTTAATTCCAGAGATTAATTCTTTCTTCAGTTATGAGTTATGTTATGGAAATACTTTATTTGCACCATTAAATAGTTCATATAATATAAAAAGCACTGGATTTACCATTGATAAGTATACTGATATTGTATACCTAACTGATTTTGCTACTAGTTCTACTACTGGCAGATTATTATTATTCAGAATTGATCAAAATGGTGCTCCAGAAGTTCTAGAAAGTAACGTTGGTACAATAAATTATACGACTGGTGAATTGTTTATAGATAGTTTGAATATAACTTCAACAACTTTATCAAATGGTGTAATTGAAGTTGAATGTTTACCACAATCATATGATTTAATAGGATTGCGAGATTTATTTTTAAATCTATCTGTATCCAAATCCACAGTTACAATGATTAAAGATGATATCTCTTCTGGATCAGACACATCTGGAGTTAATTTTATATCTACTCCTCAGTACAACAAATCAGGATTTTTCAGAACATAAAGTAGAATGTATATCAATCTAGAAGATCGCAAAGTATTAATTGAAGATGTAGTTTCCGGGTTTGTTCCAGATTTTATTCTGGAAGAGAATCCACTATTTTTAGAATTTTTAAAATCATATTTTAAATCCAGGGAAGCATTTGGATCTGATATTGATATAATAAGAAACATACTACAATATCAAAAATTAGAAAAACTTTTTTCTATTAAAGAAACCACTACATTATCTTCTGATGTCACTGAATTTGCCAATACTATCACAGTAGCATCCACAGAAGGATATCCTTCTAGATTTGGTTTAGTTCAAATAAATGATGAAATTATAGCATATGAGAGTAAGACTGATACTCAATTCAAAAATTGTTTTAGAGGTTTTAGTGGTGCGACGGAATTAGGAAAGTATACTGATAGGAACACATATACTTTTAAAAATACAAATGCACAAAGACATTCGTCTGGAGATGTTGTAAAAAATATTAGTATTCTATTTTTAAAAGAATTTTTATTTTATTTAAAATCAAAGTATTTACCAGGATTTGAAAATGTTGATTTCTATCCAGGAGTTAATGAAGAACTAGTAATTGCTAGCATTAAAGATTTTTATTCTTCAAAGGGAACTTTTAATTCATTTGAAATTCTTTTTAGGATTTTATATGGAGCAGATCCAATAGTCTTCTTACCAAAAGAAAAGATTTTAAAACCCTCAGCATCTGAGTATATCAACGCTACTGAATTAATTGTTGAAGTAAAAAGTGGAGATATTAATAATATTAAAGGATCAACAATTTTTCAAGAAAGTAATACTATCCTTGATGTAGAAGAATCTGAGGGTGTTGTTTTTGATGTCAATTTCTTAGAATCAATTCAAATACCTGAAAGATTTTTTGAGTCTGGAACCTCTTCTCAAAGTGGAAATATTATAACTGTTGTTTCAGCAGATCATGGATTGAGAAATGGGAATTCGGTATATATTAAATTTTCAGAAATTGATGGTGGAGGCACATCTGAAAGTAAAGTATACACCCAGGTTTTAGTTGTTGATAATGACACTTTTCAGGTTTTTAGTTCTACAAGTAAAATAGTATTAAATCAATCAGCTAATATTAATACTATTATTGAAAACACTAATGACATATACAAAATAAAATTAAGTAGAGTTGATGGAAAATTTTATTTTGCAGGAAAGACTCTTTTAAGAAAATTAGTTTCTCCAAACGATACTGCAGTTTTTGTAGACTCTACTGTTGGATTTCCTGAAAGTGGATCAATAGAAATCAATGGGGATACTGTTCAATACACTTCAAAATCAATTAATGCATTTAAAGGATGCACCGGAATAGATGTTGCTGCCAACATAGGATCTCAGGTTACTTCTAATTTGACAGTAGTATCTTATGAAAACGGTGATAAAGCAAAACCAGTTGTGATGAGAATTGTTGACTCTACTACTAATGAATTATCTAATGATAATATTATTGTAAAAAATAATACTAAACTAAAAATAAAAAGTATTGGATCTGTAGAAAGTAACTATATTGCTGATAGTTTCATCCAAAATACTCCAGTAGAGTATGAGGTTGCCGATGTAGATTTAATTAGCAATAAATTACTTTTCAAATCTCCTCATAATTTTCTTTCTGGTGATAGAGTAGATATAAAAGATTTTTTTGCAGTCAATGAAAATGGAATAAGAAATAAACTTTATTTTACTAACGTTCTTATTACAACAAATATTAATACTCCTAATCAGATAGAAATAACTCAACCAATAAATCCAACATTAGATGGTAAAAAGGTTGTAGTTTCTAAGTCACTTCAGTTTGGACAAGTTTCCCCAGATTTTCAAAACTTAGATAAAGAACCTGCTAACGTTCAAAGAATTTTAAAAGATAATAATAAAAATTATTATGCTGCAACAAGCTCTATTCCAGAGTTTTTAATTTCACTAAATCCAAGATCTAATAGTACAGTAAAAACTTTTACAACATCTGATGGAAGTTTAGTCTTTGGTTCAGATGATTCTTTAATTTTTAATGTTAATCACAATTATAATTCTGGTGATAAAGTAAAATTTATAATAACAGGATCTCAAAAATCTATTGATCAAATTGCATATGTCAAAAAAATTGATCAGCAAACACTAAAATTATCACTATCGGCATCATCAGTAGATTCTAATGATTTTATTGACATTGATTCATATAAAACCGATGCTGGTGGGAGTAATTTTACGGTAACTTTAATTAGAAATGAGTTTGCAGATAGAACTACAGAAGATCAGCAACTTATAAGACAGATCAGAAGTAATAATAACTTTGGTGAAACTTATGATTTTGATATGAAACCATATCAACCATTTGGTGTTTTGGTTGATGGAGTTGATTTATATCCACCATTTACTACAGATGAAATTAATTATGGTAAGATAGAATCAATTACAACATTAGATGGTGGATCAGGATTTGATATTATCAATAAACCAGTAGGAATTTTTACCGGAACAACAACCGGAATTGGATGTAGTGTAAAAATATTTGTTGAAGGTGAGATTCAGGATATTTTAGTTACAAACAAAGGAAAAAATATCAAAAATATTCCTAATATAAAAGTTTTAGGTGGAAATAATTCTGATGTAAAATTGACTCCAGTTTTAGTCGAAGAATTTATTAGTAAAAATTTCTCACCCACAAAAGATGTAAGTCTAATCAATGATACCATTACATTTTCAGATGGGCATGTATTTGAAACGGGAGATAGAGTAAAATATAATTTAGTTGGAATTGGTACTTCCATTGGAATTAGTGGTGGAGGATCTTTAGTAAATAACTCGGAATATTTTGTTATTGGTATAAACACCACTACAATTAAATTAGCAAATACTAAATTAGAATCTTTTAATGGTACTGCTATTAATTTTGGAAATACTTTAGGATCTGGATCACAGAAATTAACATCAGTAGATCCAAAAACAATTTTAGATAGGGTTGATATTACTAGTCCCGGTACATTCAAAAATCACGAAATAGCATTTAGCACTATTATTGAAGAGTATCCTCCAACTAAAACTTACTCAAAGATTTTAAAAGGAATAAATCAAGAATCAGATTATTTTTATTATAGAGATCACGGATTCTCTACTGGTGATTTAATTCAGTATACTTCAGCAAGCACCGTTATTGGTGGTTTAGTAAATAACAATTATTATTATATTATAAAACTTGATGAAGATGCATTCAGACTAGCACATGCAGGATCTAATATTGAATCTCTTTCAAAAACAAACTTTGATGATAATTTATTTGTAAAGATAACTTCAATTCCTGTTTCGACGGGGCATGTATTTAAAATACCTCCAATTACCTTTACCATAGAAGATTCTATGGCAACTGTAGTTCCAACCATAGAACCAATCATTCGTGGAAAAATTAAGTCTGTCACTTTAGATAGTTTTGGACAACAATATGGATCACAGGTTGTGAACTTAATTAGATCTCCTAAACTTGAAATCAGTAAAGGAACTGGAGCAATTGTCAATTTAATTATATCTAATGGAAGAATTGATAGTGCTTATGTTGCTAATGGTGGATCTGGATATTTTAATACACCCAATTTAATTGTAAATCCTGGGAATAGTTCTGGAAAATTTGCAAAGTTATTTGCAAGAGTAAGTAATGGCATCATAACTGCTGTGGATGTTATTTCTGGAGGATCAAACTACGACAATACATCTAGTGTTACGATAGAAACACCCGGATCTGGAGAAAATTTTGATATTCAACTGCAAAAATGGAAAGTAAATACCATTGCTAAAAATGTCCTGAATGCAAATGGTGATTTTACTAATAATGAATATTATATTATTCCTGGAAGAGACTCTACAAATCAGATAGTCTCTTCATATGCTCCTAAAACTCTTAGATCTAAGTTTGGTGATACTGAAAATAGATCCGATTCTGATATTGCAGGTAAATCTTTCCCACACTCAAAAATTGTTGGGTGGGCTTTTGATGGAAATCCAATTTATGCTCAGTTTGGATATAAAAATGCTACATCTACATCAGAGGGTGTCAAAAGAATAAAGAGTTGTTATACTTTAATTCCACCAGACACAATCAATGCAGATCCGAATAGACCTAATATAAATGATTATTTTATTGGATATTTTATTAATGATTATTATTACGATAATCAAATTGGTGATCTTGATGAATTTAATGGTAGATATTGCATCACTCCAGAATTTCCAGATGGAACTTATGCTTATTTCTCAACAATAGGTGCTAATGGTAAACCTGCTTTTCCATATGCGATTTATGGATTAAAAGATAGATATTCTTCATTTAATTTAGATTATCTAAAATCTAATCAATCATACCTGCAAGATATACAAGATGAATTAGTTACTTGTACTTCCACATATTCTTTTAAAAATGAAATCACTAATTATCCATTTTTAAAGAATGAAATCAATAAAGAATTGTTAGTAGTACAGGATCAAAACAAATCAATTTTAAAAAATCTTAAAGTAGTTGATGCTGGTAATAATTATAGAGTTGATGATACTGTAGTAGTAGAAAATGATGAAATATTTGGAAAAAATGCTAAGGGATTGATTACTTCAATTAAGGGAGTAGGAATCAACACAATAACTACAGTAAGAACTGGAATATCAACAGTATTTTTTGACATTAGACCCAATTTTGTTAGAGCAATTGTTGAAAAACCACATAACTTTGTTGATAGGGATAATGTTAGGGTTATTATTGCTGGAATTAATACAAGCAATTTTACCTTCCTGAACAATACTTACCCTATTAATGTAGATAAACCAACAACAACTCTTATAGAATCTATTCCAAACGCTGGAGTAACCACAGAATTAAAAATATCTGATAGTGTTGAATCTCTAGGAATATTTGTAGATGATTTTATTAAAATTGATAATGAGAAAATGAAAGTTCTCAGAGTTGACAATGATTCTAATCAAATTAGAGTTCAAAGAAATGTTGATGGAACAACGATAGCATCTCATACAGCATTTTCAAACGTAAATATTTTACCATCTACGTTTGATTTTACAACTGGAATTCAAACAAGTATTTTTACTCAAAAATACAATAAAATTTATTTTAATACATCTAACGTTGGTATAGGATCAACCACAACCACTATGATTGATTTTGTAGGAATACAAACTCAAATAAAAGTGCCATTTAAGAGATTATATGCTCCATCTCATAAATTTGAAACAAATCAAGAAGTGACTTATAATTTTGATACTGTAAATGGGATAGGATTAACTGTATCGGACACGTCAGATCTATCTCAAACTAGAACTTTGAATAATGGTGATAAATTATTTGTCGTGAAATATGATGATGATTATCTAGGGTTAAGTAGTGAAAGAGTTCTTCTTGGAGCAGGATATACTGCAATCACATATGATCCGGGATTTTATTTCCCGGTTAGCATGGTTGGAGATCCGTATGATCAATCATTAACTTTTAATAAATTGCCTGTTGGTGAAGCATCTGAATTACAAACTACAATTGATACTGCAAAGGTTCATGGACTATCTTTGAATGATAAGATCAAATTAAATGTAAAACCAAATTTCGTAAAAGAATATCAATTATTTTTTGATACAAATTACAATTCATTTAAACTTCCTAATTTATTTGTTAACTCTGGATTTTCTTCTGCACAAAATACAATTACATTTAATAATCATGGACTCAAAACAAATGATAGAGTCATTTACACTGAAGAAACGGGAGATTCATTAGGACCAGATTTTGTTGATGGGGACTTCTATTTTGTTAAAGTATTCTCTGAAAATACTTTCTCTCTAGGTAATACTAAGAATTCTATTTTAAGGGATGATGTTTTAAATATAACTGCAAATAGTGGATCCTATTCCCTGTCACCATTAGATCCAAAAATAACTGCGGTTAGAGGATCTAAAGTAAAATTTGTTGGTGTTGCTACTTTACCGGCCTCATTGCAATTCTTTGATGTAAATGAACCTAAGTTAGGTAAAGATATTAACACTTCATCCTTTAGTTTTACAAACGATAGTATAGAGATTGACACTACAGATTTACCTTCAGAGATCTTCATTTATCCTAAACAAAATGGATTTTCTCTAGGTAAGTCTGGAGCATCTATAGAAGTAATTGAATCTGTATATAATAATGAGTATAAAGTAACTGGAATATCTTCTAATACTCAATTTAATATTGAACTTTTTTCTGATCCTTCCATCTTATCATATGGATCAACAAATTCTTCTCTTGAATATAGTACAACTTCAAATACTGCTTTGGGTCCTATTAATGACATCAAGATAATTAATCGTGGATCACTATTTTTATTCCCTACAGGCATTGCCACAGTAAAATCCAAAACTGGAAATAATTCTATTATCAATTATGAACTAGAAAAAAGTGATGAGGGAACAAATGTAACTCGTCTAATAAATTCGATTTATGATTTTACATCTGATAAAACATATACATTAAATGCAGATGTTCCTTCAATTGTATCTGTAAGATCTAATAACAAAATCGTAGGAATAAGAGTAACTGATTCTGGTCGTGGATATATTGAACCTCCTAAAGTTAAGATTTTGAATCAACCAGATATCTATTCAATATCTAATTTATCTGGAAATTCTGTGGGGTCTGTTAATCTAATTTCAAAGAATAATGGAATTCTATCAGATTCTGTTACTGTCTTTGCAGATTTTCATACCAATGGTGTACAAGTCACTAGGGTAACAGTAGAAGCAGATAATACCAGTATTAATTTATTCATAAAAGAACCAAATAATGGATTTTCTGAATTTCCATTCGCATTAAATGATGAAATCTATGTTGATGGAATTGTAGCAGAATCGGATAGCGGAACTGGATTTAATTCAAGTGATTATGATTTTAGATTCTTTAAAGTAATTGGAATAACAACAACTCCAGGATCTGCTAATGTAAGATATTCAATTGCAGGGACAGCACAGACTGCAGGAACTTTTGATTCTCTTAAATCTTATGGTAGAGTAATTAAAAAAGAAGATCTTGCAAAATTTGAAGCCTTGTTAGAGTCTTCAAATTACACTCCCGGTGAAATTATTACCAGCAATAGTGGATTTTCTGGAAAAATTGCTAATGATGGATGGAACTCTAAAAATAAAATTTTATCCATAATTGAACAAAATGGTGAATTATCTGTCGGAGATGTATTAACGGGAGCAGAATCTGGTGCAAAATCCATAATTAATTCTACAACCGATTACCAGTCAACTATAGTTAGAAACTCATTATCAAAAAATGAAATTGATGTCGAAGATGGAATAGGTAATTTAAATGAGGAGGATCAAGTTCTTCCCGATAACTTCTACCATCAATCTTTTGCATATGATATTATTTCTGATGTATCTCTAGACAAATGGGAAAGTACGGTAAGTAGTATTAATCATATTTCAGGATTTGAAAAATTCGGAACTTTTGTTGTAAATAATGACGTTGGTATAGGAGTTAGTTTTGGTGAGGGAAGCGCACAATCTAGTATTGTTGTCGTAAATGAATTAGTTAATCTTAATACAACATATCAATTTGATTTAGCAAGTGAAAATATTATAGACACAGGACTATTTTCATTATCCAACGAAATTGCATTTAATTCTAGGAGAATAACAGATAGTATCGAAGCAAAAACTAATCGTGCTGTACTGATTGATGATATATCACCAAATTTTACAGGTGAGTATGATGCAGATGATGGAGGACAATTTGTTGGTGTAACTTCATTTAGACTGACTACTAGTGAAACTGGAATTACTACATCGTTATTCGTCAAATATTTTGATTCTGCTGCAACTACTGTTGTTAGTGTTAGTGATGATAAGATTACTATTCCATCTCATAACTTTAGTACAGGTGAACTTCTTGAATATAGTGTAGAAGGTGGAACACTTATTTCTATCGGTTCTACTGATAAAACTCTAGCAGGAGTTACAACTACTAAATTACCAAGTCAAGTATTTGCTATTAGAATTGATGATGATAATATCAGACTTGCAGGTTTATCATCTGATGCTAAGAGTCAAAGATATTTTGATATTAGTGCTGTTGGATCTGGATTACAAAAACTTACATCTACAACTCAAAATACTAGATGTATGCTTCTAATTGATGGTATTATTCAGAGTCCATTATCAACATCAGACATCAGTGCATCTATAGCAGGTTTTGTTACATCTAGTACAGAAACTTCTATTCCTTTAGTTGGAATTACATCTATTAACACTAATAGTTTGATTCAGATTGAGGATGAAATAATCCGAGTAGATGTTGTGGGGTCTAACACTGTACAGAACTTGCTTACGTACAGTGAGCGTCTTGATGAGTGGACAGCTGGTAATAATACAACGGTGACTCCTAATGCAGTTACTGCACCTGACGGGACCCGTACCGCTGATCGTGTTTACAACCTAAACGCAGGTTCAACTTTTGTAGGTATTGGAACAATCGATATTGGTACTACTTACACAGCTTCTGTGTATGCAAAAGCAGTGACATCTGGGACCAACAATAAGTTTACTTTTAACATAGGTGGGGGTGTAGACAATGCTTCATCTCAGTTCACTACGACTGATGAATGGCAGAGGTTTACTTTTACACATACGCCCACATCAGTGTCAGCTGCGCCAACTAACAGGCTATATATCAATAACGAAGGTGACGGTTTTGTCTCTGACATCTACGTTTGGGGAGCCCAACTTGAAGAATCTTCAACTGCAAGTAGATACATTCAGTCCGTAGAATCTTTTGTTTCCCGTGCATCTACTGCAACGTATGTGGATGATACGACTGGGTTGGTCACTACTGCTGCTGTAGATACTGCACGTTACGAGGATGGTAAACTGATTCTAGAAGATGCTAGTACGAACTATGCTCTAAATTCTGACTCTGCCCTAGGGAGCACAATAGGATCAACTCTCGTCGCTACTACGGAGAATATTGTTTCTCCACGAGGTATTGTTGAGACAGTAAGGAAGATTACAAAGGGTGGAGGACTTAGTGTTTATAGAATAGGTAATGCAAGTGCTAGTGCCCCTGATGCAGTATATGCAATTAGTTTTTGGGTTAAGATGGCTTCCACCGGTACACCTGGTTTTAATATTGACATTAATGATGTAGCTCCAACATCACATCCCGAATTTTCACCCGACCAAACTACTACTGAGTGGAAACGTATTGTTGCAATTGGTGGGTTTAGGGATGATGGTGGTGCAGCTGGGCACAGGTTCTTCGACATTAACCTCACCGCATCCAACGATGTACCCCTTTACATATGGGGTACTCAGATTGAACAAGCTGAATTTGCAAGTTCTTACATTCCAACCACCAGCAGTGCCGTAACCCGTGCTGCGGATGTATCGACCAGCACAACCGGTTCTGCAAGTATTGTTACTGCTGAGAGGGGTGTATTAGGTTCTGTTGCTGGAGAACATGCTGTAGGTTCTGCTACGACCGTTAGAGAGGGTCAGTATATCATTAGAGATGATGTTGTTTTCTTTGATAGTCCTCCTCTAAGTGGAGTGAATACAGTATTTAATTTTGAGCAAACTGGAATTCCCACAAGTTTCTCAAGAATGAGATTTCATGGAAGAGTATTCAGTAGATTAAGTTATGAAAATAATAAAATCTTTGACGATATTTCTCAACAGTTTGATGGTACTGAAAGTGTATTTGAATTACTTTCAAATGGAGACTCTACGGAGGATATCTTCTCATCTGCTGCAGGTATTTTAACTGGTACAGATGTTAGTAGTGGTGTAATTCTACTGAATAATATTTTCCAAGTTCCAAGTATAGATTATGATCTAGTTGAAAATGTTGGAGTTGGTGCATCCGTTGAATTTACAGGAACTTCTGCCAAAGAAGATCTTCCTAAAGGTGGTAGAATTTCAGAATTTACTATTGAGAGAGGTGGTGGATATCAACCCCTCACTAGAGCAAGTGCAATTATTGATACGTCTGCCGGACAATTATCAGGTGGTTCTATTACAGGACTAACATTAGTTGAAAGGGGAAGTGGATATCGTGAAGATACATTAGTAACGATTCACAATTCAAATCCAGGAACTGGTGCTACAATTCATGCTTTAGTTGGAACTGGAACATACACTGGAAATAGTGTAGGAGTTCAAACTTTTACCTATGATAATTCAATTGGAATAGCCACAGTAGGAACAAATTCTGCACATGGATTACTGATTGGAGAACTGCCAAACGTAAATCTGACAGGTATAATTACTAATATATTCCCAGGTGAAAATAGAATTGAAGCATTTGGAGTATTAGATATTATTGATACTCAAACTTTCATTATAAGTATTGGGACAAGTTCTACAAGTTATTCATATTCTAGTGGAGGAAACGTTTCTCCAGGATCTAATGTCGGATTTATAACAGGATTTAGAATTGATAGTGGTGGATCTAATTATACCTCAGGAAATAGTCTTCTTCCCATTATTCCATCACCAAAATCATACTCTCAACTATCTTTACAGGGTGGTTCTGGAAGTGGAGCTGTTGGTGATTTAGTCATCATTGGTGCAGGAGGAACAACCTTTACATTTGAACTTACTGATAGTGGAATTGGATATAGGGAAAATGACGTATTGACTATTTCTGGAATTCCAACTTCACCATACTATAGTGGAACTCACACAGATTTTAGTTTAACTGTAGATAGTACACTTAGAGATAAATTCTCCGCATTCACATTTGGTGAGATGCTTTTATTTGATGATATATCTTCACAGGCAAATGGTGGAAGAGTTTCATTTAGTTTGACAAGAACTGTTGATGGAACTAAGTCCTTAGTAAGTTTAGATGCCGTAGATGGGGCAACATTTGATATTAGAAATAATTTACTCGTATTTGTCAATGATATTTTACAAATACCTGGAGTTGCTTATAAATTTAATGGCGGAACGAAGATTACTTTCACTGAGCCACCAAAAAAAGGATCTAAAATTGCTATCCTATACTATAAGGGATCTGATGAGGATATTATCGAAATTGACATCTTAGAGACTGTTAAAAAGGGTGATTTACTTAGATTAGATAAGTATGACCCACTTAATCTTGATCAACAAAATCAAAGACGTGTATTTGATATTTTATCATCTGATGTTGCTGAAACAAATAATTACAGCAATGTTGGACTTGGAACTGATCCAGAATTATTGAGACCGATTGATTGGACTAAACAATCTAGAGATTTAATTATTAACGCTGAGATAATTTATAAAACAAGACCTGAATTAATTACCAAACCAATACCAAATACTAATATTATTAAATCAATAACAACATCAGATTCGGAGATTTTTGTTGATACTGTTAAAAATTTTGAGATAGATTCTTTATCTGAAATTGATAATGATTTATTATTAGTTGATAATAGTTTTGGTCAATATGTTGGTGCATCCGCAACAATTACAGTTTCTGAAAAAATTGTTCAAACTATTTCTGTGTCTGCTGGTGGATCTGGATATTATGATGCTCCAAATGTTAGTATATTCAGTCCTGTACCTCAGGAAAAAATTACTGGAATTGCCTGGGATGGAGATGATAATGTTGGTATTATAACTTACTCTACAGATACCAATATTGGAGTTAATCCTCTAGCAGTGGAGACCGCTTCTATTGATGCCGGTGTCGTTGTAACTGTTGAAGATGGAAGTTCATTATCAATTAATGGAGTTCAGTTTATTGGCAGAGAGTTTAATTCTATCCAATACTCAACATCCGATCAACGATATGTCGTTGTGGGTGATAATGGAATTGTTGGATATAGCACCGTTACTGAAAAAATTAATCACTTAGTTCAACCTGCAGGATCCGAATTATTCAATGAAAAACTCAACGGAAGTGCTGCTGGTGTCAAAGGATATGGTGAAGTGTATTACATTGTTGGTGATGGTGTTGTTGGATTTGCATCTGACATTAAAGGAGTTTATAGTAGAGTTGATACTGCGTTCCCACCTGTTGTTGGAGGTATTGTAGGATCTTCAAATCTCGATCCCAATACTAAAGTATCATTTACGGATATCAATTTACGTGATATTAAGTATTTTAATACTATTGATAAAGCAGTTGCAGTTGGTGGAACAATCATGGTCAACTCTTTTGCAGATCCCGGTGAAGATTGGCAAATGGTTAACATTGACAGCACTCTAGGTGGACCTGGAGGACAGTATCTAAATGCAATTGCATATTATAATAGACAGGATGCCTCTAATCCAGGAGCACCACTTTCTGCGGGATATGTTGCTGTTGGACATACAAATTATATCTTCAAGAGTCATAGTGGAACAAAATGGAATGAAGATGGAACTTCACTATCCTTCCAAGTTCCTCAATCATCTTTACCATCTCAAGCATTAAATAAAAATTTCCTTGGAGTTGCTGCAAATAATGATGAAATTGTTGTTGTTGGAACTGAAGGTCTAATTATTAGAGCAACTACTTTGAAATCTAATTCAGATTCCTGGACATATGTTGGAGTAAGTACGACTGAAGATTTTATTGACGTTGTAAGAACTTCTAATGCTTTTGTTGCTATTTCAACAACCGGAAAAACCTTTACCTCTACTCAAGGAATTACTTGGACAGAACAAAGTTCGGAACTTTATGGAATCGGTAAAACAATTAATGATTTACTATATGTTGAAAGTTTGGACAAAGTTGTTGCTGTTGGTGCATCTAGTGGAACTTCTGCCTTGATAGCAGAAAGTGATAATTCCACTGTAGTTGCAACATTTACTGCTGGAGTTGCCAATGGAATTGTTACTAGTATAACTATTAATAATCCTGGATATGGATATAGTGAAACTAATCCCCCAATTATTCAGGTTGCTCCTCCAATTGCTAAATATGAAAATATAGAAAATGTTAAAGTTGAAGGTGATTATGGTATTGTAGTTTCTATTTCTACAGTAGCAGGAATTAATACTGACATTGGAATTGAATTTCAATTAAAAACTGATCCTTTATTAAATTCTCCTTTGTATGATGCTTTCACTATCACTAGCAGTGGTATTGAAACTGGATATTACTTTAGCATTACTGATTCCATTTTTGCATCTTCTGAGGAATTTGCTGGTGTAGATGAATCCAATAATAATATTGTTCTTTCTGATGGACTTGAAAAAATCTATAGAGCATCCTCAGTAATAACTGATACTGTGGTAGGTATAACGACTGTTGTCTCTGACATCAATTTAACTGAGTTTGCAGACTTAGATTCTGTTATTTCTGCCGTTGGATCTGCATATACTGAATATTCTCATGTTGCTAGGTATAGTTGGGGAAGAATATTTGATTTTGATAGACCAAATCCAAAATCCTATTCAATTAAGGTTGGTTTTGGTTCAGATCATAATAATACTGGGTTATCTTCTAATCCAATTGTTATCAGAAATAAGCAAATAAAGGAAAATTACTAAAATAAATAATAAAAAAGTCTTGTCACTTCAGAAATAATGCCAGCCCACATAACTGATCAATTTAAAATTATTAATGCGAATAATTTTGTGGAGTCTGTTAAAAGGACTACAGAAAATTATTATACCTGGTTAGGTTTACCAGATCCAACCAACACCTTAATAGGTGGTGTTTCAAATTGGAATAGTTCCACTCCAAATCCCATTGATAATTTTAAAAATCAAAATGATTATCATGACACAATGCTTTTCTTTAAGAAAATAACTGAAGGTGATGTAAAAAGAGTTATAAGAAGAATTAATTGGGTTTCTGGACAGAAATATGACATGTATAGACATGATATTTCTGTCAATAATTTGACAAATGTAACTAATAGCACAACATTATATTCATCTAATTTTTATGTAATGAATTCTGATTTCAGAGTTTATATTTGTTTAAATAATGGCACTAATCCTGAAAATCCAAATGGAAAACCTTCTCTAGATGAACCCGTCCATACTGATTTAGAACCAAAATCTGCCGGATCCAGTGGAGATGGATATATTTGGAAATATCTTTACACTATTAGCCCGATTGACATCATTAAATTCGTTACAAAGCAGTTCATACCGGTTCCTAATAATTGGGGAACTAAAGATACTCAAGAAGTAAAAAATACTTCTATTCGTGGCAGAATTGAAACTGTTTTAGTTAGTAGTTTTGGTAATAACAATTATACTCCTGGAGTATATTCAAATATTCCTATCAAAGGAGATGGAACAGGAGGATTAGTTAGTATTGTTGTTGCAAGTAATGGAAAAATTTCTTCAGTTAGTGTAATTAATGGTGGTAATGACTATAGCAGAGGAATAATAAATTTTGATAAAGATAGTGTTCCTAGTTTGAACTCCGGAACTGCAGCAACATTTGATGTAATTATTCCACCTAAAGATGGTCATGGAAACAATATCTATAGAGAATTGGGATCAAATAGAGTAATGATTAATACGGTGTTTGATAATAATTCATCTGATAATAGTTTGGATTATATTATTGGAAATAATTTTGCAAGAATTGGAATTATCTACAATCCTACAGTAACTTCCAGTGTTACTAATACAGGAACTGCTCTTGGAGCAATTAAAGTTAAGAGTACGAATGAAAATATACCAATTTCTGATACAACATACAATGTAAATAATGTAATTAAACAGTCAGTTTCTACAGGGACAACTGCTGCTGCATATGTTGCATCTTACGATGCAAACAATGGAATCATAAGGTATTATCAACCAGTAGGATTAGCAAGAAGTGATACTAATTACGAATTAAATAATTTTAAATTTGTTTCTGGTGATCAAAGTGCAATTACAATCACCGGAAATAGTTCAGGAAATTCATTGATTATTGATGATTTTACTGGAAGTTCAGTAACTGATCCAAATACTGGTGTAAATGTTCCTTTTGGAACTGAATTTGTAAATGGAATTGCGAAACCTGAAATTCAACCTAAATATAGCGGTGACATAATCTATATTGATAACAGGGCTTCTGTTCCTAGATCCAACAATCAGAAAGAAGATATCAAAATTGTACTAGAGTTTTAATAAACAATGTCCGAGACACTCAATCTTAATTCGTTTCCTTACTTTGATGATTTTGACGAATCAAAAAATTACAAGAAAGTTCTGTTTAAACCTGGAGTATCAGTTCAGGCTAGAGAGTTAACTACTCTTCAATCTTCTATTCAGAATCAACTTGAGGCATTTTCGGACACGGCATTTTTTGATGGACAGATTGTTGAGGGTGGAAGTTTAAATTATATTCCAAAACTTGATTATGTTTTATTAGAAGACACTTTTAATGGAATTCCAGTATCTTCTTATATTAATAATTTTAATAATCTTGTCTTAATTGGTGAATTAACTGGCATACAAGCAAGAGTTATTTCAGTAGTCTCTGCAGAAAAATCTGAAAAAGGAAAAACTACACTATACGTTAAATATCTCTCATCCAATTCTACCGATTTTACTGAAAAGACCTTTAGAGATTCAGAACAATTAATAACACAAACATCCGTAAACATTGGGACTACAGTATTCTTTGAGAATACACCTATGGCAAAGTGTGTCTCTACAAATGCCACTGGATTAGGATCTGCGATTAAATTAAATCCTGGAAAAACATATATTAGAGGATTTTTTGTAGATTTTGATGAAAAATTACTCATTTTAGATCAGTATGAAACAGAACCCAGCTATAAAGTTGGATTTGAAATAGATGAAAAAATTATAACCTCATTAGAAGACTCTAGTCTCAACGATAATGCTAGAGGGTTTTCAAATTTTTCTGCACCAGGAGCAGATAGACTCCAAATTTCATGTGAGTTAGGAAAAAAGACGATAGATGATTTAGATACTGATACTTTTGTAGAAATATTAAGATTTGAAAATGGAATATTAAAATATAAGAGTCCTGAAAGAAGTTATAATTTTATAGAAGATGAATTAGCTAGAAGAACATATGATGAGTCTGGAGATTATATTGTAGATGATTTTGATGTACAGATTGATGAAACTCTTAATGATCTAAAAAATTCAAATGGACTTTACTTAGATACTGAAAAAACTTATAAGAATAATGAACCTTCAGAAAGTTTAGTATCTGTTTCTATATCACCCGGAAAGGCATATGTAAGAGGATATGAGATTGAAAAAATTTCAAATACAATATTTGAAGTAGAGAAAGCAAGGGATTCAAAACTAATTGAAGATTCTACAATTCCAGTCAATTTCGGTAAAAAAGTTATAGTTAACAACATTAATGGATTACCAAACACTGGAATTACAACTTACTATGCAGAACTCAGAAATAGAAGAAAAGATGGAGATCATTTAAGTGGAAGTGGAGATATTGTTGGATATGGAAGGATTTATGATAACAAATTGAGGGAGTCTTATAGTAATAATTCTAGTGAGCAAGACCTATATCTTTATGATTTACAATTTTTATCTGAAATCACTGTTAGTTCAAATATTGTAAGCTATCAGGTAGGATCTTTATTGGAAGGTAAAAATAGTGGTGCCATTGGATATATTGCAGGAACAGATGGACTCGAAACTGATCCTACAGGAGTATCCACGTTTACTGTCTATAGAGTAAGTGGAAACTTTGTTCCCAATGAACCTTATCATATTGATGGTATTTTAGATGCAAGATTAATTAAAACTGTAACTAACTTTAGTTTTGATGACACTAAATCTATTAAAATGGTTGGATCTGGTGTTACATATACCGCAGACTTGCTGCTAACAAATGAAACCCAATTAGGTGATTTTGGTAATACTTATAATATAACTGCAAGAACTAGTGAAACTGGCATTTCTACCATTACATCAACTGACAATAGATTTACTAGAGTTAGAGTAAATGATATTATTAAATATACTCTCCCCGGAATCTCAACATCTTTTCCCACACTTAATAGAGTTGTTTCTGTAAATACTGCAGAAAATAAAATTACAGTTTCTCAAGTTGAGGACGTATCTAATTTCTGCGACGGTGATCTTCCTAGTGCAGCTACAACCGTAAATGATTTAGTTATTGCTAGACCTGGAATGGAGGTGTCTAGTGATCCTGGACTATTTGCAAGCATTCCTGAAGAATTAGTTTCTGATATTGATATTGATTCCTCCATACTTTCTGTAAGAAAAGAGTATAATGTAAATATTGCAAACTCTTCAGGAACAGTTAATGAGGGTGACCCAAATTTTGCTTTTGTTGGATATGGAATTGATAAGTATATTCTTATATACTCCGATGGAACAATAGAACCACTAACTAGCCAAAAGATTGTCCTATCAGGAAGTTCTAGGCAACTAGATTTAAAGTCTTTGACAAAGACAACCGACACTGGAGCAACTTTGATTGCTACTTTAGATAAAAGAAACTTAACCACAACAGGAAAAACTATTAGAGGTGAAAGTGCCTTTGTCTCTAGATCTACTAGCCCAATATCAGGATCTGGTAAAGACACTCTCAATGATGGACTAACACCAGATGTTCAAGGAAAGTATGGAACTAGAGTTCAAGATAGAGATATTTGTTTAAATCACCCCGATGTGATAAGAGTAAATGCCATATTTGAATCTGAAAATCTTACAGATCCTCTAACACCAACTTTAACTCTTACTAATAACACTTCTTCACTAATAGAGTCTATTCCTGGTGAAGAAATTGTTGGTGAAAGTTCTGGTGCTGTAGCAAAAGTAGTTGATAATTTACCTCTTCAAACTAATACAACCACAAAAGTTAATTTTGTATATTTAAATAGTAAAAGATTTAATATTGATGAAAAAGTAACTTTTAAATCTACTAATATATCTGGAAATATACAATCTTTAACTTTTGGTAGTAGAGATGTAACTTCCAATTTTAGTTTTGATAGTGGACAAAGAGATGATTATTATGATTTTGGAAAAATTGTAAGAAACAAAACTGGATATGTTCCAGCAAAGAGACTTTTAGTTATATTTGATAGATATGAATTATCTGCGGGAACAAATAACATTGTAAACTATGATAGCTATGCATTTACTAACTTTGAAAATGATATTGTTTCCCATAAAGGAAAAAGAAATACTGATATATTAGATTTTAGACCTAGAGTCGCAGCTTACAATATTAATACTGCTGCATACGGTCCATTTCATTTTCAAACTAGGGACTTCTCTAACAACAGTTCTGATATTACAGTTATTGATGATGAGACTATTACATTAAATTACTCATTCTATTTACCAAGAATTGATAAAATTTTCTTAGATAAAGAAGGTAATTTTAATTATAAAAAAGGCATTTCTTCCGTATCTCCTCAAGCACCATTCATTGAAAGTAATTCAATGGACCTCTTTACATTATACTATCCAGCATACACATTTGATAAGGAGGATATTAATATTGATGAAACTACTCATAAGAGATATACGATGAAAGATCTTAGAAAGATTGAGAGTAGAATCGAAAATCTTGAAAGATTTACTACATTATCTTTGTTAGAGTCTGAAATAAACACTTTAAAAGTAGTTGATGATCAAACTGGAGTAGATAAATTTAAAACAGGATTCATTGTAGATGGTTTTATTGATGAGAATTCACAGAATACTATCACACCATATAATAATATTTCAATTGATACCAGAATAGGTGAATTAAGACCAGCAACATATACTACAGCACTGGACTTAATTTGGGGATCAAAATCTTACATTGGTATTGGAACTGTTTCTGATCAAAATATCGATTTAAATACTGCTGTGGACTTAGAGTCCAACAATTTGAAAAAAACTGGAGATCTAATAACATTAGATTATACAACAACAACTTCTATTGACCAACCCTATGCAAATAGCACATTAAAAATTAATGCAACCGGTATTTCTAATTATGTTGGTAATTTGAAACTATATCCATCAACAGATAGTTGGTTTGATCAAAATAATTACAAAAAAACTACAAATTATCCTGATGATCCTTTCTATTATAAGAAATTATATGCAAAAGATGTAGAGAATAGTAATTTCTTTGAGAATAGATTCCATTCTTGGAAAGATTTTTGGACGGGTAGAAGTATTATTGAAGATAATAAAGTATATGATGGAAAAATTGATCCATATTTTTGGAAAAAAACCGAAAATCAAAGTTATTTACCACAAAAATCACCAATTCAAGCAATTACATTAAATTCTGAGGTTGAAACTCAAAATTCTAAGACGGTGGAGAAAAAATTATTTAATAAAAATGTTTCTCCTTACATGAGAAGAAGAAACTTTAGTTTTAATTGTGATTCCCTCAAACCATCCACAAAATTCTATGCATTTTTAGATAAAATTTCAGTTAAAAATTTAATTATACCAAAACTGCTTGAAATTGCCATGATTTCTGGATCATTCTCAGTAGGTGAGGATGTGGTTGGAACAATTTCTTCACAAGACAGTAAGCAATCCAATGTAAAAATTAAATTTAGACTTGCTACAACTAATCATAGAGATGGTACATATAATAATCCTGCAGGAATTTATGAAAGAAATCCATATACTGGTGAAATTTTACAATCTAATTATTCTCAAACTTCTAGTATTCTGAATATAGATTTGAGTAGTTTGTCCTCTATCACACTTCCAGAATATTATGGATATGTCGTAGCAAATATGACATTAGTCGGACAGACAAGTGGAGCAAAAGCAACAGTAAAAGAACCTAGATTAGTTAGCAATCAGAATGGATTACTTCAGGCAGCATTTTACATTTCCAAATATGAAGATGATAATAAAGTTTTCTTGACTGGAAAGAAAACTTTAAAAATAACTAGTGATGAATTTGATCAAGAATACTCTAGTGATCTTATAAGTTTTGCTGAAGTTGTTTTTTCAACATCGGGTCATATTCCCATTTATAAAAATGATATCTTATCAATTCGTAATTCTAATTTTGATAAATTATCAGATAAAACTAATACTGCTTCTGGAGATTTTGTTCTAGATGTTTATAGAAATAATGAGTTTACTAAAAATATTCTATTAAATAATGGATTTGCAAATCCATTAGCACAGTTATTTTCTGTCGATGAACCTTCAGGAATATTTGTAACTTCCATTGACATTTATTTTGCTCAAATTGACAGCAATGTGCCTGTAACTCTTGATATAAAGACAGTTAAAAATAGAATTCCAACTTCAATCTCTATTCCCTTTTCTAAAAAAACATTATATCCCAATCAAATAACTTCATCTGCAGATTCGAGTTTGCCAACTACGTTTGAATTTGATTCTCCAGTATTTTTAGAAGGTGGAAAAATATATTCCATCATGTTAAGTTCTGATTCTGAGTTATATGAAATATATGCTTCCAACTTTACTAGTGAGTCACTAGATTTCTTAACTTCCTCTGAGGTTAATAAAATATCTTCTGTTGGTGAACTTTATGTTCCTGGTAATGTTACTCAAGTGAAAAAAGATACTATGAATCTGAAATTTAAACTCAATAAAGCTAAGTTTACTAATAATTCAGGTGCTCTAACATTATACAATCCTAGATTAGATTTTGGTAATAATCAAAGACCAACATTAACAACAAATCCTTTAGTATCTAAATCTAATAAACAAATTGTTGGACTCAATACACATATTGCTACAGCAGGTATTGCTACTTTAGGTTTACAATTAACTCAAAATGATACACAAACAGGATTTATTGTAGATACTTTAGGTATTGTTGGTGTAGGAACAAGTGGACTTACAGTATCTAAAGTAGGTACAGGTCTAACTCCGACTTCGGGAATTGCAACATATAGTGGGGTTACTTTCACTTCTTTAAGTGGTAAAGGAACAGGATTAACTGGAGATGTAACAGTAGATAGTGGTTCTGTAAGTCTAATTAATATTACAAATGGTGGTGAGCAGTTCTCTCTAAATGAAGTTGTTACAGCAACATTAGGAAATACGGGCATTGACTTCCAATTCTCTGTTGGAATTAGAACATCTATTTCCTCATTAGTTTTGGATGACATTCAAGGAACATTTAACAGTGTTAATAAATTGATCACTAAGAATGTTGCTACTGGAGCAACTACTGAAATGCCCGTAGAAATTATTCCCGATACAATTAGTCAATTTGAAGATGATGAGGATGGATTACACTTCCTTGTTAACCATAAAAATCATGGACAATATTCTAGAAACACTAATAAAGTTACAATGTCTAATATTGAAAGTGACTTAGCAGTAACAACATTAGCTTCTGATATAACTGCTACTTCTACATCATTAACTATTCTTTCAACTGATACTGATTTTGGAAATTTTGAAAATATTGGTATTGGATCAACTAATCTTGGATATATTAAAATTGGTGAAGAGATTATTTCTTACGGATCTATTAACGGAAATGATTTGTCAGATTTAGTTAGAGGTGTTGATTCTACAGTTGCCACTTCTCACCCATCCGGTGATTATATCTCTAAGTATGAAGTCAATGGAGTCTCATTAAGAAGAATGAATAAGAGTTTTGTTCTTAGTGATGTAACAACAAATAAAGTTAATACTGGAAATCAGTATTATTTGAAAGTTGATATGACCTCTAATGGAACAAATAGATCCGGAACTGGTGGATATCCCAAACTATTCTTTGAAAATTCAAAAGATATTGGTGGATCAAAAGTTGAAACAACTCAAAATATAACATTCAACTCAATGACACCAAATATTCAAACTTTTATCCCAAGTTCTTGTAATATAAATGCCAGTGTAAGGACAGTAACCGGAACTTCTGAAGATGGAGCAGAAACTTCCTATATGGATAAAGGATATGAACCTATTTCTCTAAATCAAACTAATGATTTTAATACCCCAAGATTGATTGCTTCTAGAATTAATGAAAATGAATACTTAACCAATTTACCTGGAAAAAAATCATTTACATTAAGACTTGATATGTCGTCTGAAGATGAAAATCTGTCTCCTGTTGTTGATTTAGACAGATGTAGTGTAATTTTTGTTAATAATAGTATTAATAATCCTATTGAAAATTATAAAACTGATCCCAGAGTTAATTCATTAGATACTGATCCTCATGAAGCAGTTTATATTTCTAAAGTAGTTAATCTCCAAATTCCTTCAAATGGACTTAAAGTAATATTTGATGCGTATAAACCTTTAGGTACTGATATTAGAGTTCTTCATAGATTAATTGGAACTGAAGAATCTTCCGAGAGATTTACACTATTCCCCGGATATAATAATCTTGACATTATTAATAATGTGATTAATGAAAAAGATAATGATGGATCATCGGATTATTTTGTTAATTTTAGTAATACAAATGAATTTAAGGAGCATGAATTTACTATTCAAAACACAGAATCATTTTCTTCCTATGTAATTAAAATTGTCATGACTTCTACAAATTCATCTATTGTTCCTAAAATTAGGAATTTGCGTGTCATTTCTCTAACATGATAAAAGTTGAAGGTCATCCAAATTTGAGGAGAGATCCCTCCTCAAATTCTATAGTTAATGTTGATATTGAATCATATAAAAGGTATAAGGCAGAATTAAAAAGAGTGAAATCTCAAGAAGAAAGAATACAAAAATTAGAAGATAAACTCGATAATATAACTAACTTATTGACAGATCTTCTAAATAAAAATAACTAGGTAATCTGTAAGTTAAAATGGCAAAACCGTCTACTAGGCAAGGATTAATTGATTATTGTTTGCGTAGATTAGGTGCGCCGGTACTTGAAATTAATGTCGATGATGATCAAATTGATGATTTGGTCGATGATGCGTTACAATATTTTCAAGAACGCCATTTTGATGGGGTTCAAAGAGTTTATCTAAAACACCAAATAACTTCTACAGAAATTGATCAAGCAAGAAATACTGGAATCACATCAACAGCAACTTCAACTGTTGGTGTAAGTAGTTCATATACTTGGACAGAAGCAGCAAATTTCATTCAAGTTCCTGATAGTGTTATTGGAGTTGAAAAAGTATTTAAATTTGGAAAATCCACGGTTTCTAGTGGAATGTTTAATATTCAATACCAACTTTTTTTGAATGATATTTACTGGTTTGCTTCTACTGAATTACTTTCCTATGCGATGACAAAAAGTAGACTTGAAGACATTGATCATTTATTAACACCATCAAATCAAATAAGATTCAATAAGAGACAAAACAGATTATATCTTGACATTGATTGGGCAAATTATAATACAGATGATTTCATTATTTTAGAGTGTTTTAGGATTCTGAATCCTAATGATTTTACTGCAGTTTACAATGATAGTTTCTTAAAAGAATATTTGACATCATTGATTAAGAAGCAGTGGGGACAAAACTTGATTAAGTTCCAGGGAGTCAAACTTCCTGGTGGAATTGAACTCAATGGAAGACAAATTTATGATGATGCAATAAGAGAAATTGAAGATATTAAGAGTAGAATGAGCAGTTATTATGAACTACCACCACTAGATATGATTGGATAATTATCATGGCATTAAATCCCTTTTTTCAACAAGGTACGACCGCAGAACAAAATTTAATTCAGAGCTTAATAAATGAGCAACTGAAAATTTATGGTGTTGAAGTCTACTATATTCCCAGAAAGTATATAACCACTAATAATATAATTAGAGAAGTTCTACAATCCGATTTTAAAGATGCATATCCCTTAGAGGCATACGTTCAAAACTACGATGGTTTTGATGGAAATCAAGATCTAATGAGTAAATTTGGTGTAAGAGTCACTGATGAGTTAACTTTAATAATTTCAAAGGAAAGATATGAAAGCTATATTCAACCAGTACTAGAGGGACTTTATAATGCAAATGAGAGTGAATATAAACTTTATACCAGACCAAAAGAAGGAGATTTAGTATGGTTTCCATTATCAGATACAATTTTTCAAATCAAATACGTTGAACACGAAAAACCTTTCTACCAACTAAAGGAAAATTACGTTTATGAATTAAGATGTGAAATCTTTGAATATGATAATGAAGTTATTGATACTGGAATTACCGATATTGATGATAATGCAGCAGATGATGGATATATCCTATCTTTAAATCTTGCTGGAATAGGATCAACAGCAACTGCTATCACCACATTAGTAACTGGTGCCGTTAACAAATTAACTCTTATAGATAGTGGAATTGGATATACGTCAACACCACCCATAGTTGCAATAACTTCTGCACCTTCTGGTGGAATAGATGCTACTGCAGTTGCAATAACAACTCAACTCAGTGGTGGTGATTATGCTGTTGATGAACTCAGAATAATTAATCCTGGTGCAGGTTATACTCAAGCACCGGTAGTTAGATTTATTAGCAATACTGGTTCTGGTGCGATTGCAACCGCAGGAATAAGCACTCTAAGTTCTATTGGAATTGTAACAGTATCTTCTGGTGGTTCTGAATATACAACTGTCCCAACTGTAACCATAAGTGGACCTTCTGTTGGTACGACTGCCACTGGAATTGCTAAGATAGTATCTAATAGTGTAACTCAGATTCAAATAACGAATGCGGGATTTGGATATACTGCAACTCCAACAGTTACTATAAGTGATCCAGTATCAATATCTACAGGAGGATATACGTTTAATGAAATTATAACGGGAGCAGACTCCTCCACCACTGCAAGAGTTAAGAGTTGGGATCCAGATTCCAGAATTCTTAAAGTTGGAATGATTTCTGGTGATTTTACCATTGGGGAAACTATATCTGGTGCTGGTGCAACATATGCACTTAAATCAACTGGATCTCAAGTTTCCGGTGCAGCACAAGATTTTGATACCTCTGCAAGTTATGATCAAAATGTATCGATTGAGAGTGAAGCTATAAATATAATTGATTTTACAGAAAAAAATCCCTTTGGATCCTTTTAGATAAATGAGTTTTTTAAGAGTCACAAATATACAAGATCTTAATGGTAACAATACTGTTGCTATTACAAGTGCTTCTAGTGGAAATCTAATAGTAAAAAAAGAACTACTTGGTGAAAGTGGAGCAAACTTCACTGGAGTGGGTACAATTAATAACATTCAGATTGGTGCAGGGATTATAACCGCTACATCTGGAGTTGTTACTTTTTTTGGAGATATAACTCCAACAGACATTAATGTTTCTGGAGCAATGACTGCTGCAGGAGGATTCACAGGAGATTTAGTCGGTGATGTTACTGGTGATTTAACGGGAAATGTAGTTGGTTTTGGTGTAAGTATTGTTGGTGTTGGTAGTTTTGGAAGTCTAAGAGTTGCTGAAGGTGGTGAAAACGGAGTAACAATTAATGAGTCTGGAATACTTTTAGATCAACTTGCTGGAATTGTAACTTCACCAACCTTTGATGGAAATTTAACTGGAAATGTCACGGGAGATGTTGAAGGAAATATCGTAGGTCAAGGGGCAAGTATTGTAGGTGTTGGAACATTTGGAAGCGTGTTCATCACCGGAATTGGAATTACTTTAAACGAATCTGGAATTAATGTCCCTACGGGTGTTATTACTGCAACATCTTTCGATGGAAATTTTGTAGGAACTATCGATGGTAATGTTACAGGAACTGCGTCATCAGCAACGACACTAATTGATGCTGGAAATATGCTTGGAGGGACTATCAATAATGATAGATTACCTACAACAATTATTGCAAATCTTACTGGAACAGCATCAACAGCAACTAACTTGGCAGATGCTGCTAACATCACTACTGGAACTATCAGTGATGCCAGATTACCAGATTTAATTACATCTAATATTAATGTAGATTCTGGAATTTCTACTTTTTCCATAGTTGGTATTAGTACATTATCAGTAACCGAAGTTATTACTGGAATTGCTGACACTGCTAATAATCTGGCAGATGCTGCCAATATCACTACTGGAACAATTAGTGATGCTAGATTACCTACAGTAATTACTTCAAATATTGATATATCAACTGGTGATTCCACATTTAACAATGTAACTGTTGGTGGTAATTTAGTGGCAACTGCAACTACTGCCACCAATCTAGCAAATGGTGCTAATATCACTGACGGAACAATTAGTGATGCAAGATTACCTAATACGATCACTTCCAATATCAATGCCACTGATGGATCTTCATCATTTAATGAAATAACTGTTACTACTTTAACAGTATCAGGAACCTTAACAGGAACTGCCACAACTGCTACTAATTTAGCAGATGCTGCTAATATCATCACTGGAACAATTAGTGATGCAAGATTACCAGCAGTAATTACTTCAAATATTACTGCACCATCTGGAGCATCAACATTTGATAATTTAACTGTTACTGGTACATTTACTGGAACTGCAACTACCGCAACTACCGCAACTAATCTAGCAAATGCTGCCAATATCACTACTGGAACAATTGATGATGCAAGATTACCAGCAGTAATTACTTCAAATATTACCGCACCATCTGGAGCATCAACATTTGATGATTTAACTGTTACTGGTACATTAACAGGAACAGCATCATCATTAGCAAATGCTGCTAACATCAATGCTGGAACAGTTGATAATGCTAGATTACCTAATACAATCACTTCTAATATTACTGCACCAGATGGAACATCAACATTTGATAGTTTAACTGCCACTAATGTAACCGCCACTAATTTAACAGTATCAGGAACCTTAACTGGAACAGCAACAACATTAGCTGATGCTGGTAATATTACTACCGGAACACTTAATGTTAACAGACTACCTGCGACACTTCCTGTGAATATTGGCATTGGCACTCAAACACTTTCATTTTCAGTAGCCGATAGCACTCTTACACTTACTGTTGATGGAATAGGATCTACATCATTCACACTCACATCTGGATAAAATTATGTTAGGAACTTATGCATACCACGAAATTATAAGGAAAACCGTTATTGGTTTTGGTACTATTTTCAATAATATTGAAATTAGGACTAGAAATAGTGATGGAACTTATGCACAGGTAATGAAAGTACCTTTGGCATATGGTCCAATGGACAAGTTCCTTGCAATGATTGAGCAACAGTCTCAATATAAGGATAGAATGGCAATCACTCTTCCTAGAATGGCGTTTGAGATGGTTGGATTATCTTATGATCCAACAAGAAAGACTTCAGTAACTCAAACATTCAAGTCTGGCAATCAAAGTGGTGCTAAAAAAGTATACATGCCAGTTCCTTATAATGTAGATTTCATCTTATCAATTGCTGCAAAGCAGAATGATGATATTCTACAAATCGTTGAGCAGATTATTCCTTATTTCCAACCTTCTTTTAATATCACAGTAAACTTAGTTTCTTCTATTGGAGAAAAGAAGGATATTCCTATTGTTCTAAACAATATTGGAATGACTACCGACTATGAAGGTAGTTTTAACGATAGATCTACTATTATCTACAATTTATCATTCACTGCAAAGACTTATATCTTTGGTGCTATTGCAGAAAATACATCCGGACTTATTAAGAAAGTGGATGTGGATTACTATACCAGCACTCAGAAGTCCGCTAAGAGACAAGTCAGATATTCTGTTACACCTAGAGCAGTAAAAGACTATGATAGTGATGCAATTACTCAACTTGTAGAAAATATTGACTTAACAGAAACTGTATTGTCACTCAATGATGCATCTACATTCAGTGCTAAGGATTATATTGCAATCGGAAGTGAAACTATGGAAATTGTCTCCATAACTGGAAATAATATCAAAGTTAAGAGAGGTATTGAGGGAACTGGACCACAAGAACATTATACTGGAGATGCTGTCAATGCAATCACTGCTGCAGACGATGCATTGATTGCTTTCGGAGATGATTTTGGGTTCAATGAAACAACTTCATTCTTTGAAGATTTTAAAACCTATAGTCCCGTAACTGGTGAGGATGTTTAACATATGTCAAAATTTTCTGAAATAGACAATGCTCTTGATATTGATGGTAAGTTTGTAGAATCGACTGTTCAAAAATTTGAAGATACCAAATTATCAATAGAAAAGTTAAAAAAATCGGATTTAGACACTGACTATGAATATGCAAGAGGTCAATTATACTCTCTAATTTCTAAAGGTCAAGAATCTATCAATGTAATCATGGAGATTGCACAGGATGGTGGAAGTCCCAGATCATTTGAAGTTGTTGGACAGTTAATTAAAATTGTTGCAGATATTACAGATAAGTTGGTTGATATGCAGAAAAAGATGAAAGATATGGAAGAATCTTCTAGTGGACCGAAGAGTGTAACTAATAATAATGCACTTTTTGTTGGATCAACAGCAGAACTGCAAAAACTTATAAAGGACGGTCTTCTAAATAATAAGGAGAATTCTTAATTCTAATGGGTTGGTCAGACAAATATAAAAAAACAATTGACTGTAATAACCCCAAGGGTTTTTCTCAACGTGCTCATTGCCAAGGGAAAAAGAAAAAAGTGAATGAAGAAAATGCTAAGAGATGTAAAGTAGGTTACTACTATTGCTTTACTGAAAAAAAGTGTAAAAAGATTCCTATCGGATACCATGTAGGTCGTGGTGGATATCTTGCAAAAGATAATGAAGATAGTTCCAGTGAAGATAATAAGAACGGTAAGAAAAATGGCAATGGATCTAATGGAAACGGTTCTAACGGTAATGGATCTAATGGTGGCAATGGAGGTGGAATGAGTGAAGAGCTCAATGCTGACGATAAACCATTCGTTAAAAAATTAGTTGGAAAACTAAGAAAGGGTTCTAAAACACACGCAAAACAAGCAGATGATTTAGAAAAAGCAATGAAAGAGGAGTCAAATCCTCGTATTCCTCGTAAAAAAGGTCAACCATCTAACTCCAAAAAACACTCTGATCTATATACTGATGAGAACCCCAAGGGAACTATCCATGGACTTGGTTTTAAAGATGTAACAACTGCCAAGGCAAGTGTTACAAAAATAAAAAATTCAAGTCGATCCCATGCTCATAAAATCCAAGCAGCAGTTGCTATGGAACAAAGAGCAAGAGAAATGGGAAAAACTGCTGAAGCTGCTGTTTATCGAAAGTTTATAAATTCAATGAAAGAAAAAACTAAGAAAATGAACGAAGGCACTCTCCATAAATGGTTCAAGGGGTCCAAATCAAAAGATGGTAAAGGTGGTTGGGTTAATGTCGTAACAGGAGGAACCTGTGCGAGTGACAAACCTGGAGAGGGAACTCCAAAGTGTGTTTCTTCTGCAAAAAGAGCAAGTATGACAAAAGCAGAAAGACTCTCTGCTGCTAGAAGAAAGAAAAAAGCAGATCCTGGACAGCAACAAAAGACTGGTGCTGCAAAACCCACATATGTTTCAACTGACCCTAAAAAGAAAATGAAAGAAGAAGCAATCCTAGAAACTAAAGACAAGAAAGGAAAAGGTAGTGGCAAGAAAGATGCCTGCTATCATAAAGTAAAGTCTCGTTATTCTGTTTGGCCAAGTGCATATGCATCTGGTGCGTTGGTCAAGTGCCGTAAGGTTGGTGCTGCAAATTGGGGAAACAAATCTGAAGAAGTCGATATTCAGGAGAAGAAAAAGGGTGGTGCTAAAAAGTGCTGGCCTGGATATAAAAAAGTTGGCACACAAAAATTATTTGGTAAAACTTATAATCGTTGTGTAAAAGCAAGTTATGAAGTTGATGGCATGACTTTTAAAAAATTTAGAGAACTTTCGGAAGGAGCTGCCTGGACAAAAAAGTCCGGTAAGAACCCTTCAGGAGGACTAAATGAGAAGGGTCGTAAATCTTATGAAAGAGAAAATCCAGGATCAGATCTTAAGGCACCCAGCAAAAAAGTTGGCAATAAGAGAAGAGCATCATTCTGTGCAAGAATGAAAGGTATGAAGGCAAAACTAACTTCTGCCAAAACTGCTAGAGATCCTGATAGCAGAATTAATAAATCATTGAGAGCTTGGAACTGTTAATAATGTATGTCTGATAATGTATATCTTGGTAATCCTAATCTAAAAAAAGCAAATACTACAATTGAGTTTACTCAAGAAGAGATTGCTGAGTTTATTAAGTGTAAACAAGATCCTGTTTATTTTGCAAGAAAATATATAAAAATTGTTTCTGTAGATGAAGGACTTGTTCCTTTTAATCTATATAAATTTCAGGAAAAATTAATTAAACGATTTCATAAAAATCGTTTTAATATTTGTTTGATGCCACGACAGACTGGTAAATCCACTACCGTAGTTTCATACTTATTACATTATGCAGTCTTTAATGATAATGTAAATATTGGTATTCTTGCAAACAAAGCAGCAACTGCAAGGGAATTACTTGGTAGATTGCAGACTGCTTATGAAAATTTGCCAAAATGGATGCAACAGGGTATCCTGTCATGGAATAAAGGTTCACTGGAGTTAGAAAATGGATCGAAAATACTTGCGGCTTCTACGTCAGCTTCTGCAGTACGGGGTATGTCCTTTAATATTATCTTCCTTGACGAATTTGCCTTTATTCCTAACCATATTGCTGACCAGTTCTTTGCCTCTGTTTATCCTACTATTTCGTCTGGTAAGAGCACGAAAGTCATCATAGTTTCAACCCCACATGGTATGAATCATTTCTACCGTATGTGGCATGATGCAGAAAGAAAGAAAAATGAATATGTTCCCACTGTTGTTCACTGGAAAGAGGTTCCAGGTAGAAACGAAGCATGGAAAAAACAAACAATTGCAAACACTTCAGAAGATCAGTTTAGGGTTGAGTTTGAATGCGAGTTTCTAGGATCTGTTGATACTTTAATCAATCCAAATGTTCTAAGAAATTTAGTATATGAAGATCCAATAAAAAAGAATAAAGGATTAGATGTTTATGAGAATCCTATTCCAGAGAGAAATTATATTGTAACTGTTGACGTTGCTAGAGGTGTAAGTCATGACTATTCAGCATTTATTGTCTATGATATTACAGATTTTCCATATAAGGTAGTAGCAAAGTATAAGAATAATACGATTAAACCAATGCTATTTCCCAATATCATTAAAGACATTGCTGTAGCATACAATCAAGCATATGTTTTGACTGAAGTTAATGACCTTGGAGATCAAGTTGCATCTATATTATACTTTGACCTTGAATATGAAAATATTTTAATGTGTGCAATGAGAGGTAGGGCAGGACAAATTGTAGGATCAGGATTTAGTGGAAAGAAATCTCAACTTGGTGTTCGCATGACTGCTGCAGTTAAGAAGTTAGGTTGTTCAAACTTGAAGACTTTAGTAGAAGACCATAAACTAATAACAAAAGATTATGACATCATTTCAGAACTAACTACCTTTATTCAAAGGGGCAGATCTTTTGAAGCAGAAGAAGGATGTAATGATGACCTTGCAATGTGTTTAGTTATTTTTGCTTGGTTGGTTGCTCAGGACTATTTTAAAGAAATGACGAACAACGACGTTCGCAAGAGAATATATGAGGAACAAAAAAATCAAATTGAACAAGATATGGCACCTTTTGGATTTATTCAAACTGGACTTGATGAAGAAAGTTTTTTAGATAAAAATGGTGATAGATGGTACACAGATGAATATGGTGATGTTGCTTCGACATGGGAATTATTTTAAGGTTCTTTTTAAAGAAAGGGTTTTGATAAATATTTTTAGACAAAATCTTTTAATAAAAAAGAGGGAGACATGGCTCTAAATTTAGGATCACCAGGAGTTTCTGTAAAGGAAATTGATTTAACTCAAGGTGCAATTCAGGGTGTAGTAGATATTACCGGTGCTATTGCTGGTCCTTTTGAAAGAGGACCAGTAAGTGAGCCCACACCAATTGCATCTGAGAAGGATCTACTCGACATTTTCGGAAATCCATCATCAACCGACAATCAGTATGAGTACTTCCTGACTGCATCTCAGTATCTTTCCTATGGTGGAAATTTACAAGTAGTTAGAGTTGGTGGTGGAGAGTTAAGTAATGCTAATGCAGCAGTAGGAGCTGCAGTTACCACTCTATCAATTCAAAATTATGATGACTTTAATGATAATCATGGTGGAGATACTTCTTACTATTATGCAGCCAGAACTCCTGGATCTTATGCAAATGGTCTAAAGGTCTGTACGATTGATGCCTATGCTGACCAGGTTCTAACTGGAGTTACTACGGCCGGTATTGCTGTTGGTGCGGGTGTTACGCAAGCAACAACTGCAGAATATGCTGGTACTGATGGAACTCTAAAAAACCTCGATGGATACCACAAAGGTATCGTCATGGGCATCGGAAGCAGTGAAATTACAGTCAAGTATGTCTCACACGTATCTGCTGGTGGAACTGAAACTAAAGTCGAATATGGTGAAGGAACTGCTTATGAGTTTGTAACTACTTCTGCTCTAACTGTTTCTGGTGCTACTGGATCTGCTACAACCACTGTTACCGTATCTCAAAGAGCATTTGCAGGTACAACTGATGCTGCACATGGTTCTGGTGTAAATGTTAACCTCTTTAACTCTGTTGCCACAACAACAATCGATAATGCGGGTGGAACATCTCTTGCTGCCTCTGGTGCCGGTGCAACTTCATTCTTTGTTGCCAGTGCAACTGGAATCACAACATTAACCAAACTATTGATTGATAATGAAATTATTGATATCATCAGTGTAAATTCTACTACTAACTTCATCGGAATTGGTACTGATGAAGCAGCTGCTCTTGCAAATAGAGGTCAAGTAGGAACAACAACTGCTGCTCACGTTGATGGTTCAACTGTAAGAGTGGTTGATGCCTCTTTCGTTGCCGGAACCACTGATGGTGCTGTTGCTGCTGGTGATCTATCATTCGGAGTTGTCGGTTCTGCTAGTAGTTTCACCAGTGGAGATATTGCTCAGATTGATAGTGAGTTCCTCCTAGTTTCTGGAACTTCCGAAAGCAGCACACTAACTCCTACCGGTAAAAAGAACTGGTATGATGAGCAAAAGTTAGGACTTGCAAACGGTGATATTTTCTGGAAGTCTATTGCACCCAAACCTAAAACTTCTGAGTATGCCTCTAGCAGAGGTTCCCGTAATGACCAGATGCATATAGTTGTTGTTGATGATGAAGGTGGAGTTTCTGGAAATGCCGGAACCATTCTAGAGAAGCATATCAATCTATCCAAGGCATTTGATGCTACAAGTTCTGCTAGCCTATCTGTATATTATAAGGATTATGTCAAGAATAATTCTGGACAAATATATCCAGGTGTCGCAGAAACTGGTTCTGCCACCGGATTTACTGCTGGAGCAGCAAGTCTAACTGCCTTAGGTTCTGGTGCCGGTGCCGCAGGACAGAAAGCACAAGACGTTCTTGCATTCCATGCATGTGGTACTAAAACATATGCATTAGAAAATGGATATAATTATTCCGGGACTCTAACTGCTCCTGGATATTCTTGCACACTCGCAAGTATTGTTAGTGGTTATTCTGAGTTTTCTTCGGAAGATATTCCCATTGACTTCTTAATCATGGGACCTTCAATGTCTGCAAGTAGAGCAGAGTCACAAGCCAAGGCAAACAAACTCATTACAATTGCTAATGAGAGAAAGGATTGTATGGCATGTATTTCTCCTCATCGTGGTGATGTTGTTGGTAATGCTAATGGATCTACCGACATCACTAACAAAATTATTCAGTATTATGATGGAATTACTCATAGTTCTTATGCAGTATTTGATACTGGATATAAGTATACATTCGATAGATTTACAAATTCTTTCGTATATGTACCCACTAGTGGTGATATTGCTGGCATCATGGCAAGAACTAATAGCATTAACTTCCCCTGGTACTCACCCGCAGGTGCTGCTAGAGGTGCTCTGAACAATGTTATTAAACTTGCATATAATCCCACTCAATTAGAAAGAGATAGATTATATGGTGCTGCAATTAATCCAATCATCACAACTAGAGGACAGGGAACAGTTCTTTTTGGAGATAAAACATCCTTAGGAAAAGAAGGTTCTGCTTTCAGTAGAATTAACGTTCGTCGTTTATTCCTCACAATCGAAGAATCTATCTCTAGATTCTCCAGATCTACATTATTTGAATTCAACGATACTATTACAAGAGCAAACTTTGTAAACATTGTTGAACCATATCTTCGTGATATTCAGGCTAAGAGAGGTATTACCGACTTTAGACTTATTTGTGATGAGAGCAATAACACACCTGATGTTATTGATAGAAATGAATTTAGAGCAGATATCTTTATTCAACCTGCTAGATCAATCAACTTCATCTCCTTGACATTCGTTGCCACTGCAACTGGTGCTAGCTTCACTGAGGCTGCTGGTTAATATCGTTAATGATGCCCAGTCATGAGACTGGGCACTTGATTTTGTTAAAATCAATTAATTAGGACAGAACAATGGCATTCAATAAAATTCAAACAAAAGAAAGAACTCTTGATGATTTCAAAGCAAGATTGAAGGGTGGAGGTGTACGCCCCAATCTGTTTGAGGTTGAATTATATTTCCCAACCCTATCAGATTTTACAGATTTCAACACTGCTAATTCTGAAGCCGAAGAAAATGAAAATAATGATAATGATGAAAATGCAGCAGGACAAAACCGTTTAACTGAGGATGTAAGATTCCTTGTTAAGGGTGCTAACCTACCTGCTTCTAACATCTCACCAATCGAAGTTCCATTCCGTGGTCGTACATTAAAGATTGCTGGAGACAGAACTTTCGATACATGGACAGTTACTGTTATCAATGACACAAACTTCAACATCCGTGATGCTTTTGAAAGATGGATGAGTTTCATCTCCAAGCACGATTCCACTGCTGGTACTATTAAACCATCTTCTTACCAAAGAGATGCTTATGTTCACCAGTTAGGAACTCCTGGTGTAACTCAACCTAGAACAACATATGATGAATCTTCTAGAGCTGATTTAGACTATCAGTCTGATATCCCTAGACTTCGTTCTTACAGATTCTATGGTGTATTCCCCACCAATATTTCTCCTATTGATCTATCATACGATACAACTGATACTATTGAGGAGTTTACTGTTGAACTACAGGTTCAGTATTGGAAGGCATACTCTGGTAAGGGCAACCTAAGAGTTGACTGATAAATAGAGTATAACGCATACTCAGTCAAGATATACGATGGCGAATCTTTTTGGTTTTTCTTTTGATGATGAAAAAAAGAAGGGGAGTGGGAAGTTAGTATCTCCCGTTCCCCCTTCTGACGCTGATGAATCAGACTTTTATGTGCAGAGTGGATTTTATGGTCAGTATCTTGACACTGATGGAGTTTATAAAACTGAGTTTGATTTAATTAAAAGATACCGAGAGATGTCACACTATCCTGAGTGTGATTCTGCGGTCGAAGATATTGTGAATGAAGCAATCGTTTCCGACACTGATGATTCACCTATTGAAATTGAATTATCAAATCTAAATGCCAGTGATAAATTAAAAGATTTGATTTATGCAGAATTTAAGAATGTTAAAGAACTTCTAAACTTTGATAGATCGAGTCACGAAATTTTTAGGAATTGGTATATTGATGGAAGAATTCTCTATCATAAAGTCATAGATTTTAAAAATCCTGAGCAGGGCATTCAAGAGTTGAGACCCATTGATCCTCTTGATATTAGATATGTAAGAAAGAAAAAACAATTAGATCCAAAAACTCAAGTCATTCAAAAAACTCTTGCTGGTGCTGGAAGTTTGGATGAACTTGAATCCGAAATTGAAGAATACTATGAGTATACTATTGATAAAGGAAAGCATGGAACTGGTGTCAAGAAAGTAAAAATTTCAAAGGAAGCAATTACATATTGCACCTCTGGTTTAGTAGATAGAAACAAGAAAACCACTCTATCTTATTTACAAAAAGCAATCAAAGCATTTAATCAACTTTATATGATTGAAGATAGTCTTGTAATTTATAGACTATCAAGAGCACCAGAACGTAGAATTTTTTACATTGATGTTGGTAATCTACCTAAAGTAAAGGCAGAACAATATCTACGTGATGTTATGTCACGTTACCGTAATAAGTTGGTATATAATGCCAACACTGGTGAGATTCGTGATGATAAAAAATTCATGAGTATGCTAGAAGATTTCTGGCTTCCCCGTCGTGAAGGTGGTCGTGGAACAGAAATCACAACCCTCCCCGGTGGTCAAAACCTTGGAGAAATTACTGATATTGAATATTTCCAAAAGAAATTATACAGAGCACTAAGTGTTCCCGAATCTAGAATTGCAAATGATGGTGGTTTTAATCTAGGAAGATCATCTGAGATCCTTCGTGATGAATTAAAATTCAGCAAATTTGTTTCTAGACTTAGAAAAAGATTCTCTAGATTATTCAATGATCTTCTCAGGACTCAATTAATTCTGAAGAATATTGTCACTCCAGAAGACTGGGATAAGATGGTTGAACACATTCAGTATGATTATTTGTATGATAATCATTTCGCAGAATTAAAAAATTCTGAACTTTTAAATGAAAGATTAGGGTTACTTACCACTATTGAACCTTATATTGGCAAATATTACTCTAATGATTACGTTAAGAGAAAAGTTCTTCGTCAAACTGAAGAGGAAATGAAAGAGATACAAGATCAAATTAAAAAAGAAATTGCTGATGGAGAAATTCCTGATCCTAATGCACCTGTTGATGAAATGGGAAATCCTATTCCGGAGGGTGAAATGGGTATGATTGGAAAAGTTCCTATGGAACCTGAGATTGATGGTTCCGCAACTGAAGCACCTGAAGGTGGTGAGATATAAATAACTTTAGTAATTTATTATTAATAAATAATGGACCCTAATCTAGTCGATAAGATTATTGCAGGTGACTCTGCAGCAGAAATTTCCGATTACATCAAAGATGCTCTATTCGGAAAAGCTACAGACAAAATTGATGCATTAAGACCCGAGGTTGCTTCTTCCATTTTCAATTCATCTTTTGATGAAAAAGAAGTTGAACCTAATGTAGAACCAGAACAATTAGAGGATCAAGAATAATGGCACTGGCATCAACAGATTTAACACCAAGTAACTATGTTCTTATTGGAAATAATGTTACCACAATAACTTTCCAATGTCAGAGTGCTACTCCTGCTGTAATTAGTATTGCAACTACCAGTGCTGGAATAGCTACATCAACGGACGGTTTTGTTTATAATAGATTTGAAGGAGAAATGAAAAAGACGGTTACTGAATTGTCACATGATTCTGGTGCCGCATATGTTTATGCAAAAGCACTCACAGGAACTTCTAAGATTGTATATGAAGGTGCTTGATTTATGTCACAATATCCATTTTTAGGATTAGGATTTAATTCTTGGACTCAAAAATTTGGTAGAGATGCAGAAGCTGCTGCTCTCACATTAGTTGTAGGTGCTAAGTTTCAAGATAATGTAAATGGTACTGATAGAGGAGCAGTATTTATCTTTGATGTGAATGATTTAACTACTTCAACTAAAGTTATTTGTGAAACAGATACATCAATTTATGATTTCTTTTCTGACTCAGTTGCTATAGGAGATAGCAAAATTCTTGTTGGAATGCCCCAGGCAGATATTAATGGATCTGGTTCTGGTGCCGCATATATCTACAACCTAGACGGAACTGGTGAAACTCAATTTCTTGCTTCTGATGGTGCTTCTGGTGATGGTTTTGGGATTTCAGTTGCTATAGGAAATAGTAAGATAGCTATTGGTGCCAGAGATGAGGATGAGGGTGCCAACAACGGTGGTGCAGTATATGTTTACAACCTAGATGGAACTGGTGAGATTAAAATTACTGCTTCTGATGCTGCTAATAGTGATAGTTTCGGATCTGCAGTTGCTATAGGAAATAACAAACTTTATGTTGGTTCACCCCAGGATGATGACAACGGATCTACTTCTGGTTCAGTATATATCTACAACCTAGACGGAACTGGTGAAGTTAAACTTACTCCTTCTGATGGTCGTTCCTTTGCACGTTTTGGTAACGCACTTGCCTTTGGACATGATAAACTTGTAGTTGGAGCATATGCGGATGATCCTGCTGGAAGTCCTCCAGCTGGTGGATCTGTTTATGTTTATGATGCTGATGGAACAAATGAAGTTAAGATAAGATCATCTGATATTGCTAGCAATGATGATTTTGGACATGCGGTTGCTATCGGAAACAATAAAATTGTTGTTGGTGCTCCATCTAATGATGATGATGGATCTGGTTCTGGTTCAGCATATGTTTTCAACCTAGACGGAACTGGTCAGGTTAAGATTACTGCTTCTGATGCAGCTGCAGATGACAATTTTGGTTCTTCTGTTGCTATCGGTGGTGATAAAATTTATGTTGGTGCAAGATATGAAGATAATGCAAATGGAACTAATTCTGGTGCATTTTACGTTTATAATCTAGACGGAACTGGTGAAGTTAAAGTTATAAATCCAGAAAACGATAATTATGCTGTATTTGGATGGTCAATGGCATTAGGATAAATACACAATTTATAAATAACAAATAAAGGACCAAGTTTTTAACATGAAACTTATCACAGAAGAAATCGAATCAGTTTAAGAAAAATATAATTATGCCAGGACCATTTTTTAGATTTACAGATGAAGCAGAATGGTTAAATGCTGCTCGTGCTGCTGGTTTTATGATTACTGTTACCGATGGAGAAGGTAACGAAACTGAACAACTACAAGCATATACAGCAAATTATGCTATTGATGTTATTGGAATAATCTGTGAAGGTGGTGAATGGGATGATGAAGGTAACGTAACTGTAGAACCAACAACATTGAGTGGATGGCATGTTAATTATCTTGGAGACCTTCCAACAGGATGGGAATCTTATGAAGTTACACCAGCAACTCCTCATAGAGTGTTCGCATAACTAAATACTTATTAAAAGTGTAGATAAAATGAAACTTATCACAGAAGAAATCGAATCAGTAGAATTTATCGTTGAAGAACGCAACGGTAAGAAGTCAATGTTTATTGAGGGTATTTTCCTTCAAGGTGATATTGCAAACCGCAACAGAAGAATGTATCCTATGGATACTCTTCGCAAGGAAGTTGCGAGATATGATGAAAATTTCGTTCAAAAAGGTCGTGCTTTAGGTGAACTCGGACATCCCGAAGGTCCTACAGTAAACCTAGATCGTGTTTCTCATAAAATTGTTTCCCTTAAAGAAAGTGGAAGCAACTTTGTCGGAAAGGCAAAACTTCTTGATACACCTATGGGCAATATTGCTAAATCACTAATCGGTGAAGGTGTAAAATTAGGAGTTTCTTCCAGAGGAATGGGATCACTAAGAGCAACAAAAGAAGGTATCAATGTGGTTGAAAGTGACTTCATGCTTGCAACTGCTGCTGATATTGTTGCCGATCCTTCCGCTCCAGATGCTTTCGTCGATGGTATTATGGAAGGTAAGGATTGGGTGATGGAAGGTGGTATTATTCGTGAAAAATTAGTCGAAAAGACTTATAAAGAGATTAATACCTTAGTTGATGAGAGAAGTTTACAAGAAAATAAGTTAAAACTATTTCAAAACTTCCTCTCAAATCTATAATAATATAAATAAATTTAGAAAAACTTAGTCGAGAACACACTCGGAGCAAGAAATGTCTATTGGAAACTCTTTACAAGAAATGGAAAACGCAGTTACTAAAAATGCTGCCGCAGCTGACCCAATGCAAAGTGTACCTACTTCTGTAGTTGCAGGTCAGTCAATTGAAGATCTTGGTGGTCCTACTCCCGAGAACTATAAAACTGATGATGATTCCGCAAAACTAAAAGATCCAGGTTCCACACTTGCAAAAGTTCGTGATGCCGTTAACAAAGGTGCAAAAGCACCCGATCCTATGAAGACTGTTAACAAAGGTGTTGCCAAAGAAGAGGTTGAAGAAACTTCTGAAGAGGTGGTTGCCGAATCTGAAGTTGAGGAAGAAGTTGTTTCAGTTGATGAGGATATAACTGCTTTACTTTCCGGTGAAGAGTTATCTGAAGAATTCCAAGAGAAAGCTAAGTTAATCTTTGAAGCAGCAATTGCTTCTAAAGTTGCTGAATCCGTAAAACAAATCGAAGAAAAATATGAGGAGAAACTCGTAGAGGAACTCTCCACATATAAAGAAGAACTCGTAGAAAGAGTTGACTCTTATCTAGAGTACGTCTCCGAGGAGTGGATTCAGGAAAACAGAATTGAGATCGAAAAAGGTCTCAAGTCTGAAATGACCGAATCATTCCTTGCTGGAATGAGAGGACTTTTTGAAGAACATTATGTATCAATCCCTGAAGATAAGTATGATGTTGTAGAAAATATGGTAGAAAAACTTGATGAAATGGAGTCCAGACTCAATGAGCAGATTGAGAAGAACATTACTCTAAATCAGAGACTTGGTGAGTCCGTCGCAGATAACATCCTTGCTGATGTTTGCGAAGGTCTTGCTGTTTCTCAGAAAGAGAAAATGGCTTCCCTAGCTGAAGGTGTTGAGTTTGAAAGTGAAGAAAAGTACCGTGAAAGTTTAAAGACTCTCAAGGAATCATATTTCCCTGCTAAGTCTACTACTGAGGAAACTGAAACTCCTCAAATGGTTTCTGAGGAAGCATCCTCTGAAGCTCCTGCTGGATCTTCAATGAATGCATATCTCAAAGCACTTCAATTCACCACTAAAAATTAATTTCCTAAGCAAATGCAAGATTCACACATGCTAACGGAAAAGTGGGCTCCCCTTCTTGATTATCAAGGTGCGGAAGCTATCACCGATCCCCACAGACGTGCAGTTACTGCACAACTACTAGAGAACCAAGAAAAGTTCCAACAAGAAAGCCGTGCTTTCCAGGAAGGTGGTTCAATGCTTTCTGAAGCACCCACCAATGTAACTGGTTCTTCAATCGATAATTTCGATCCCGTCTTGATCTCCTTGATCAGACGTTCTATGCCCAACCTCATTGCATATGATGTTGCCGGTGTCCAACCTATGAATGGACCTACTGGACTCATCTTTGCGATGCGTGCTCGTTTCAACAGCCAGACTGGTTCTGAAGCACTATTCAACGAAGCAGATTCCGCATTCTCTGCTCAGGACTCCGGATTTGATGTTACTTCTGGTGACTATACCGGTGGTACTGATGGTGATGCTTCTGTTGGTTTCGGTACAACTGCTCAAACTGGTTCAAACCCCTCCGTTCTAGGTGCTGCTGGTGGATCTGGCACTTCCTACAACGTTGGTCAGGGTATGAGCACAGCAGATGCTGAAGCTCTAGGAGATACTGGAGACCTCTTCAACGAGATGGCCTTCAGCATCGAGAAGGTTACTGTAACTGCTAAGTCCAGAGCCCTCAAAGCTGAGTACTCCTTAGAACTAGCACAAGACCTCAAGGCAATCCACGGTCTAAGTGCTGAGTCTGAGCTCTCCAACATCCTCTCCTCTGAGATTCTTTCTGAAATCAACAGAGAAGTCGTTCGTACAATCTACAAGGTTGCACGTCCTGGTGCTCAGGCAAATGTCTCCACTGCTGGTCAGTTTGACCTAGACATCGACAGCAACGGTCGTTGGAGTGTTGAGAAGTTTAAGGGTCTACTCTTCCAAATCGAAAGAGATGCAAACGCAATCGCACAAGAGACTCGTAGAGGAAAGGGCAATATCATCATCACTTCTGCTGATGTTGCTTCTGCTCTAACCATGGCTGGTGTTCTCGACTACACCCCTGCCCTCAATGCTAACCTACAGGTTGATGCTACTGGCAACCTATTTGCTGGTACAATCAACGGTAAGTACAAGGTATACATCGATCCCTTCGGTTCTGCCGCAGGTGATGCTAACCAGTACTACGTTGTTGGTTACAAGGGTACTAGCCCCTATGATGCTGGTCTCTTCTATTGCCCCTACGTTCCCCTCCAGATGGTTCGTGCCGTTGGAGAGAACTCCTTCCAGCCCAAGATTGGCTTCAAGACTCGTTACGGTATGGTTGCTAACCCCTTCGCAGAAGGAACAACAGCTGCCCTCGGTGCTATCAAGGCTAACACCAACCGTTACTACAGACGTGCAATCGTCAAGAACCTCATGTGATTTAAGTGGTTGCTGCGGAAGCGGTTGCCCCACATGTCCTTACAGACCTCCCTCACGGGGGGTCTTTTTTTATGCAAATAAATAATACGATGAATACTGTCTGAAATGCCCACAATAACCGACAATAAAAATTTATTATCACCTATTGGGTTTAAGTTTATCTTGGCACATTCACCAAATGTTGACTTTTTCTCAAACTCTGTTAATATACCAACAATAGATCTAGGAACTGCAATTCAACCAACATATCTAAAAGATATTGAAGTTCCTGGTGACAAGTTGCAATATAGTGATTTGGTAATTCAATTTTTGGTAGATGAAGATATGAAAAATTATCTTGAAATCTACAAGTGGTTAATGGCATTAGGATACCCTGGTACTATCAATCAAACATACGACAAATATAATAGAACTTATGGAGATGCAACTCTTCAAATTTTAAGTAGTAATTTCCAAGTTAACGGTCAAATAAATTTTGAAGATTTGTTTCCAGTTTCTTTATCCGGATTACAATTTGATGCAACTTCAGGTGATGTTCAATACTTGACAGCAGAGGCAGTTTTCAAGTATAAGATATTTACAGTAACTGACAACAAGAAAGAAACTTATTGATGATTAATCTTGATGAAATTCAGGATATGTGGAGAAGAGATTCTAAACTAGATCCTGATAACTTACATTTAGAATCTTTAAAGATTCCTGGACTACATTCAAAATATTATGATCTTTACAATCAACTCAAACTTTTAAGAGTTAAAGCAGAGGCAGAATTTGCCGAAGTAAAACTAGAAAGACATCGTTACTATACTGGCAAGGCACCACAAGAAACTTATGTTGCTGAACCATTTCCATATAAAGTAAGAGACAAAGAATCTCTAAAACAATATCTTGATGCAGATCCAAAAATGCAAGAAAAGCATCTTAAGATAAAGTATTATGAGATTATGCTTTCTTTTCTTGAAGAGATTATCAAAACAATTTCTAATAGAACTTACCAAATTAAAAATGCAATTGAATGGCAAAGATTCATTGCAGGACAGTAAATAAATACCTGTAGGTGAGATACAGGTTATGACAAATTTGGTAATATCGAAGAAAAACGAAGTATTCCTACAGGTTGAAGCTGAACCTCACGTTTACTACGAACTTCAAGATCAATTTACTTTTGATGTACCGGGGGCAAAGTTTATGCCTCAATATAGAAGTAAATATTGGGACGGTAAGATAAGATTATTCAATGTACAGAAGAAAGAAATATATGTGGGATTACTTGACAGAGTAGTCTCATTTTGTCGTAATCATGGATATGATTATGAATTTTTAGATAACAAATTCTATGGTCTTCCTTTTGAGCAGAATGAGAATATATCAAGGGAAGGAGTCAAAGATTATATGAACTCAATATGCTCTCATACACCAAGAGAGTATCAAATTGATGGTGTTTATGAAGCATTAAAAAATAATAGAAAATTAGTCATATCACCCACAGCATCTGGTAAGTCATTGATGATTTATAGTGTTGTTAGATATTTTGTAGAACGACAGAAAGATGTATTAATTGTAGTTCCAACCACGTCTCTTGTGGAGCAGATGTATAAAGACTTTGAAGATTATGGTTGGGATATTGGATCTTATTGTCATAAAATTTATGGTGGAAAAGAAAAGCAATCAGAATCTCAAGTAATTATCACAACCTGGCAATCAATTTATAAGTTACCTAAAAAATACTTTGAGAGATTTGATGTAGTTGTTGGTGACGAAGCACATCAATTTAAATCAAAGTCTCTCGTCAACATCATGACCAAGTTACACAACGCAAAGTATAGATATGGTTTCACAGGTACTTTAGACGGCACACAGACGCATAAATGGGTGTTAGAGGGGTTGTTTGGACCATCATATAAGATTATTGCTACTAAGGAACTTATTGAAAAGGGATACCTAGCTCAACTAGATATTAAGGTTCTTCTTCTAAAGCATAATCCAAAGAAATTTGAAACTTATGAAGAAGAAGTGCAGGAGATTATTTCAAATACCAAAAGAAACAACTTCATAAAAAATCTAGCATTAGATCTAAAAGGTAATACTCTTATCTTATATACAAGAGTGGAATCACATGGAATGATTATTCATGATTTGATAAATAATAATTGTGATGATAGTAGAAAAATTTTCTTCATCTATGGTGGTGTAGAAACTGAAGAAAGAGAAAGGGTTCGTCAAATCATCGAATCTGAAAAGGATGCAATCATTATTGCCTCTTATGGAACCTTCAGTACAGGAATTAATATAAAAAATCTACATAACGTTATTTTTGCGAGTCCAAGTAAGTCTAGAGTAAGAAATCTCCAATCTATTGGACGTGTTCTAAGAAAATCAAATAAAAAATCTTCAGCAACTCTTTATGATATAGCTGATGATTTTACTCATAATTCTAGAAAAAACTATACATTAAACCATTTGATAGAAAGAGTTAAAACATATATTGAAGAAAACTTCAACTACGAAATTGTCCAAATCAAAATTTAAGGAGGAGGATCATGTTAGAAGATACAGAAGAAAATCTTTGTTTTATAAAATTAGTTTCAGGTGAAGAACTAATAGCAATGACAAGTAAAATAGAGGAAGATGATCTTACGTTAGTAATACTAAATCATCCTTTAGAAATATCAGTTGTTCAACAAAAAGGAAGTAATGTTCCAAAAGGAATTAAATTTGATCACTGGTTAAAATTTAGTGATGAATTTGTATTTACTTTAAACTTTGATAAAATTATTACTATCAGTAAAGTAAAAAATACAAATTTGGCATATATGTATAAGAAATTTGTATCCAAATTTGGATGTAAAGATTTAATTCATGGAACACCAGAATCTTCTAATGAAAGAAAAATGAATAAAAATATTGGAATGATAGGGACAGTTGAAGAAACTAGAAAAAAATTAGAAAATATATTTAAATCTAAATCAGTATCTTCTATATAACTTTCTTAACCCTAGCAGAGTTATTCTATTGACTATCTTGACATTTGTCAAGCTTGACATATCTAAAATAATTGTTTAAAATAAACATAAGGATAAAAAATAAAATGAGTAAAAATAGTAATAAAGAGCATTATGTAAATAATAAAGATTTTTTGCAGGCACTTGTTGAGTATAAGCAAGAAGTTGAAAATTCTTATGTCCGTAAGTTTGGTTCTCTTCCAGATAAAAAAGAAAGATCTAGATACTGGGAAGGAAAACCAAAAATTCCAAACTATCTTGGGGATTGTTTTTTAAAGATTGCTACTCACTTGTCATATAAACCAAATTTTATCAATTACATGTTCCGTGAAGAAATGATTTCTGATGGAATTGAGAACTGTATTCAGTATGTTGATAATTTTGATCCGAAGAAATCTACTAATGCTTTCTCATATTTTACTCAGATCATTTACTTTGCATTCTTGAGAAGAATTCAGAAAGAAAAGAGACAATTGGATATTAAGAATAAGATTATGGAAAAATCTGGTTACGATGTTGCTTTTGATGTTGACAAAGGCGTCCTTACAGGTTATGATTCAGACTATAACTACATCAAAGAGTCTTTGTACACCAAGGTTAAAAATAAATGAAATGTGGATTTATTACAGATACTCATTACGGTGCTCGAAAAGGATCTCAGATCTTTCATGATTATTTTGAAAAGTTCTACTCTGAAGTATTTTTTCCAACTCTAGATGAGCAGGGTATTGATACGGTTGTTCATATGGGAGATGTCTTTGACAACCGTAAAAATATTGACTTCTGGTCACTAAACTGGGCAAAACGTGTAGTATTTGATCCACTTCAAGAAAGAAATATAAAGACGTATCTCATCGTTGGTAATCATGATGCGTACTATAAGAATACTAATGATATCAATTCCCTACAATCTCTTTTAAGAGAGTATGATAATTTGCATTTGATTTCTAAATGTGAGGAAAAAACACTTGGTGACTTAAAAATTCTTTTTATTCCTTGGATTTGCTCTGATAATAAAGAAAATACTTTAAATATGATTCGTTCTACAGATGCAGAGATTGGAGTAGGTCATTTAGAATTGAATGGATTCTTAGCGTATCGTGGACATACTCAGCAGGGAGCACATATGGAAGCAGATATATTTTCTAAATTCAATAAAGTTTTCAGTGGACATTATCATACCCGTAGTGATGATGGTAAAGTTTATTATCTTGGAAATCCTTATCAAATTTATTGGAATGATGTAGATGATCCTAGAGGATTTCATATTTTTGATACAGAAACTCTTGAGATGAAACCTGTGAATAATCCTTTCAAGATGTATCATAAAATATACTATGATGATACGGATATCAACTCTTTTAATTTTGATATCTATGAGAATAAAATTGTGAAGATCATAGTTAATAAGAGGACTAATCTAAAACAATTTGAAATGTTTATTGATAAACTATATCAGTCAGGTATTCATGAATTGAAAGTCGTTGATATGTTTGATGTTTCTGATCTTGCCTCTGATGATGAGAACGTAGAAAAATCTGAAGATACTCTTACAATCTTGAATGAATATGTTGATCTTTCCGGTGAGGAATATGATAAATCAAAAATTAAAAATATGATTCAAGAAATTTATAAAAGTGCCTTTGAAGTAGCATGACTTATATCTTATGTCCAGAAGAATATGTAGAAGATGGAGCAGTTTACACTGTAACAGGTGAAGATGATTCCGAAATTCTTCTTATATTTGATGAAAAATCTGATGCAGAGAGATATTCTTTATATTTGGAACATTATAATGAACCTCCATATAAGATAGTTGAAGTTGATAGAGATCTTATAATAGAATTATGTGAGGTTCAAGGATACACGTACTCGATTATTACAAGCAACCACCTAGTTTTACCTGTTGATTCATGATTATTTTTGAAAAAATTCGTTGGAAAAATTTCCTATCTACTGGAAATACATTTACTGAAGTTGAGTTGAACAAGGATACTACCACTCTAATTGTTGGTACAAACGGTGCTGGTAAGTCAACCATTCTTGACGCACTTTGCTTTTCACTTTTCAACAAGTCTTTTCGTAAGATTAATAAGAATCAACTCATTAACACTACAAATGAGAAGGGATGTATTGTTGAAGTTGAGTTTTCTATAGGTAGAAATAAGTATAAGATTATTCGTGGAATGAAACCTAATATTTTTGAAATTATCAAAGATGGAGAATCTCTGGATCAATCTTCAAACTCCATTGATCAACAAAAGTATCTTGAACAAACCATTCTAAAACTAAATTATAAATCTTTTACCCAGATTGTAATTCTAGGATCTTCTAACTTTGTACCATTTATGCAATTAAATCCTCAAAGTCGTAGAGAGGTCATTGAGGATTTACTTGATATTCGTATCTTCTCACATATGAATATGATTACAAAAGAAAGAATTCGTCAGTGTAAAGAAGATATCAAAGTATGTTCACTCAAGAGAAGTAATCTTGAAGATAAAGTGGAAATGCAAAAAAACTTTATCCAAGAAATAGAATCTAAGGGTAAACAAAATATTAGAGATAAGAAAGATAAACTCTCTGTTTTATCTAAGGAGGCATTAGATCTTATTTCAAAAAATGAAGAAACTTCTAAGAAAGTTGATCATGTAAATTCTGAAATGAAAGAATATTCTAAAGCTACTAAGACCCTTAGGAAAATGGGTGGTATCAAAGGAAAATTAGAAACTAAAAAAGAATCAGAATATAGTCAAGTTAATTTTTTCAATAAAAATTCGGTTTGCCCTACATGCACTCAAAATATTGAAGAGTCATTTCGTGTAAATAAGATTGAAGAGTTAAATGCTTCCATCAAAAAATATGAAGATGGTCTTCAAGATCTGAGTGAAAAAATAAAAGATGAGGAAGAGAGAGAGCAAAAGTTTCTAAATTTTTCAAAGGAGTTAAACAAACTAACGCATGATATTTCTAAAAACACTGCTAGAATTTGCGGAATCCAAAAGCAATCAAAAGATTTGGAGCAAGAAATTCAAAGCATTGCCAATTCAATACAGGACAGAAATACTCAGAATGAAATCTTAGATTCGTTAGAAGACTCTCTAGAGAATATCACATCTGAAATTTACGACAAGAAAGCAGATTTTGATAACTACGAACTAATTCACAATCTTCTCCGTGATGATGGAGTGAAGACTAAGATTGTGAAGAAGTATCTTCCTGTTATCAATAAGCAAATTAATCGTTATCTTCAGTTGATGGATTTTTATGTCAACTTTAATCTGGATGAAGAGTTTAAAGAAACCGTCCAGAGTCCCATTCATGAAGATTTTTCTTACACTTCATTCAGTGAAGGTGAGAAGATGAGAATTGACCTTGCACTTCTGTTTACTTGGAGAGAGATTGCAAAATTAAAGAACTCTTCTAGCACCAATCTTTTGATTATGGATGAAGTATTTGATTCCTCCCTAGATACATATGGTACTGATGAATTTATGAAAATTATTAGATATGTTGTAAAAGATTCTAATGTTTTTGTAATTTCTCATAAGAGTGAAGTTTTTGATAAATTTGACTCTGTAATCAAGTTTGATAAAGTTAAAGGATTTAGTTCTATAGTAGAGTGAATATGTTTAATCCAGATTTTGAGGTAATTAAAGTTTTTTCTAAAAAGACCGCAAGAAAAATAGTAGATCATATAAAGAAAGAGGGTGAGTGGCAAGATGGATTAAAGTCCACTCATGGAATGACAAATGAAACTAAGAATAATTTAGAATTAAAAAATTGTACTGAGTATGCAGAATATATCAGACAAAAATTAAAGGGAGTTGACAAATATGAAATGTTTGCCTTGAGAAGTTCTACTACAACTCCAATTATTAGTAAAACTGGTGTTGGTCAATACTATAACCTACACACTGATGACCCCATAGTTGGTGACATTAGTACCACAACTTTTCTATCAAATCCTTCTGACTATGAAGGTGGAGAATTGTGTATATTCATTGGTGGTGAAGTTAAAAAATTTAAACTGGATGCTGGTTGGGCAGTAGTTTATAATCGAGGAGTTCCTCATCAAGTTCAAACAGTTACTTCTGGAGAGAGAATTGTTGCTGTCAATTGGTGTAGAAGTATGATTGGAGACTACTCTAAAAGAGTTAAAGTTAGAAAACTTTTTCATCTCAGAGAGAGATTAAAGCAGGAATTTCCAGAATTTAAAAAAGATAAATCTCTTTCTATTGAAGAAGGTCTTGATGATCCATGGTGGTTACTACATGATTTGTGTAGTGAGACTATGAATGAATATCGACAGGACATACGGACCAATTAGTAAACTGTCCACTCCACCCCTGACTCTGCCCTATTCTGCTCTATACTAAGTGCATACAAGAGGAGTTACCATGTCAGTCAACTACGAAATCAAGTCTCAACTTGCTAAACTGCTTGCTACTGAGGATCTTCTGGTAGAGCACAAGAAAGTCGAGACGGCATCTTTCAATGTTGATACTAGGGTTCTGACACTTCCAATGTGGGATAAGGCATCTAATGGTGTGTATGATCTTCTGGTAGCACATGAAGTTGGTCATGCATTGTTCACTCCAAACATTGATTGGACAGAAAAGGTGAATATTCCTCCGATGTTTGTGAACATTGTTGAGGATGCTCGTATTGAAAAACTGATGAAACGCAAATACGCTGGTCTTCCTAAAACATTCTATCGTGGTTATAAAGAACTTAATGATGAAGATTTCTTCTCCATCGAAGAGCATGGTGTTGATAAGTATGGTCTTGCAGACAAAGTAAATCTCTACTTTAAGATTGGCAATTTTGTTGATATTTCTTTTGATAGTATTGAAGAAACTCATATTGTTAGTTTAATTAGTAATGCAGAAACTTTTGATGAAGTTCTAGAAGCATCCGAGATTCTTTACAAGTATTGTAAAAATGAAAAAGAAGAACAATCCAAAGTAAAAAATCTTGATGATCATGAGAAAGAACATGGTTCTTCTTCGGGAGAAACTGAAAACACCGATGACTCAGAATCTGAGCAAGACTCCGATCAAAGTTTCGATCAGGATACTGAAGAGATGGATGAGGATACTACTGATAAAGAAATGACTGATGCTGAGCAAGAATCAACAACTTCTGATGAACCTGAAGTTGAAACAATGAACTCTCTTGATCAGAAGTTGAAGGATCTCAGTACTCTTGAGGGTTATGAAACTCAATACCTTGAACTTCCTGAGATTGATCTTGACAACTTCATCATCTCCAACAGTAAAATTCATGGAGAACTTGATGATTTCTTCAAAACTGGGGAAACTGATTTTGATGATGTTGACGGCAAATATAATGAGTTCAAAAAGTCTGCACAGAAAGAAGTGAACTATCTTGTAAAAGAATTTGAATGCAAGAAGTCAGCAGATGCCTACGCACGATCTTTTACATCACGCACCGGAGTTCTTGATACATCCAAACTTCATACTTACAAATATAATGAAGACCTTTTCAAGAAAGTAAATATTGTTCCTGATGGTAAGAATCATGGACTAATCTTCATTATTGATTGGTCTGGATCTATGGGTCATTACATGATGGATACTATCAAACAACTTTTTAATCTTGTTTGGTTCTGTCAAAAGGTCAAAATTCCTTTTGATGTTTATGCATTCTCCAATTCATATAAGTGTGTTGAGTATGATGAAGATGGTAACAGTGTATATCCCAAACAACATCATGATCGTGAGGTAGGTAAGTTTTATGTTCCTGATGATGTTTGTTTGATCAATCTTCTCACTGGTGGATTGAACAACAAAAACTTTGAGAAACAGATGCTGAATGTTTGGAGGAATGTATACGCAATGCGTTTTTATGCAGGATTCCAACCTTATCACCGTCTCAGTCTTGGTGGAACTCCTCTGAATGAGGCATTGGTTTCTTTACATCAGATTATTCCACAATTCAAGAATAGTAATGGAGTACAGAAAGTTCAGTGTATTGTTCTTACTGATGGTGAAGGTGGTCACCTGAGGACTTTCAAGAAAGTGAAGTCATACTATGATGGATCTGACGATATTCGTCCTTGGACTATTTCCTATAATTCATATCTACGCAATCGTAAAACTGGTTATGTATATAAAGTCCCTGAACGGTTTAACGAGTTCACTGATATGCTATTGACAGATCTTCGACAATCATTCAAAGACACTAACTTTATCGGCATTCGTATTCTGAGTGGAACTGATTTTAGTCGAATGAATCGTATCTACAATGTTAACATCGAGGAAAATGGAAGAATTATGAATACTTGGAAGAAGCAGAAGTCTGCAGTATTTTATAACTCTGGATATCATGCATACTTTATGCTGTCAACAAATGCTCTTCAGAACGAGTCTCAATTTGAAGTTTCTGATAATGCAACTAAAGTTCAAATCAAGAATGCATTTCAGAAATCCTTGAAGTCTAAGAAGATGAACAAAAAAATTCTTACTGAGTTCGTAGAGCTTGTTGCATGATAAATATTTGTATAAACATTAAAATGTAACAATGGGAAGATTCGCACATCAGTTTTTGGGGGATGAACCTGCATCTCCCACCGTGGAAGTTTCCGAAGAAAAGGAACTTTTAACTGAGGTTCCAGAAACTACAGCACCTCTTCTTACAGAAAAACTTAAGAAGAAGAAAGTAATCAAAAAGAAAAGTACTTGAGGTGATTTAAATGAGTAGATTCGGTGATTTACTTGGAGGTAAAACCCCAAAAAAAGTTTCTTTTGATGACATGTCAAAAAAAGAACTTGAGGACTATGGTAGAACTGTTGGAATTGAGTTGGACCGTAGACACTCTCACAGCAGGTTAGTGCAGGAGTTGCGAGAGCATCTAGACAATCAGTAAACTGTCACAGCATCCTCTTTCGGGGGGTGCTTTTTCTTGTATAATAACTTCAGTTGAAACAAACAACCTAATCATGTCCATGTCTACAGAGTACATTTTGAGTTCTCTTCAAGCACTGTACGGCAGCAAGGTAACTTCCGCTGACATTCGTGGTTGGTGCAACATGAATGGCACTACTTACCAAACAGTTTCTAAAAAACTTTCCAACTATAAAGTTGGTCACGGAAAATGGAATCTTGAGGTAACAAAAGAAACAGTTCAGGAATTGGAAGTATCGTATAATTCTCCTGCGGCACTGCCTGCGATTGAACAAAACCTTATTCCTCAGAAAGATGATACCTTCGTCCAGTTTGGTAATTTCAGTGATATTAAAAAAATTATTAAATCCGGTCTATTCTATCCAACGTTCATTACAGGACTCTCTGGCAACGGTAAAACGTTCTCTGTTGAACAAGCGTGTGCCCAACTCGGACGGGAACTCATCCGTGTAAACATTACTATTGAAACTGATGAAGATGATCTTATTGGTGGTTTCCGCCTTGTTGATGGTGCAACCGTCTGGCACAATGGCCCAGTCATTGAAGCACTCGAACGAGGATCTATTCTGCTCCTTGACGAGATCGACCTTGCCTCTAATAAAATTCTCTGTCTCCAATCTATCCTTGAAGGAAATGGAGTCTTCCTTAAGAAGATCGGTAAGTTTGTTCGACCAAGTGCAGGTTTCAATGTTATCGCAACCGCAAACACTAAAGGTAAAGGTTCAGACGATGGACGATTCATTGGAACTAACGTGCTCAATGAAGCGTTCCTTGAACGATTCCCTGTAACCTTTGAGCAAAATTATCCTAGTCCTGCTACTGAGCAAAAGATTCTTGAAGGTGTAGCAAAGAGTCTCAACGTAGTTGCTCCTGACTTTTGTAAAAGACTGGTTGATTGGGGTGACATTATCCGCAAAACTTTCTATGATGGTGGTGTTGATGAAGTTATTTCTACCCGTCGTCTTGTTCACATTATTCGTGCTTACAGCATCTTTGGAAACAAGATGAAAGCTATTGATATCTGTACGGCACGTTTCGATGATGAAACGAAGCAATCCTTCATTGAACTTTATGATGCTGTTGATGCAGATGTTGACATGAATGTTGCACAACCAGAACAAAACTGATATAATATGACTAATTCTTGGTCTTTACTATTTGACGAACTGAACATGAATCATTCTACTGCTTATTTTGAATATGATCGCAATGATCCTGAACGTGAAAATCCATTTCCCGATGAAATCAATTTGAATTTAGATTCTCTCACTAATAATGGATTCTGGAAGTATGAAGAAGATCTCACGATGAAAGAGATTCGTGAGTATCTTTCTTCTACTTACAATGCACATTATACTTCTAAAGACTCTAAGACCCAAACTCTTGATCTAATTGAGAGTATTGGTGATGCAGAACCATTTTGTCGTTCTAATGCAATTAAGTATCTTTCCCGTTTTGGCAAAAAGGGTGGAAAGTCTAAACAAGATATTCTAAAAGCAATTCACTATTGCGTTCTACTTTATCATTTCTCTGGACTACATAATAAAAACATTGATAAGTATGAAACCTTCTGAGGAACGCATTTCTCCTGAATACTTAAAAACCCAGGAAGAAATGCATGTTGGATTGCATAAAACAATGCAATATGGATCTATTGCACATACAATTTTTCCTAGATTGATTGAACCTATGGTTCGTGGTTCTAAATCAAAATCTGTATTTGATTATGGTTGTGGAAAGCAGTTTTTAAAAAAACCTCTGAAGGAAATGGGAGTTGAATATGCAGGATATGATCCTGCAATTAAAAAATACTCTACTCTCAATCTTTCCAAACAATATGATATGGTTCTCTGTGTGGATGTAATGGAACATGTTGAGGAGGAGTACCATGATATTGTTTTGCAGGATATTGCTAAACTTGCTAAAGAGTATATTTTATTGACGATTACTCCTACAGAGGCAAAGAAAGTCTTATCTGATGGTAGAAATGCACATATTTGTATTGCTGGTCCTAGTTATTGGTTGCCAAAAATTTGTAAGTATTTTGAGCCTGTTCAAGTAGCAAATATTATTGATGGACTTTCTGGTTTTTATGTAATGTGTCGTAGAAAGAAAATGAAAACTATAATCAATAAAATAGGAACTAACTGGGATGGTTCTTTTGAAAAAACTCAGAAAGGACTAAAAACAATCGGACTAACAAATGAGCACATGAGAGAGTTAATAAATTCAGATAAGGTCTTGAAATCAAACTAATACATGCTATAATTAAAACGAAACTGACTAAATCATGAAACTATCTACTGAAACTATTTCACTCCTTAAAAACTTCTCTACCATCAATCAGTCTATTTTCATCAAAGGTGGTAATGAACTTCGCACTATCTCTGTGATGAAGAATATCTACGCAGCTGCAGAGATTCAGGAAGAATTTCCCAGGGATTTTGCAATCTATGATTTGAATGCATTTCTAAATGCAATCTCTTTGCATAGTTCTCCAGATCTAGACTTTACTAATGAACAATGTTTGACTTGGAATGAGTCTAACAGTTCTGGCACTTGGTATTACGCAGATCCATCTGTAATTGTTTCTCCTCCTGAAAAAGAAATTGAACTTCCCTCCCAAGATGTATGCTTTGTTTATACTTCTTCTGTTCATGAGAAACTAATGAAGGCAGCATCTGTTTATCAGGTCAGTGATCTCTCTTGCATCGGTGCAGATGGAAAGATCATGATGAAGGTTCGTGACAAGAAGAATGACTCTTCTAACTACTTTACTGAGGTTGTCGGTGAAACTGATGATGAGTTTTGTTTCAACTTCAAGGTTGAGAATATGAAACTTCTCTCTGGTAGTTATGATGTGGTAGTGTCACGGAAACTACTTGCAGAGTTTACCCGCAAGTCTGGAAACCTTAAGTATTTTGTTGCACTTGAACCCGATTCAACTTATGCCTGATGGAACCAGATCCTTACATTCAGTTTCTTGAAAATTGGATACCTGGAATAGGTGAAGATACTAAACTCCATGATCAACTTCACATTCATTTTGGTCTTGGGTTTAGTGTCAATGATGAGGCGAGATTGCTGGGATTTCAATTAGGACATCATCCTGCTGGAAGTTTCTTTCATGTTATTGTATTTTCTATCATGAGTCTTACGATATATCCAAAAAACTATCGTAACTCTTGGAAGGATGTGACAGATTTTTATCAGGCATATTTAATTGGAAAATATTGGCAATCTGTGTCATACTGGTTTATACCGAGGACAATTCTATGACGCATATTTTATTCACACTAAAGGGTTGTCCATATGGACTTTTAGATGATGAGGCACATATTCGTAATGTTCTTGCGAATGCTGCTCAATTATCTGAAAGTACATTACTTGGTATTCAATCCCATAAGTTTCAACCCCAAGGAGTCACTGCTGTCGCACTCCTTGCAGAGTCTCATATTTCTATCCATACCTGGCCAGAGAATGGTGTAGCAGTGTGTGATGTATTTACTTGTGGTGATCATACAAGTCCCAGATCTGCTGCTACTTACATGTATGAAGCAACTGGTGCAACTGACATTGAATCTGAAATTATCAAAAGATCTTTATCATGAACATCTTTGTAACTTGTCAAGATCCTATTGAATCTGCAAGGGTTCTCCCTGATAAGCACATTGTCAAAATGCCTCTTGAGTGTTGTCAGATGTTGGCAATCATTTATTCAAAATGGTATTACGATTGGGGCACTATTAATAAAAAAGATGGTACTCCATACAAAACTAGAAAGGGTGCTTTTCGTAATCATCCTTGCACTGTATGGGCAGCAAAGAATCACTACAATACTGCATGGTTAATTCAACATGGATGTGCTCTTGCAGTAGAATATAGGCATAGATATGGTAAGGATCATTCCTGTGAAAAAACTCTCTTTGAAGCAAAACGAACCTTTCAACGAGAAACAAAAAAAGCAATAACTTGCCATACCATGGCTGATAACTTTGCCCGTGCAATGCCCGATGAGTTTAAATTTAACACAAGCATCGACACTTTTACTGCTTACAAGAATTACATTAGCAGCAAACTTTGGGTTGCATCTAATTATCTTCGTGACGAATCCAGAAAACCAAATTGGCTATGACGTATGATCCTCAGGTTAATGATTATGTAAAATGGAATAATCATGAAGGATGGATATATTACAAGGATGAAGAGTATCTTACTATTGAACTTGGAACTAACCCAAAAACTGATGATCTAGTTCCAATGCATAAAAAGCATCACATCCTTTTAGTATGTTATAATTATCTCTGGCATGAACTTGAGTATGTCAAAAAAAGAAAATCCAAGCACGATACCCCTTGAATTAATTCCAATACTATTGTCACTTCTCTTTGCAGCTGCTATAATAGTATTGGGATATTTTCATGGAAATATGAATGTCGGAGCAGTCTGGCACAACCTGCACAACTTTAACTAAATTATGAATAACACTGACTTTCTTTGGGTTGAAAAATACCGTCCTCAGACAATTGAAGACTGTATTCTTCCTGATGATATCAAGAAGACATTTCAGGATTTTCTAGATGCTGGAGAGATTCCTAATCTCTTGCTCTCTGGTCCTCCTGGAATTGGCAAAACTACTATTGCAAAAGCACTCTGTAATGAACTAGGGGCAGACTATTATGTCATCAATGGATCCGATGAAGGACGATTTTTGGACACGGTTAGAAACCAAGCAAAGAACTTTGCTTCGACCGTATCACTTCAAGCGTCTTCTAAACACAAAGTCATCATCATTGATGAGGCAGATAACACAGGGAACGATGTACAACTCCTCCTACGGGCAAATATTGAGGCATTTTATAACAATTGCCGATTCATCTTCACCTGCAACTACAAAAACAAAATCATCGAACCACTTCACTCCCGATGTGCCGTCGTTGATTTTGCCACAACCTCAAAGGATCGACCACGTATCGCAGCATCCTTCTTCAAAAGACTCCAGCAAATCTTGGATGCAGAAGGTGTTAAATTTGATAACAAGGTCTTGGTAGAACTCGTTAATAAGCACTTTCCTGACTTCAGGAGAGTTCTTAATGAGTGTCAACGGTATTCTGTTGGTGGAAGCATTGACAGTGCCATTCTTGCCTCTTTCAGTGATGTATCAGTAAATGAACTTATCAACCATCTCAAAGATAAAAACTACGCTGAGGTCCGAAAGTGGGTCGTTAATAACCTGGACAATGATCCTAATCTGGTTCTTCGTCGTGTTTACGATGCTCTTGCGAGTGCCGTGGATGGTCCTTCTCTTGCTGCTGCTGTGCTCATTATTGCTAAATATCAGTACCAAATTGCCTTCGTAGCAGACCAAGAAATTAATCTGCTCGCAGCATTAACTGAAATCATGGTGGAGTGTGAATTCAAATGATAAATATTTTTGGAGAAGAAGAGTTTAAACAAATTGTTAGATTTGGAGTAGAAATTCCTAATTACTTTATATCAAAAGACGGTAGAGTTTATAGTAAAAAAAGTAATATAATTAGAAAACCTACCATTAGAGAAAGGAATGGAAGGGTGGATCATGTTAGAATCTCTATTCCTATTTCAGAAGGATTACTTCCTAATGGTTATGATTATAGAAAATTTGGATCTGGGAAGAATGTGTATGAACTTCCAACCACAGTTCATAGAGCTGTGATGGAAACTTGGAGACCCATTGATGAATATCCTCCAGATAGATTAAAAGATGATTGGGATAATGCTCCAGAATCATTTAAACAATGGGTAAGAGAAACAGCTTTCATTGATCATATTGATGATGATCCAACAAATAATCATGTAGATAATTTACGTTGGGTAACACCTAGAGAAAATTCTGCTTATATTAAACATAAGTTTGATGAAAAAAGAAAAAAAGAAAAGGATACTGAAGAATATGATGAAGAAAGAATGAAAAAAAGGAGGGATGCAAGTAGAAGTTATTATCATCGAGTACAAAAATTTAAACCTCAAACAGAAAAAGAAAAAGCAAGGAAAAGACGATGGTATGAAAAAAATAGAGATAGAATTTTATTAGAACAAAAAACCAAAAGAAATGATGGAGTATGAATTCAAATGACTGAAGAAGAATTAGAACGTGAACGATATATTGATGATGATTATAATGTTATAAATCATTATTATCGTGCCAAATATTGGCATCCTGACATCCCATTCTTCCTCCAAGATGAAAATGGAGATACATATGAATTTGGATGGAAACTTATTTACCAATACATTGAGAAGTTAAATGACTAAAACGAATCCTAGGCAAAAGAAGTCCAGAACTTATTACTACTTCTGGTCTTTTATGGCACTTACTGTATTCTTTGGACAACTTTATGTTGGATATGGATACCGACTCATGCATGGAAGTATGCTAGACTTGATGGATAAAGTTGATGGAGTTCTTCTCCACAAAAATGAAATACCCGATAGAGGATTACTTTAAATGATTGACATAAAATTATTTCGTATTAGCACTGGTGAAGAAATTGTTGCAGAGTTAGTTTCTGAAACTGATGAAACTATTACTGTACAGAATGCACTTGTAGTTCTTCCTACTAATAATGGTGTTGGATTTGCTCCATGGGCAACTATAATTGATCCTGATGAACCAGAGATTACTTTATCCAAAAAATTTGTTGTTTATGTAGTAAAGGTTCAGGAGAGTGTGCGTCAAAAGTATAATCAAATGTTTGGCAGTAAGTTAGTAACTCCTGAAGAAAAGAAACTGATACTATGATTAAATATGGGGACAATTTTTTAACTAAGATTGAACTTGAATCTTTAAAAAAAGTAATGCCTGAATTGACTTATGTTCTAGAACATTATTCATGTGAATGTGCTGATGCTTTACATAATTTTCAGTTTGTTCATTATATTATAAAAAATGGTAAAGTCGTTTCCCCACATTTTCCACTATTCAAAGATCTTTTTTTAGACAAGTTGGATAGTAAAATATGTCAGAGGATGAGAGTATGTGTAACTGCTAATACTCCTGTAGTTATGGAAAACGGATATCATAAAGACTGGTATGATTCAAGAGAAAATGATACAATGAATGCTGCTATTTTTTACTTTAATACTTGTGATGGTTACACTGCGATCAAAACAAAAAAGGGTAAAATTAAAAAAATAAAATCGGTAGAAAATAGGATTGGCATTTTTCCTGCACACTGGTTACACACAGGGACAACCACAACTAATACTCCAATCAGAAGTATATTGAATATTGTATATCAATAAATATCATCACTGTTATTTTTAATTATCATGAAATCCTTAGCACTTGCAATCGCATCATTGTTGATTGCTGCTCCAGCAATGGCACATCCTAGATCTCCTAGAACTAACTGGACTTATTCTTATCCAGAAAAAGATGTAATGGTTAGGAGGGATTGGAGACGTTGTGAGAAAATTAAATACATTACCAAATATGATAAGCATGGATGGTATACTGAAAGAAAGGTGACTCCACTGAGATCCTGCTGGAAGCATAGCCATCATCATCGTAAACCTCAAGTTAAAGTGATTATTAAATAATGGAACTTAAAGACTGGTTGAATTCGATCAACTTTACCAAGGAAGATCTTTCGGAGGATATCAAACAATATGCTCCCTTCGTAATTAATAAATGTATGTCTGGTCACATCGATACTGTGATGTATGCAAATGAGATGAATATGGCACATCATCTCAGTAAGGACATGCAATATCAGTTTTTTATAAATATCGTTAGGAAACGGAAACGGTTTGCACCTTGGCTCCGTAAAAACAGTATCGAAGATATTTCTGTAGTACAAAAATATTATGGGTATAGTTTTGAAAAAGCACAACAAGCACTCAAGATCCTTTCAAAAGAACAAATTGATTACATAAAGAAAAAGTTTGACCTTGGGGGTAAAAGTAAATGATCACAAAGGAACCTGAAGTGAATTGGACACCTGACCAAATGGTTGAGATTGTCCTGAATGAACCAGATGATTTTTTAAAGGTTCGTGAGACACTTACTCGTATCGGAGTTGCTTCTAGAAAAGAGAAGAAACTCTACCAGTCTTGTCATATTCTCCATAAACAGGGACGATATTTTATCGTTCACTTTAAAGAGTTGTTTGCACTTGATGGAAAGTATGCAAATATAACTCAGAATGATGTTCAACGAAGAAACAGAATTATCCACCTCTTAGCAGATTGGGGACTTATTGAAGTTAAGACTCCAGATTCTGTAACTGATATTGCTCCATTGAATCAAATCAAAGTTATCTCATTTAAAGATAAGAGTGATTGGACACTTGAAGCAAAATATAACATTGGTAAGAAAAAGAACACTCCTGATGAATAAATAGTTTCGTGCCCATTTCGTGCGGCACACGCTACAAAGGGAATATACGCTACACTGACCCCTTGACAGGGGTCTTTTTTTATGATATTATTTTCATATCGACCACAACCCATAAACACGGTCGATAGTTCAAAAAACTTAAATTTAGCAAAAACACAGGAGGCTAAAATGTCATTTAAGGAATTACTTCGTGTCTACGAATGTTATGAAAACAAAGTAGATGAGAAGACAAAAGAGTATTTACAAGGTTTTGGAACCGTAGATAACGCTCCAGAGGGTCTTCCTTTAATGGAAGACGTAGTTGAAAAGTACAACTCTGGGGAAATTGCTGAGGGATCCACCGTCATATGTTCTGGTAGAGTTGGTGATCTCTGGAGTGATCCTACTTACAATCGTATTGATGAACTTCGATATGGTAATCAGAAACGTCACATTGAAAATCGTAAGGGATTCTCGCATGACGCAGCGGATACTCTGTCTGCATATTGCCGACCCGAACTGAGGGTAGTATTGACTAAGGGAAACAACCGTGCATCTAAGAGATATGCTTGTGGACGTAACCCTGAAGACAGAGTTGTTATCTCTCTGAAGCTTCATCGTAAAAACATCTCATATGCAGAGATGATTCGTATTGAATCTCTTGATCATAATACAGATTGTAACTATCGCACCAATCAAAGTGGTGATGATAAATTTAAATCTGCTTATTATGCAAATGAAACTTGGGCAGTAGAGTTGTTTGAGTATCTTAAACCATTCAACATCGGTATTGCTGGAACTCTTGATGGTGCTGAATTTGTATGCCCATCACACACTTATATGACCACAGCAAGGAAACTTGCTGGAGAAGAATACACTTCAAAGTATCTTACTGCATTTACCAAGTGGAAGTGTGCTAAAGAGGTGCAAGGAAATGCAACTGTTGCGGGTTCTCTTTTCCTGAAAACCTTTCATGAGTATATTGATTGGATTGATAAAAAGAATCAAATTGATTCTTTCTCTTTGATGATGAAGTGGTATTTTATTGATTATGGTCCCACCCATCAATTAGTGAACCCAAAAGCAAGAAGTCTGAAACAATCTGATATTGTTGAGGGTAATGGTATCATTAAAGGAAATGAACCATTTGTTGCTCGTTTTGTAAATCTCTATAATAGTTTTTGTGATCGGGAATCTTCTTATGGTCGAATGGTCATCAAGGGAACTCACAAAACTGCTATTCCATTTGAGGGTTCTGATAGCACTGCTTGGAATAAATTTCTTGCAGGAGCTGCCCCGATAATGAAACCAGTATTGGGACAACTTGCCGAGAACAAGTTTTTCTGATAACCGAATAAAAATGTAGGGGTGGCAACACCCCCTTTTTTATGACTTGTGCTAATATATAATTATGGTTGCCTTCGGGGACCACACAATCAAATCTTGCTTTTAAAGGAGAAGTACAAATGCCAATGGACATCACCAGGTATAATGCCGCCAATGTGAATCAGTTGTTTGATCGCATAAATAGAAACAGTATCGGTATGGATGAATACTTTGATCGTCTGTTTACACTGCACGAAACGACATCAAACTATCCACCATACAACCTAGTTACAGTCAGCAATGTCGAATCTAGACTGGAACTAGCACTTGCTGGATTCAAAAAGAAACAAGTAAATGTCTACACACAAGACGGTAAACTCTTTGTCGAAGGACAAAGGGAAGATGGAGAAACCGAAACAGAATACGTCCATCGAGGAGTGGCTCAAAGATCTTTCGTTAGATCATGGACCCTCAGTGACGAAACGGAAGTTAGATCAGTTAGCTTTGAGGATGGGCTTCTAAGCATTATTCTGGGTAAAATAGTTCCAGAAGCACATAAGAGGAAGGACTGGTTCTGATTTCCTGACTAAATTATGCCGCCGTTGCTACAAAAGTGTATCATAGTGATACATAATTGATAAATAATTTCGTACTTATGGAGGACGACTTATGAATCTTACAGCCGCCACTCTTACAATTGGGACCGCAATGACTCTTTTTTTCAATGGGGTCCTTGGGAGCGCATTCCCCTAATGGTCCCCCTAGTATAGAGACCTTTTATTTTACGACACTATAATGGCACTATTCGCACTCTTCTCAGCACTTACCGCAACAGCAATTTTAGCATACAAACTAACACCAAAATCAGAAGAAGAAGAATTATTTCTTCCTTATTGAATAAATAAAACTGAATATCGTCGCTGCACGGGGGAGACTGGCAAAATCCAGTCATCCCCCCATTTTTTTGTATTGACAACAATGACTTCCTAAATTATAATGTAATCATACATTATACTTACTATGGTACAAGTTATACTTTTGAAAAATGACGTTGTACTAATTTCTGAGATTGAAGAAGTTGGTGCAGATATTGGTGAACCGGATTGTCTTTTGAAGAATCCATACCAAATTTTGGGAAAACATGAGACGGATGCTCCACCTGAAGACCGGTTTGTAAAGTGGATGGATGAGTACACTGACTCTGGAAAATTCATGCTAAGATCAGATGATGTTCTGACCTTTATGGAACCGAACAGCAAACTGGTTGATCACTACAAAACCCTTACGAAATGAGTCAGAGATTTTATACTAACGTCCAAATGGTCGGCAATCAAATGCTGGTCCGTGGTTATGAGAACGGTAGAACGTTCATTAATCGTGAAAACTTTCAACCAACATTGTATGTTCCATCAAAGAAAAAAAGTAAGTATAAAACTCTCTCCGGTGATCCTGTAGAACCTGTAAAACCAGGATCAATTAAAGAAACCCGTGATTTCATCAAGAAGTATGATGGACTTGACGGGTTTGAAATCTTTGGTCAAGAAAAATTTATATATCAATATATCTCTGATATGTATCCTGAGGATAATATTGAGTTCGATATGTCCAAGATTGATGTAATTACAATTGATATTGAGGTTGCATCTGAGCAAGGATTCCCTGATATTTTCAGTGTTGCAGAGGAGATTCTGCTAATTACTATTCAGAATTACAATACAAAAGATATTATTACTTGGGCTTGTCGTGGTCCTTTCAATAATAAGCAGAGTAATGTAAAGTATCGTCAGTTTTCTGATGAGAAGACGATGCTTAATGATTTCATTCACTGGTGGATGGAACATACTCCTGACGTTGTGACGGGATGGAATTGTGAAGGATATGATATTCCTTATATTGTCCGTCGTATGGATCGTGTTCTTGGTGAAAAGTTGATGAGAAGACTATCACCATGGGGTCTTGTTACTGAACGTGAAGATGAGTTTCAAGGCAGAAAAACTATTAATTGTGATATTGGTGGTGTTGCTGTACTGGACTATATGCGACTGTATAAATGGAGTCCTGGCACACCCAATCAAGAATCGTTTCGACTTGATTATATTGCACAGCAAGAACTTGGTCAGCAAAAGTTAGACCACAGTGAGTTCGATACATTCAAGGATTTTTACACTCACGGTTGGCAGAAATTTGTTGAATACAACATAATTGACGTGGAATTGGTTGACAAATTTGAAGATAAACTTAAATTAATTGAACTTGCCCTCACTATGGCCTATGATGCTAAAGTGAACTATCAGGATATTTTCTTCCAAGTTCGACTATGGGATTGTATTATTTACAACGATCTCAAGAAACGTAATATCGTTATTCCTCCCAAAAAGGGCAGTAAGAAAAATGAAAAGTATGCAGGAGCCTACGTTAAAGAACCGATTCCGGGAAAGTATGATTGGGTTGTCAGTTTTGACCTCAATAGCCTTTATCCTCACCTTATCATGCAATATAATATCTCTCCAGAAACCCTCTTGGAAGAGCGGCATCCAACAGCCACAGTTGACAAAATACTTGCTGAACAAGTGACTTTTGAAATGTATAAAGATTATGCTGTTTGTGCCAATGGTGCAATGTACCGCAAGGATCATCAAGGGTTTTTGCCTGAACTAATGCAAAAATACTACAATCAACGTGTAGTATTCAAGAAGAGAATGATTGCCGCCAAGAAAGAATACCAAAAGACACCAACAAAGGCACTTGAAAAAGAGATTGCCCGTTGTAATAATATTCAGATGGCAAAGAAGATTTCTCTAAACTCTGCTTATGGTGCTATTGGTAATCAATACTTCAGGTATTACAAACTAGCAAACGCAGAAGCAATTACTTTATCTGGGCAAGTTTCAATTCGTTGGATTGAAATGAAAATGAATCAGTATCTAAATAAACTATTGCAAACGGGGGAGGTTGATTATGTCATCGCTAGCGATACCGACTCAATCTATCTTAATCTTGGACCTCTTGTTGATAAATTTTTTGCTAATCAGTCTGGCGATAAAGCAAAGATTGTTGGAATACTTGATAAGATCTGTGAAGACAAGTTGGAACCATTCATCGAACAATCTTATCAGGATCTTGCGGATTATGTTTCGGCGTATGAACAGAAAATGAGTATGAAACGTGAGAATATTGCGGATCGTGGCATTTGGACTGCTAAGAAACGTTATATTCTCAACGTATGGGATAGTGAAGGTGTTCGTTATGAAGAACCTAAATTGAAGATTATGGGTATCGAAGCAGTTAAGTCTTCTACTCCTGCTCCTTGTCGTACAAAGATTAAGGAAGCACTCAAACTCACAATGAGTGGCACTGAAGATGAAATGATTGACTTTATTGCTGACTTCCGCAAAGAGTTCAAAAAACTTCCACCTGAAGATATTGCTTTTCCTCGTTCAGTGAGTAATGTAACAAAGTATAAGAGTGTGAACTCTATCTATGATAAGGGAACTCCTATTCATGCACGGGGAGCACTACTATTCAATCATCACATCAAACGGTTGGGATTGGAAAATAAATATTCACCTATTCAGAATGGTGAGAAGATTAAGTTCTGTTATCTTAAGATTCCAAATCCTATTCATGAAAATGTGATCTCATTCATCAACACATTCCCTGTGGAAAGTGAACTACAGAAGTTCATTGATCATGATCTTCAGTTTGAGAAAAGTTTCTTGGACCCCTTGAAAATTATTCTGGGTGTTATAAACTGGCAAGTGGAAAAGCAATCTAGTTTGGAGAGTTTCTTTGCATGATATACTTTGTAAGGCAAGTTATGCAAACTCCATGGTGCTTAGGTGTCATGGGGTTCATGCTTGTATTCGTTCCCATACTTGGTATGTGGGCAGTTCATAAATATGGTTGGCAACATTGGGAACCATTTGATGGCAATGGAAAATGAAGATCTAAAAAAAGTTTGGCAGGAAATGGAGGAGATTGAACCCCTTACTCCAATCCCTTCAAAAAATAATGCCCAAGATATAATTAAAGCAAAGGTAATGTTTGACTCTGATCCTCCATCTAAACCTTTGTCCAAGTGGAGATGAACTTAATCCTAAGACCACTTGATAATGTAAATGATCCTGTCTGGAGTGTAATCATTAGTATTATTATTCTCTTAATTGGAGTCGCTTACGTCATTTACTATATACTAAGTATTGATGAGCAAGAATCCAATGGGAGCAATGATGCCACCGAACAGGAAGAGTTGTTACAACTTCCGAGTGATCGAGATCAACAGAGTCCTGGACGGGGACACGATTGATGTTACAATTGATCTAGGATTTGATCTTTATAAAAAAGAGAGAGTTAGAGTCGCAGGAGTAGATACTCCGGAGAAAAGAACGAGAGACCTAGAGGAGAAAGCCCTTGGAATCGACGCAACAAACTGGCTCAAAGAAAAACTGGAAGGTGCGGTGGCTGGTGATGATGATCTTGTTATCCGTACTGAACTTGTCGGGGGTGTTGGCAAATATGGTCGTCTTCTTGGCTGGTTATACATTGGGGACGGAGACGTGTCTCTTAACGAAGCAATGATCGAAGAAGGTTATGCTTGGGCATATGATGGTGGAACCAAGAAAAAAGATTTTGAAGAACTCAGAGAAATTCGTAGAGAGTATGGAACCCTTGTTTAATTTTGAACTAACAATGGATGATTATACAATCATCCTTAATGCACTTCATTATTATAAAAATATTGAAAAGAAAGGAAACTTTCAGCAATATGATGAAAGAAGAATTAATAAACTGAGGGATAAGATGGCATACCAGATGATCCCTAGTCAGTTTAGTAATAGACTTTAGTTGGATCTTGTGGTATGATATCTGGGATGAAACTGAAAATTTATGCGGAGTAATTTATGGATTTTTTGAAAGACATCATCAAAGAGGTGGGGGATGAATATGCACAACTCGCATCCGATATTGACGAAACTGAAAGTTATGTTGACACTGGTTCGTACATTTTTAATGGACTTGTTTCAGGGTCTATACTTGGTGGTGTATCTGGGAATAAGATTACTGCCATTGCTGGTGAGTCTAGTACTGGAAAAACTTTTTTCTCACTTGCTGTCGTCAAGAACTTCCTTAATAATAATCCTGATGGTATGTGCATATATTTTGACACTGAAGCCGCTGTTAACAAGTCTCTTCTCGCAGATAGGGGTTTAGATTTAAAGAGAACTGTTGTCATGAATGTTGTTACTGTTGAAGAATTTCGCAGTAAAGCATTAAAAACTGTTGATCGTTATCTGAAAGATCCTATTGAGGACCGCAAACCTTTGATGTTTGTCCTAGATTCTTTGGGGATGCTTTCCACTGAGAAAGAAATTACAGATGCCCTGAACGACAAGCAAGTTCGTGACATGACAAAATCACAACTGATTAAAGGTGCTTTCAGGATGTTGACATTAAAGTTGGGACAGGCTAATATACCTATGATAGTCACTAATCATACTTACGATGTCATTGGTTCTTATGTCCCTACAAAAGAAATGGGTGGAGGTAGTGGACTCAAGTATGCTGCATCTACAATCATCTATCTCAGCAAGAAGAAAGAGAAAGATGGAACAACAATCGTCGGCAACATTATCAAAGCTAAGACTGCTAAGTCACGTCTGAGCAAGGAGAATAAAGATGTGGAAATTCGTCTGTATTACGATGATCGTGGTCTTGATCGATATTATGGTCTTCTTGAGCTTGGTGAGATTGGCGGACTTTGGAAAAACGTTGCTGGTCGATATGAGATGAATGGCAAGAAAGTCTATGCCAAGGCAATCTACAAAGAACCTGAAAAATACTTCACTGATGAGGTATTAGAACAACTTGATCAAATTGCAAAAGTAGAATTTAGTTATGGTAATGGAAACATCGGAACGAGTGGAGATGATGATTCTGCAGAATCTGATCTATAATGAAGATTATTGTAGAAAATCTCTACCATTTATTCGCAATGATTACTTTGATGACTTCAATGAAAAAATAGTCTTCGAGACTATTTCTGAATTTATTATTGAATATGACACGTTACCTACTAAAGAGATCTTATCTATTGAAGTTGAGAAACGTCGTGATGTAACAGAAGATCAGTTCCGAGAACTGGCACAAAAGATTTCAGATCTTTCTGAAAAGAATGTAGACTATCAATGGTTGATTAATACTACAGAAAAGTGGTGTAAAGACCGTGCTATTTACTTGGCATTGATGGAGTCTATTCAGATTGCGGATGGAAGTGACAGTAAAAAACTGCCAGATTCTATTCCTTCAATTTTATCTGACGCTCTATCAGTATCATTTGACAATAACATTGGACACGATTACTTACAGGACTACGAAGCACGATATGAAACGTATCACCGCAAGGAAGACAAGATCGAATTTGATCTTGATTACTTTAACAAAATCACAAAAGGTGGGCTCCCTAACAAAACTCTTAATATCGCTCTTGCTGGTACGGGTGTCGGCAAGTCTCTATTCATGTGCCATGTGGCTAGCTCCGTCTTGCTCCAAGGACGGAACGTTCTGTACATTACAATGGAAATGGCAGAAGAGAAAATTGCTGAACGAATTGACGCAAACCTACTGAACGTAAATATTCAGGATATTTGTGATCTTCCGAAGACTATGTTTGACAGGAAAGTCACAAATTTGTCTAAG